TCAACGGAACAGCTCCTTGGCTTTCTGGATTTTGCTGTCGAGGCACAGCGAGACGTGCCCGGACGAGACGCGGGCCTGGCAGTTGTCCAGCGGTCGACCGCTGAGGATCAAAGCGAGGGTGAGGCCGATGCCGACGCCGACCAGGAGGGTGAGGACATCCTTCATGCGCTCACCGCCTTCATCTGTTCGCCCGGGACCAGCTCCAGGAGCCACTTGACCCGAGACTGCAGCCGCTTGATTTCCGCGCGCTGCTCCCGGTTCTCGGTCAGCTGTGTGTTGTTGTGCTGGAGCAGCTCGGTGACTCGAGCCGAGTGCTCTTCCTTCGCCTCCAGCGAGGCCACGAGACTGTCGAGCAGGAATGGCATGGTGCGGATGAAGCCGACGAGGGCCTTGGCGCGATCGGCCGCGGTTGGGGAATGCCCGGTGAATGCGTAGACGATGCCGCCTTCACCCAGGACCATGTTCATCTCCGTCTTCTCTTCCATCTCCGGGAAGGCGACGCGGGTCCGTGCCAGTGTCACCTCGTAGTCGGCGAGGTGCTCTTCGTCGGTCTGCTTGGGCGTGATGGCCCAGATCGGGTCCTGGACCTGTGCGAGCAGTCGTCTCGCGTCGGCCACGTAGGCAAGCATCTGTTCTTTGGTCACGGTGGTGTCGGTCACGTCCTGCTCCTGAAAATCCAAATCGAAAAAAGCGGCCGCCCGGGTGAGGGCGACCGCCTGTAGTCCGTGCCGTTACTTCGGCTGGACGAGCTTCGCGATGTCGGGCTTGGCGTTGGCGAAGCCCTGCAGCACCTTCTCGAACTCCGAGCTGTGAGCTGCGATCCAGTCACGGTTGGCGACGAACACGGCATCGACCTGGATGGTGTTGACAGCCTTCGAGCCGAACACGCCGGAGGGCTGGATGCCTCGGTAGGTGCCGGCCGGGATCTCACCGTAGGTGTAGACCTGCTGGCCGCGAGCATCCTTCGCGCCGTTCGCCATGTCGCGGTCATCGGTGCCGACGAGCACGATGCTGTCCGCATACTGCGGCGCCTCGTTCTTGAGGAACGGAGCGTTGAGTGCGGTGATGATCAGCGCGCACTGAGCTTCCGAGCCGTCCGAGACCATGCTGAGCGCGAGGGTGCCGGTCGCATCGGTGGTGCGGACCTTGCCGTAGCGCTTCTTGTCGGCCATGACGAACGCGGCCCAGGTGGTGTTGGCGCCGGAGCCTTCGGGGCCGACCGCGACCGTGTAGGTCTCGTTCAGATCGACCATGCGGGCCGAGGTGTAGGCTTTCCGGTTGCAGATCAGGTTCGCCTGCTCCTGATAGAGCACACCAGCACGCTGCAGGGCCGAGATCGCCTTGGCATTCCTGCTCGAATAGACGAGCAGGGCGTCGGACTGCACGAATGCACCGTCGCACTCGCCGGCCGTGACCTTGTCGAGGTTGTCCAGCGATCCCTTGCTCTCGATGACCTCGATGCCCGAGGCGTGGCGCTTCAGGTGCTGACCAGCAGCGTAGTAGTTCAGCTTGGCGTTGCCGGTGCAGAGACGGAACTTCGTCGCGTCAGCGGCCTGGGCGGTGGTGACTGCCGACAGACCGAGGGTCGCAGCAGCGAGCAACAAAAACAGCTTCTTCATCTCTTCTCCTTTTGCGAGCCCCACCACGGGGCCCGCTCTCCAAAATCGAAACGTTTGCTTTTGAACAAACGTCAGGGCATCAAAAGAACCAGCGGCGGATCGGATAACCGCGGGCGATCTTCACGGCGACGGTGACCACAAAGAAGAGGCCGAATGCACCGAGGGCGTGGTTGAGGAGGAGCGCTACGATCATGCGCTGACCGGGTTGGGCAAACCCGTCTCCGGATTGTAGGCCTGGTCCGGACGGCGGCTCAGGCGGGTGAGGTCTTCTCCATTCATCGCCAGTCTCTTCATCTCCTGGATGAGGAAGGTGACGCCGACGCCGATGTTCGGGAAATCACCGCCGTAGCTGCGGAAACCGCTCCAGTTCTCGGGATAGATCTGCGGCGGCTCGTCGAAGGCGGTGGCATCGTGGTTGCGGCGATCGAACACCGCGTCCAGCTGGCCGACGCCGGCCTGGAACAGCTCACCATTCGAGACGTCCACGCGCTCGTTGGCCGGTCCCCACATTTCGTTCTGCCGCGCCAGCTCGTTCACGATGAAGTCGAGGGCGGCCTTTTCTGCTGCGATTGCGTCCAAGTCAGTTAGCTCCTGTTTGCATTGCTTGTTTGCATTCAAGCGAACGAGTCGTCAAGAGGAAAACTCAACGATCGTCGCCATCTCCTTGCAGTGTGCCGCGATCGACACGCCCGCGCAGTTCCATGATGTTGGCGAGCGCGATATCACCGAGGCTCATGCCCATGCCGTGGGCGAGCGCAGCGAGATACCACAGGTTACCGCCCATCTCCTTGACGATGTCCTGCTTGCGCTTGGGGGTGAGGACGCCGCCGTCGTCCCGGAAGATCTTCTTGACCTTGTTCTGGACCTCGCCGGCCTCGCCGAGGCCCAGCGCCGGGTACCAGAGCTTCATGTCGTCGCCGTACTTGATCGTCTTGATGGACTGTTCCTGGTAGAGGTCGAAGCCACGGATCAGCTCTTCGGCTCTGATCGGCGCCTTCGTGTCGATATCGGTATTCACGATGCTCACGTCTGCTCCTTGAATCGTAGTTCGTCGGCGAGGTCTTGGAACATCCGGACGACGTCTCGCTGGTTGCGACCCGACTGATCGTTCCAGTCGAACGGATGCTTGTGGAGTTGATCCTTGATCAGCTTGACGAAGCGCGCATACGCGCCCCGGTCTTCCTTGCCAGCTGCTCGGCGGATCGCGCCCTCGATGTCGAACGCGCGTGCCTCCTGGCTGAACACGGGGCAGGGCTTACCTTGCCGGTCCCGTGCGCAAGTCTTCTGCGTCCACCGTCCGGGCTTCGAGAAAAGCAACAGGCACCGCTCCGCAATTTCGAGTTCGGTGTGCATTGCGTTTGCTGAACTCCCATTCAAATGACGCAATCCGATTGATGTCGCGGCGACCGAGCCTCATGAGGTCGAACGCCAGGTGGTGCATGGGGACTCTCGACGGGAGGACGACGAAATCAGGCGGCGTGTAGACCGCCTGATCCGTTTCCTTGTCGATGATCCAGAGGCGCTTGTGCCTCTTGGCGACTTTTAGCTGCACCCGGTGGTCTCGCCACACGTCTCGCACTTCAAACAGGTGCCGTTCCGCACCATGGTGAAGCTGTTGCAGTTGCCGCACTCGTCCCCGGTGAAGCCGGACATCTTGGCGACGGCACGCTTGTCGGGAGCCGCGTCAGCGATTTCCTTCTCCTCCGCAGCCGGAGCGGTGATCACGACGTTGTTGATCACCGTGACAGGCTTATCGACGCCAGTGCCCATGGCCGTGTGGTTGCTCTCCTCGGGGGAGACGTGGGCCAGGTCATCGCGACCGAGGTAGTTGATCGCGATGTCCCGGAAGACGAAGTCGACGATCGACGTCACCTGCCGGATGCGGTCGTGCTCCTGGACGAACCCGGAGGGCTCGAACCTGAAGAACGTGAAGGCGTCGACGAACTCGTCGAGCGGCACGCCGTACTGCAAGCCGAGGCTCACAGCGATGGCGAAGGCGTTCATCATCGACCGGAAGGACGCACCCTCCTTGTGCATGTCGATGAAGATTTCACCCAGCCGACCGTCCGGATATTCGCCGGTCCGCAGGTAGACCTTGTGGCCACCCACGATTGCCTTCTGCGTGTAGCCGCCGCGCTTCGACGGGAGTTTCTCCCGCTTGCGCACCAGTTTCTCGACCACCTGGACCAGCGTCTTCGGCGCCTCGGCCGGCTCGTCACCGGTCGGTTCGTCGTCGACGAGGGCAGAGCTGAGCGGCTGCGACAGCTTCGAACCATCGCGGTAGATCGCGTTGGCCTTCAGCCCGAGCTTCCAGGACATCCGGTATGCCTTCGCCACGTCCTCGACGGTCGCGGTGTTCGGCATGTTGATTGTCTTGGAGATCGCACCCGAGATGAATGGCTGCACAGCTGCCATCATCAGGATGTGACCCTCGGTCGCGATGAACCGCTTGCCCAGCTTGCCACACGGATTCGCACAGTCGAAGATCTGGTAGTGCTCCGGCTTGAGACCGGGGGCGCCTTCCAGCGTCATCGTTCCGCACACTTCCGTGTTGGCCTTTTCCAGCTCAGCGTCGGTGAACCCGAGATCCTTCCATTTTGTGAGGAAGCGGATGTCGAACGTCGACTTGACCTGGGCCTCCGGGATGATGATCGACGCAGCCCGCAGGGCTAGGTCGAACTTCGACGGCAGCACGCCCGTGCCGATGGCGTACTTCGAGATCGCGTCGATCTGCGTCTCGGTGTAGCCGAGCTTGCGGAGCGCAGCCGGGACCTGCTGGTTGATGATCTTGAAGTAGCCGCCGCCGGCCAGCTTCTTGAACTTCACCAGCGCGAAGTCCGGCTCGATGCCCGTGGTATCGCAATCCATCAGCAGGCCGATCGTGCCGGTCGGGGCGACGACGGTCGTCTGAGCATTGCGGTAGCCGTAGAGCATGCCGAGATCGAGCGCGTCCGCCCAGATCGCCGTGGCCTTGCCGGCCATTTCGGTCTGGGGCAGAGCGTTCCAGTCCAGCCGAGGCGGACAGATGCTGAGGCCATCGAACTGTGTCGAGCCAGCCTCAGCCGCGGCGTAATGGTTGGACATCACACGCAGCATCGCGTCCCGGTTCTCCGCGAACTTGACGAACGGACCCAGCTCCCGCGCCATCTCGGCGGAGGTGCGGTAAGCCACGCCGGTCATGATCGCAGAGATGGCGCCAGCCATCGCCCGACCTTCGCGGGAGTCGTACGGCAGACCCATTGCCATCAGCAGGCCGCCGAGGTTGGCGAAGCCGAGGCCTGTGGTCCGGTACTCGTAGGAGAGCAGCGCGATTTCCTTGGAGGGGAACTGCGCCATCGTCACCGAGATTTCCAGAACGATCTGGATCAGGCGACAGACGTGGATGAAGGCATCAACGTCGAACTCCCACGGGCCGCCTTGCTTCAGGACGTTCTTGCCGTAGAACTTCAGCAGGTTCGCCGAGGCCAGGTTGCAGGCCGTGTCGTCCAGGAACATGTACTCCGAGCACGGGTTGGAGGCGCGGATGCGACCGCCAGCCGGGCAGGTGTGCCAGTCGTTCATGGTCGTGTTGAAGTGCAGGCCGGGGTCGGCCGACTCCCACGCGGCGCGGCAGATCTGATCCCACAGATCGCGAGCAGGGACCGACTTGACGGTCTCGCCCGTGGTCCGCGACTTCAGATGCCACATGTGACCGCTGTCGACCGCCTTGAGGAAGGCGTCCGTCACCGACACGGTGTTGTTCGAGTTCTGGCCCGACACCGTCTCGTAAGCCGGCGACTGCCAGTCGACATCGAACTCCGGGAAGTCGAACGGCTCGCCCATCTCAGCGAGCTGGAGAACGCGCTGGATGTAGCTGTCCGGCAGGAACGCCGCACGAGCCGCACGGATCGCGCTCTTCACGCTCGGGGTCTCACGGCTCTCGCCGTCGCCCCAGGCCTCGTAGATGGCCATCAGGTGCTTCTTGGCAGCCTTGGAGCCTGCCACGAGCGCCGCGACCTTCTTCTCCTCCTCGACCTTCCAGCCGATGTACTCCTCGATATCCGGGTGATCGACATCGACGACGACCATCTTGGCCGCGCGCCGCGTCGTGCCGCCCGACTTGATCGCGCCGGCAGCCCGGTCACCGATCTTGAGGAAGGACATCATGCCAGACGACTGGCCGCCACCGGACAGCTTCTCGCCCTTGCCACGTAGGTTCGAGAAGTTGGAGCCCGTGCCGGAGCCGTACTTGAACAGGCGGGCCTCGCGGGTCCACAGGTCCATGATGCCGCCGTTGCCGACCAGGTCATCCTGGATCGACTGGATGAAGCAGGCGTGCGGCTGCGGGCGCTCGTAGGCGTTCTCCGAGAGAACGGCGCCGTAGCCCTGGTGGGACATGTCATGAGCCCACAGCTCGTTGACGTACCAGTGACCCTGCGCCGGACCGTCGATGCCGTACGCCCAGTTGAGGCCCGTGTTGAACCATTGCGGCGAGTTGGGCGCGAACATCTGCTGAGCCAGCATGAACCGCAGCTCGTCGTAGAACGCGAGAGCGTTGGCTTCGGCATCGCGCAGCCTGAAGGCGTCGCCCTTCTTGGTGCCTTCGGGAGCGAAGTAGCCGTTCTTCCAGCCCCAATAGGTCCAGCAGCCGGCGAGGCGATCGAACACCTGCTTGGCCGAGGTCTCGGAGCCCAGGTGGGCCGACCGGGTATCGGGATCACCGTTGCTGGCGTAGGGCACGGAGCGCTGCAGCCAGACCGGGACCATGTCTTCATGGACCTTGCTGACCTGGTCGGGCACGCCGGCCTTGCGGAAGTACTTCTGGGCGAGCACGTCGATGGCAACCTGAGACCAGTGGTCCGGCACCTCGATGTTCTCCATGCGGAAAACGATCGAGCCATCCGGGTTCTTGATCTCGCTGGTCGCCCGCTTGAACTTGATCTTGTCGTAGGGCGAGTTGACGCCGGCAGTGAAGAGTCTGTCGATTCTCATAAGTGACTGTTTTTCTCGTTGATGTTGACTCAGCCGCCGCGCTTCGCCGAGGCGTACGGGTAGCGCTTGGAGTTATCGATGCGGGTCTCGCGCTTGAGCGGCACGAACTTCACCGGCAGCTTGCCGATCTCGGAGAGGATCTCCTTGATGCGCTCGCCATCGCTCTTCGGATTGAGCACGCGCAGCTGATCGGTGAGGGAGTCGACGGCTGCGCTCTCCTCGCGGGTCAGGCGGCGCCGCGCATGGAGGGCCGTGTAGGAGTTCTCGTAGGTGTACTTCGGCTTCGGAGCAGGCTTCGGTCTGCTCAGGAAGTGAAAGGCCTTCATGAGGCCGGTCAGGATGTCGTTGGCTGCTTCCACTTGGTGCTCCTTTTGCATTCAAACAAACGTCACGGCAGAGAACGAATGCGGCGTCGGATCTGCTGTCTGGTGAAATTGGAAACGTACGGGGTGCGCGGAGATGATGCGAAAGGCACCTGGGCCCACGATGTCCGGACTCGGAAATGGACCACGTAGTGTCTTCTGTTCTGATCGAGATAGAACTCGTCTATCTCGCCATTATCCATCAGCTGCTGCGCCTCCTTCTTGATCTCTCGAACGTGTGCCTTCATGCTTCCCTCTCTTCGGGAACGACCTCTTCGGCCACGCCCGCTTGGGCCGCTTCTCGCGAGGCATCTCCACGTCGGGATCAACCTTCGCCAGCATGCGGCGTCTGAACTCTTCGGTATCCTTGGCAATGCGCTTTGTTCGCGCGATCTCCGTCACGTCGGCGCCGCGCTTCGATGCCTTCGACCCGAAGGTCTTGGCTGCGTGGCAGTCGACGTGCTTGGCGAAGATGTGCTCAACGTCGTTGGACGGGGGCACGGTGTCCTTCGCCTCTGGATCCCAGCAGCGCAGCTGCACTGCAGGGATATGATCGAACTCGGTGTCGACGAGCTTGCCCAGGCGTTGACCACAGGACGAGCATTTGCTGTCCTGCCGGATCACCACCTGGAGCTTCACCTTGTCTGGGATCGCTTTTCTGAAACCAGGCGGCGGTGCGAGAGGGAGGGTGGCGTCCATTTGCTTTTCATATTTGCATTCAAGCAAACAGTCAAGCAGATGTTTCCGGTTCCGGCAGCGGAAGTGGCACCCTCCCGAGACAGCCATCGGGCGTCGGCAGACCGGGCTTCCAGCCCTGCTCGCGAGCGCACCCGTAGCTTTTGGGACAGCCCTCAGGCGGGCAGAACTCGAATGGCTTTCTGCCGCACTGCCAGCTGGACCAATCGTCGAGACGAGCCTCAGGCATGTTCGAAGCTCATGTCGAGATAGAGCCGGTACTCCAGGCCCTCGCGATGCCACTGACCGGAGCACACGCCGATGACCTTGTTCTCGGCGAGGAATTGTTCGTCCGTCAGATGCTCCTCCTTGTACAGCTCGCGCAGTTCGGATGCTGGTACAAGCTCCTTGGTCCAGATCAGCTCCGCGTTGCCGACCTTGATTTTGGCGAAGTCCGTGAGGCAGTTCTCCGCTTGCGAGATGGCGTGCCGGAGGTCGGCCAGCTCGGAGAGGAACATGGCGGCATTGTTCGGGCCACCTTCAGGATCGGCGCTGTCGAGACCGAAGCGACCGATCTTGCCGAAGATCCGCAGGCAGCGGCCGATCACCTCGACGACCTCTCCTGACTCCTCGACGACTCTGGCGACCTTGCCGTCGACAGTGGTGGGTAGGTATCTCGGGTTCATGCGCTGATCTCGATCTTGAGCTTGTCGTTGAGGATGGCGTCGACCTGTTCCTTGACGTGCGCTTTGACGCGAACGTTGACCTGGTCCTCGATCATCTTCTCGAGTTTTTTCCTGTTCCAGTGACCCCAGACCACATGGCTGATGGCGCGGATCACGAAATTCTCCACCTCGTCCGTGTTGCGGAAGCGCTGGGCGGTTACACCCGTCACTTCCTGGCGAACCAGGGCCTCGATGCCGTCGCGGCTGAGGCCCAGCTCGTTGAACAGGATGTTTCGGACCGCCATGTGGATCGCGGCGTGGGACGGCCGGGATTCTGTCTCGCTCATTTCAGGCTCTTCATCTCGATCTTGAGGGTGGTGAGGTTGTTGCCGATCAGGTAGGCGAGGACTCTCATGGCCTTGAAGTGCCAGACCCTGGTGCCGTCAGGCTTGACGACATTGAGCCGTCCTCGGGGAAACCGAGGCGGAGCCTTCCAGCCCTTCGGCGTGGTGAGGAGGATGCCGGCTTCATCGGCGGGCATCTTGTTGAGCGTGTAGAAGTTGATGTTCTCCACGCACTGTCTGGCGATGTCGTCAGCGTTCACGCCGCCACCGCCCGCGGATAAAGCTTCGCCAGCTCGGCCTTGACCCTATCGACGATGCGGCCGGAGAAGTTGTCCGGATGCCGCGGATCGGTGATGACACCGTCCTCGACCTCGACGTCCTGGGCCTCCGTGTGCGGATTGTCAGCGTGCCACAGGCCGTAGAAGTTTCGGATGCCACGGTGTGCGAACACCAGGCAGCCGGCATGATCAGGCGGCGGAGGATTGTACAGCACCGGGCTGAGCGTGAACGGGAACTTCCAGCTCCACGGATCGAGCCACCGCTTCAGCGCGACGTCATCCTCGCGGATGCGCTTGATCACATCGGCGACGATGCCGTCCTCGTCCAGGTACGATCCGAACCAGTCCACGGCCTGCGGCTTTCCGCTCTTGCCGATGCCCCGGATCAAATTGGACAACATGTTCATCAGGTTTGCCATTACGCGGCCTCCTCATTGCGCCGCTCTTCGTTGTCGTTCGCGGCCTTGTAATTCGATTGCGCCCTGGCTTCCTTGAGCAGCTCGTCCAGATCGATGCCCGGGATGATATGGCTCTGGATTGTTTCGAGGGCTGCGTCGAAGTAGGCCTTGAAATCTTCCTCGCCCATCGCGTCGAACGCGGTGGAGGAGGGGATCATGATGATCTCGCCCGCCGTGGTCATGACCGGCCGCACCACGCCGTTGGCGAGCAGCAGCGTGTCATGCAGCGACTCCTCGCTGGCGAACAGATCGGTGTTGTGGGTCACGATGCGCAGGATCACCCGGTACAGGCGATGCCTGGGACCGCTCCGGGGCTGAGCGAACTGCGCCCGCACCGGGACGTTTTCCGGGATCGCCTCGAACATCTCCACGTCGTACGCGGCATGCGGGATCAGGTGGCCGTCGACCTTGCGGACGAGGATCCACTTGTTCTTGGACTTGTTGCTCGCGCTCATTTGTCCTCCAGTTGGTACGTTGCCCAGTCCTGCAGCAGCTCCATCCAGTCGCGCTGCTCGGTCGGCTTCCACCAGGGTGGCGTGTCTTCCATGCGCCCCTTGACCGTCTGATGGAGGTCGCCAGCCAGCTCCTCCGTCTCGTCATAAGTCAGCGCCTTGATCGCTCTCGCGATAGCGTCCAGCTTGTTGCTCATGTCACTCTCAGATCAGAGATCCCTGGCGGGACCGCGGGCTTGTGGATCTCGGTTTCGGTTGAGGTCTCGGCCGGTCGACCTCCTGCAGCTGCTGCACCTTCACCCGGCACGCCTCGACGAGCGTTTCGATCTGCTCGTCGGTCAGCCCGTAGTCCTCGCGGTGAGCCCGTTCATCAGCCCACCACTGACGCAGGGAGGAGGGCGGGCCCTCTGAGAGTGCGATCCCCCAGAGGGCCAGCTGCATGTAGGCCGCAGCCTTATCCGGCATGGGCCGCGCGCTTCAGCTCCTGCGACTTGTCGCTGAGCTTGCCCATGACGTAGTCCTCGCCGTTCGAAGAGAGCTTCTTCATGTCGGCGATGAACTCCTTGCTGGCCGCGATATCCATCGCCTGCTTGGTCCGGGTCATCTCATCGATCTGCTTGACCCAGTGCTGGACGATGGCCTGACCATCTTCCTTCGAGACCGACGCCTCGCGTGCCGGCGGCTTGTCGTCGTTGGCAGCCGGCTTCGCATCGCTGCGGCTGTCGCCACGGTTGTCGCGGCGATTGTCGCTGCGCTCGTCGTTGTCCGCCTGACGGAAGTCATCGGCTTCCTCGGACGAGTAGGCGTCGCCGTGCAGGTCGGCGAGCTTCAGGATCACGCGATCCTTGGCGCGCTTTTCAGCCATGGCGTACGGATAGGCTGCCTGGTTGCCGGTCACCACGTAGTTGCCGAAAGTGCCTTCCTTCGGCTCGCGGATCGCCTTGCCCCAGTTGTTCTTGCGGCCCGTGTCGATCATTTCCATGATCTTGGCCTCGCCGATCGACCACTCCGACTTGTCGCCGACGCTGCCGAACACGATGATTACGGCTTCGTAGGCCTCAGCGCGCAGGATCTGCGGCTTCTCCCACTTGATGCCCATCGCGGCGCCGAGACGCTCGACGTCCTTGTGCTTGACGACCGGCGTGCCCTGGACCTCCCAGATCGCGCCCCGATCGACCGGCACATTGTGCTTGTCGAAGACCTCATAGATCTTGTCGAGTTTGACGCGGTTGTCGCCGTCGTTGTTGTTGCGTCGTCCTGCCATGGTTCTCTCCTGTGGTTAAGCGGCGTCGGCCGCGGTAGCGGGTTTGTCGTTGCTGTTGGCGGCCTTGCGGGATCGGGTCGCCTTCGGCTTGGGTTCGGGCAGCGGACGGCCAGAGTCCTTGTCGGCCTGCTTGACGGCCTCCTTGTCGATCTTCACGAGCATCTTGCCGTCGCTCGAATAGGAGATCGTCACGCCCTTGCCGGACGCGATCTTGGCGTCCTGCGGCATCTTCTTCTTGATGGCCTTCTTCGCCGTCTCGTGGTCGTCGACGGCGGACTTGGTCTCGACCATCTTCTGGGCGAGGTCGCACCACTCGTTGTCCGCGCTCATGTCCGCGATGCGGATTTTCTCGAGCAACGGAACCGAGATCGTCGGCGTGCCAGGCGTGCGGCCGGTCTGGACGCAATCCCAGAAGTCCTGCTCGGCCTGGAGCATCTTGGCCTGGTAGAAGATGTCGGCCTCGACCTCGATGACGACGTGCTGAGCAGCGCCGGTGATGATCGACAGGTACGAGAGCGGCAGGTCCATCACCATCATGTTGTGCTGGCACTGCGCGTAGTACTTGTCGTAGGCCTTCTGCTTGTCGAAGCCGAAAGGCATCATGAACTTGAACTCGACCATCGCGATGACGGGCGTGTCGTCCGCCTTGCGAACGAGTCCATCGAGGGTCGCGTGAGCCTTGTCCCAGTCCTTGTAGAAGACCTTGTCCTGCTCGTTGGTCACGGCCAGGTTCATCTGGAACTCGAACCAGTCAGCGTTCAGCTGCTCGGTCGTGTTACCCATCTGGACCAGCAGGATCTCGGACATGTCCTCCTGCTCCTGCTCGCCGCGCTTCTCGCGCCACAGACGCTCGATCGCCTGCTGATCGCCAGACATAATGATGCGCGCATCCGATCCGCCGAGGGACGTCATGCGGGCAGCCCGAGCCTCATCGCTCATGCCGAGGTGGCGGGTACGACGTAGAAACTGCATCTCACTTCTCCTGTTCAGCGGTATTCCCGCCAGATTGCTTTCTCGCCGAGGGTCTCGACGAAGGCCGCGTGCAGACGCCGCTCCTCGTCGGTCAGCCTGGACGGCAGAGGAACGGGCCGCTGGCGCGCAGCGGGTAGGTTGTCGATGGTCACTTCTTCCTGCTCGCCGAGCAGCGTGAGGCCGTACTGACGGCCACCCCGCAGTTCGACGTAGACTTCGCTCAGCAGCTCGGCGTCGAGGAGGGCGCCATGCAGCTTTCTCCTGCTGGTATCGATGTTGAAGGCCGAGCAGAGACCGTCGAGGGTGTGACGGCCACGCGGGCGCTTCGCCTTCGCCAGCTCCAAGGTGTCGACGATTTCGTTCTGGAGCGGCGGCATATCGAGCCGATCCAGCTCGTCGTTGATCATCCCGAGATCGAAGGGAGCGTTGTGCGCCACCAGCCGAGCGTCGCCGATGAAGGCAAGGAACTGGTTGACGACCCGCTTGAAGGTCGGCTTCGTCTTCAGAAACTCATTGCTGAGTCCGTGGACGGCGAACGCTTCCCGGTGAACCGGATGCGTGGGGTTGACGTATTTGTGGAACGTCTTCCCCGTTGGCAGCCAGTTGTTGATCTCGACGCAGCCGATTTCCACGATGCGGTCGACCTTGCGCTCGATGCCCGTGGTTTCGGTGTCGATGATGATCTCTCTCAAAGCGATCTCCGGGTGATCGGGTCGATCCCGTCGTCACGAAGTTGGGCGAACACCTGGTCTCGCAGCCGATCGGCGAGCGTCTGCGACGAGTCCAGGAGGGCTGAGATCGACAGCTCCACCTGCTCGGGGGAGCCGACGATGAACGACGCCTCCAGCCGGCAGAGACATGCCTCGTGGACACGTCTCGCCGCCTGGAACCGGAGGTAGGCGTCGGTGACTTCCGGGCTACGCGGCATTGGTCGGCGCGTGGACGAGTGGCAGGCCACGTCCGATGCTCGGGCGAGCGAGATCGGGGTGGTCCTGCATCCATTTCTGAACGAACCAGAGCTGACCGCAGCCGCCGCCGATCGTGTCTTGACCGGCTGGGTCGAACACGCGGACGTCGTAGCCGCGCTCGACCAGCTTGAGGCTGAAGTCCGAGGCCAGCGAACGCTGATGCTCATTGGTCGCCGGCATGCCTTCTGACCGCTCGCAGACGACGCTGACGGTTGCGTTCCAGATCAGCGGATCGAACAGGCCCCAGAGGCGCTCGGCGTCCTCGATCGAGGAGTTGCCGTCGTGAGCGCAGTAGTTGAAGAACGGCTTGCGACCCGTGACCTCGTGCCAGATCATGCCTTCGGTCGCGATCTGGAACAGGTTCAGCTTCTTCTTGAAGGGGACCAGCGCGTCACGCGCAGCGTCGGTCGACTCATGGACCGAGAACTGCAGGCCGATGGTCGGGATCTCCATCGAGATCTCGCGAACCACCTCGTAGTTGATGATCGGCGCCGAGGTCGAGATCAGGAGCGCCGCATTCGGATACATCCGGTAGAGCTGGCGGAGCGCCGGGACCAGACCCTTCAGGTTCAGGAGCGGCTCGCCCATGGACATGAACATGATCTGCAGGCGCTTCATCTCGGACGCCTGGATGCCGGTCTGCTCGATCGAGTGCTCGACCTGGGCGATGATCTCGTCGGTCGAGAGCGAGCGCACGAAGTTGTCGCCGGCCCCGCAGAAGCGGCAGCCAACCGGGCAGCCCGACTGCGTGGAGCAGCAGATCACGGTACGGGTGGCATAGTCCGGGTACTTGTAGAGCACCGACTCCGCGACAGCAGAGCCGTTGTCGAACACGAACTTGGCGACGTTCTGTGCGGCGTCGTCGATCCGCTTAACGTTATCCCAGGCAGGTCTCACGAGGTGATTTCCTTGAAGCTGATGCCGTCCGATGGGACGATGCAGAGATCTCTCTTCAGGCCGGCCATGATGAAGCCGGTCGTGCGGGTTCGGATTTCGTAGACAGTCTGCCGGTCGTGGGATTTCCTCGTCGGGCAGTAGAGTTTGTGAACCAGCTCGGAGTCGCCTCCGCGAGCGAGTGCGATGGCGGCTTTGGTGAGCCGATCGGACAGACGAGCTGCGTTGCACCAGCGCATCCAGTCGAGGACACCGAGGGCACGGTCGGTGTCGTTTCGCTGAGGCGAGTACTTCGCCGCGCCATCGAAGGGCTTCATCGAGCTGAAGAGACGAATGCGTTCGATCTCGACCAGCTCGGCGCGGGACATGCCGATCATGTTCCAGCCGCCGGAGCGCTGGCCCGATGTCAGCCAGCGACGCTCCTGGTCAGGCGTCTTGTCGATGACCTCGACGGCCTCGACGAGCAGCTGCCAGATGACATCGCTGTGCCGCGTTTTCTCGCCCTTCAGGGCCCACGCCAGCTCGCCACCATGGGCGAGCCAGCTGAGCGCTTGGATGCGCGCCTCAAGCGGGGACGAGTTGGTCATTCGCCACCGTAGCGTTGCCGTACATCTGACGGCGTCGCGTTGCCTGGTACTCGTAGCAGCCGTAGTGGACCCGCTTCTGCGAGAGCAGGATCTGCCCCTCGCGGGCATCCTTGAGGATGCGGTCAGCGATGACGTTCAGCTGCGCGATGTTCATGCGCTCGACGGTGCGCAGGACATCGGTCTCCGGGATCTCAACCTGGCGGTCGATCTGCAGGTGGCCGGTCCAGTAGACGAGGATGTCGCCGGCAGCGGCCTGCTTCAGCCAGTCGTAATAGTCGGACAGCGCGCCCGTCGAGATGTCGAGAACTGTGGTTTCGGTGTCGGACATCACGCCCCCACCTTGTTCTGGACGAGGGACGTGTACATGCCGACGATGTAGACCATGTTGTCGATGACACCGCCGAGATGGTCGACCGCCTGACGGTTCTCTTCGCGCTCGATCGCGGCCAACTCTTCTTCGCTGATCACGTCGTCGTCTTCGAAGTCATCGTCATCGTCGAAGTTGTCGTCGAACGGGTCGTACGGCGGCTCGGCCGCGCCGGAGCCATCGTCGAAGTCGTCATCGTTCATCGCTTGGACGATCACGACGACCTCAGGCATGTCTTCGAGGCCGAGGCACGGACCATCGGGCGGGCAGTTGCAGTCGGCGATCTGGATGCCGCCGCGGGCGGCCAGGTCGTCAGCGAGGAAGGGGAGCACGGTGGTGAAGAACGGATCTCTCATATGACCTCAGTTTGCATTCAAGCAAATGGAATGACGCGAAAAGGGGCGCCCTGGCACGCACGAACCAAAACAGGGCGCCCCTCGATTTTCCCCGCTCAACGGGGAAGCTCAGCTCTTAGAACGGGATGTCATCATCCATGTTGTCGTTGCCGCGCGCCGGAGCGGAGGAGCGGCTGCTGTTGCCACCGCGGCTGCCGCCACGGTCGTCCTTGCGGCCACCGCGATCATCGTCACGGTTGCGGCTCGACGAGCCACGGTCGTCCCGACCACGATCATCGCGTCCGCGATCATCACGGCTCGACGAGCGGCCACCGCCGTCTCGGTCATTGCCGCGGTCGTCGTTGTCACGGTTGCCACCGCCGCCGTTGCCATCGCGCTCCCAGATCTTCTGGAATGCGTCGGACTGAGCGAACTGCGGGACCACGATCTCGGTCGAGTAGCGGTCGGCGCCGCTCTGGTCCTGCCACTTGCGGGTCTGGATCTTGCCTTCCAGATAGACCTGATCACCCTTCGCCAAGTTCTTGTCGATGAACTTGATGGTGTGCTCGTTGAAGACGACGACGTTGTGCCACTCCGTCTTCTCCTTCATCTCGCCGTCGCGCTTGTCCTTCCAGCGCTCCGACGTCGCGACGCTGAGGTTCGCGACCTCGTTGCCGTTCTGCATGCGGCGGATCTCGGGGTCCTTCCCGAGACGTCCCAGCAGGGTCACCTTGTTAACTGACATGTCGTCGTCTCCTTTTCTGTGTTTGCATTACCATTTCATTTGCATTCATGCAAGTGTGGAATCAAAAATCTAGCTTCGTGAAGAGGCCGGTCTTCTCGTTGAAGCCGACGTCGACCGAGCCTGTGTTGCCGGCGATGCGCTTGAGACGCACCTTCGGGATGAAGATGGTTCGTTCGTTCGGCGCCTCGTCTGGACGCATAGCGTGGACCACGATGCCGAGGTCCGGCTTGTTCGCCCAGTGCGCCGAGTCCGAGATGTTGTAGAGCCCGGGGACCATCTTGCCCTCCAGCTTGGTCGGGTGCGCTACAACGCAGGTCGCGCAACCGAACCGATTGCCGAACCGCTTCATCTTCTTGATCGCCTTGCCGACGTACTCGGTCAGCGACAGCGAGTTGGGTCGATTGTGCTCCAGCTCGTTCCAAGGGTCGATCATCAGCATCTTCACGCCGTAGCGGAAGACGGCTGCCGCGGCCTTGTCGAGCACGAAGTCCAGATCGACCTCGGTGTCGTCATTCTCGTCGTAGTCGATGAAGTAGAAGTAGCGCTCGACGAATGCCTCGGCTCTTTTCCGCTCTTCATTCGACCACGCAGCCCGTTCCTTTTCGAGGAACGCGGTCATCAGTTCGTTGGCCAGGAACGGCTTCACCGACTTTTCGCCGGAGAACATCGCGATCGGCCACTTGTGTCTCATGGCCAGTCGCACCGCGACCTGGTTCATGAAGGTCGACTTGCCGACGTTGGGGATGCCGGTGCAGACGATGAACTGTCCCTGGTAGAACTTCATCTTCTCGTCCAGCTCCTTCGAGATGCCGGCCTCGACCATCTCCGGGATCGCGATCTCCGGATAGTCGGACAGCTTGAAGAGACCCTTGACGGGCCACTCCTTGGCGTTCTCGATCAGCTCGCGCACCTTCTCCGCGCCGAGGTACTTCTTGACCTCGTTCAGATCCTTGCACGCTCGCAGCTCGCCGGTCTTCTTGTCGGGCACCAGCTCGTCATCCGGGAACTGGACCCAGAAGCATTTGGCGGGGCCGATGCGCCTGACCAGCTCCTTCGCCAGCCGGCGGCCGGGCTCGTCGGCGTCGGTTGCGATGATGTGATACTTCACCGCCATGATCCGCTGCATGTGACGGACCATGAACGAGAACTTGTCATCGTCCTCGGGATCGACATCGCTGGCGTCGTCCGGAACATCGATCAGGTTGCCGTTCTTGTCGCGGGCAGGGGGTGCGCCATCGGGGACGGACACGATCGTCTCGTAGCCGGACTCCTTGCCGGCCTGAACGTCGAACTCACCCTCGACCCAGATCAGCGAGTCCGTGCCGGCTTCCAGGCGTGCCATCGTGTCCTCGTTGAGGAGGACGTCGGCGTTGTAGAGCGTCTTTACGGCGCCCTTCTTCTGCATGAACCGGCGCTCGCCATCCTGCGCCCACCGGTACTTGCAGTTCACCTCGACGCCGTGCTCGTAGTAGGGGAAGCAGAGGACGTTGCCGCGTTCATCCGGCAGAACGACGAGGTTGTCCTGCGAATCTCGCGAGAGACGCCCGCTGAAGGTCCCCATATCCACCGCCATTTCGCTGGTGAGGCCTCTGTCCTCGATCCCCCTGGCGTGCTTCTCGCTTAGCATTCTCGTAGCTGCTCCATGTGCAGTGATGACAATTCCAAACCACGCCTGAGGCATCGATCTTGACGCTCAGGCATTTGAGTTTCTTGTGAGCCCCCTTCCGCCTGTGGGAGCAGTTCGGGCAGATGGCGTACTGAGTGCCCATCTTCAGGGAACGGACCTTGATGCCGTTCTCCTGAAGTGCCTTCTCGACATCGACCCCTGCCATCAGATCGCCATCCCTGGGCGACCTCGCGGCCGAGCTGGTGCGCGCTCGGTTTCCCATCGAGCCTGGTTGAGCCAGACCACAGCGGCTGCGATGAACTTCTCGCGGGTCGGATCTTCCCGGACGTCGGCGTTCATCCGATCGGCGTAGTGCCGGAGACCAGCCATCAGGTCCACGAACTCGACCTCGTCCTCGTCATGGATCTTGTCGAGCTTGCGGAGCGCTTCCTTTTTGCTGTCGCCTCGCTTCTTCGGGTAGAGCTTCCAGAACTGATCCCGATAGTCCTCCGGCCACAGCGCTGTCTTGCGCGGCTTCTTCCGGTTAGCTTTGGGTTCATCTGATCGGTTCAGTGTGGGTTCAACTGATAGGTTAGGCGGCACCTCATGCCGGTGGTCACCGGCACCAGATTCCGCACCCACCGGCACGTCGTTCCGGTCCCCACCGGAATCTGATGCCTCTGCCTCCGGCATTTCCTGCCGCGGCACGTCGTTCCGGTCCTTATCGTTGTCGTTTGCTGCAGTTTTCCTGGAGCTACCACCGGAACGAGATGCCGGTGGTTCTTCCGACGAGCCGGCAGCGGGCTCAGTCATGTTCAGGTAGATCATGTCCGTGGTATCGCGGCGCTTGACGCGGCGGATCAGGTTCATGTCTTCGAGGTCGGTCATAGCGTTGCGGACTGCGCGCACACACGCCTCAACCTCGTCGGCGATCCGCTGCTGCGATGGCCAGCACGCACCATCGGCATCGTTCGCTCTGTTGGCGATCGACATCAGCACTGCCTTGCGGAGCGTGCTGCCAGTCTTGATCTTTCTCGCCCAGGATTGCGCGTCGAAGCTCATTCGTTAGTTCCCTTGGATTTGACCCGCTCAGCGGGATCGTGTATTTGCATGAATGCAAATAAAAATGCAAGCCACGACATTTCGTGCCTGCTCAACTCGAGTCACACACCAGAATGGGTTCTATCCTCGTCGCCGGTCTTGACCCGGCCTTCGCCAATTTCGGCATCGCGAGAATGCGTCTCGACCTCGACAGCCTGGTGCTGTCGCTGGAGGCCGTCAGGACGCTCAGCACGCGAGCGATCGAGAAGGCAGCACGGAAGGTGGTCCGGAAGAACAGCGACGATCTGCGCCGCGCCAAAGAGCTGCACGACGGCTTCCACGAGGCCATCGCCGGCTGCAAGGTAGCGTTCGGCGAGATCCCGACAGGAACCCAGGGGCAGCGCGCCGCCTTAGGCTTTGGCGTAGCGCTCGGCGTGCTTGCGTCGTGCCCGATCCCGATCATCCAGGTGATGCCAGTCGAGACCAAGATGGCCAGCGTCGGAGATCCCAAGGCCGAGAAGCCGGCAATCATCGCTTGGGCCGCGGAGCGCTATCCGGACATCGACTGGAAGCGATATCACGAAAACGTGATATACCGAGGAAAGCGCACGAGGAGCGCAGGCGATTTGCACGAAGACAACGAGCACGCTGCGGATGCCACCGCCGCCTGCCACGCAGGAATCAAAACAGACCAATTCAAGCAATTGATGGCGCTGTGGAAAGCGGTAGGATTTGCAGGAAGCTAACAAATCGTTACTTTCCTGAATGTTTCCATATAGTTCCCTTGGTGGGTCCAGACCGGGAACAAAAAACCGTTTGCAATTGAGCGAAACCGGCCTTACAGGTTTGCGTTAGCATCCGTGCAAACGGAGGGAACCAAGTATGTTTTGCATTTTGAATCTTTCTAGACCTGATTAGCCGCGCTGATTTGTCAGCGTTTGCTGATCATCTTAACGGTTGCGCTGCGGAAAGCATGTTATTGGAGGACCGCCAAGTGTCTGAAGCGGTATTAGAAATGAAAACCCCGAAGAAGATCGTGATCGAGTGGATCGATCACATCCTCGACCGGAAGAAATGGGACGGAACACGTCTCGCGCGTGAAGCAAAACTCGCGCCTTCCACCATATTGCGCCTACTCAACGATCCTGAACATCCATTTATTCCAACCCTGAAGACCCTGCAGAAGATCGCGGAAGCCTCCGGATATCCGATCCCTCGCAAGGTGACTGAAGCTCTCGGCGCTCCGAAGATGGAAGCACCGGAGAACGGCGAAGAGGAATCCAGTAGCGGGAGTAGTGAGTCTCGCCGGGCTCGTCTGCGGACGTTCCAGGTCGAGCTTCGCCATGTGTCGTCGCTGCCGGCTTCGCTGCAGGCTGCCACGACGTCAGCTCGGCGGGAGGGAACGTATGTTCCTGCGCCGGCCCAGCTGGCGGACGACGAGACTGCGTTCGCGTTCTACATGCCGGACGACAGCTTCGAGCCGTGGGTGAAGTCTGGCACCCTGATGTACGCTACCAAGCGCAGGGATCCAGTGCGGAACGATGTTTTGGTGGTGACCGACAAGAACGAGCGCACCAAACTGCGCCTGCTCCTCGGCATCGATGAGGACGGCCTTCGCATGCTGAAGCAGTTCGGCAGCGAAGAGGAAGAGCGGCTTGGGTTCGACGATATCAAGGATATCGCCATCCTCGTCGGCTTGATCAAGACGATCTAAGGGCAGGGGCCTCAGCCCCCGCCCTCGACATCGAATGTCCTCTCGATACCTGCGACCAGAGCATCAATGCGTGGCACTGATGCCGTCAGGTCGTAGATGTCGAGGCCGTTACGAAGTTCCGTCAGTCGCTTGAGCCAGGCCTCGTCGTTAGCGACCTTCTGGACGTTGACGATGCTCTCCCACTTTTCCTGGTTGATGGAGAGCGTCACCTTCTCGATCTCGAAGTCCAGGAAGTCGATGAACTCCTTGATCGGGATCGCGACCTTGTCCATCGCCGGTTCAATGATCAGCATCTGCTGACATATCTCCTCCAACATTCCGTGGAGGCGGCTCTGGAATCGAGCGTTGATCGGCTGCGGTCGCACAGCCGGCTCGACAGTCCTAGTTTGCTTTTTCGCCATTTGCTGACGCACCTTTCTTCAAGGCTTTCATGCGAACGTTCGTTTCGATCGCCTTGAGATCCTCTTTGGTCGCCCGCCATGGCTTCAGGCCGCGATCGAGTGCAGCCAGAGCCAGGGCGATCGCCTTGGTGGCGCCGCGCAATTCGTATTTGCTTATTGCCTGAGGCGTCAGACCGAGCCACTCGCCCAGCTTAGCGTGGGTCAAGTTCCTAGAAAGCCTCCAGGCCCGGATCTCCGTGCCCGATAGGAATTTTTCGGATGCAGCTCGCCTTCCTGTTGGCATGGTTTTGTTTCCCAATGCACACAAAAACGAACTGCATTTGCGCAGTCGTGACGGGGTGCTGGTGGCACCTTTTCACAGGAAGTGCAAATATTAATGCGCGTCAATTCGGCAAGGCTGCCTTGCCGATCTTAATCACGCCGCATTTGAGATCGGCGCAGCAATGATTCGCGCCGGATGTCCCAGCTTCCATTGCTCTTGAACCACCAGCAGGGCAGACGCTCGCGCTGTCGGCTCACACACGACCTTCCACTTCGGCGGCTTCTCGGTGCGCATAAACGCCACGACAACCACCAACGGTTCGGCCTTCGCTTGATTCCGCTGTTTCATGTCTCCTCTTCTATATCGCCTCCACGAATTTCTCAATCGGGCCGTCCAGCTCGTCGAAGGCGTTGACGATCGAACGGTCGCGCTTGTCATCGACCCAGATCACGATCGTTACGACGACATGAACCGCCCCGGGATTGCCGGAGGCCATTTGGTTTGAGTCACGCGGCTATACCGAACTCCTCGGTCTGCGCATAGTAGCGTGCCTCAGCTTCGGCCGGCGGGATGTTGCCGATCGGCTCGAGGAGCCGCCGGTTGTTGAACCAGTCCACCCATTCGAGCGTGGCATATTCGACGGCATCGAATGAACGCCACGGACCACGTCGATGGATGACCTCGGCCTTGTACAGGCCGTTGATCGTTTCGGCGAGCGCGTTGTCGTAGGAGTCGCCGACGCTGCCGACCGACGGCTCGATGCCGGCCTCGGCCAGGCGCTCGGTGTATTTGATCGAGACGTATTGCACGCCGCGATCGGAATGGTGGACGAGGCCCCCGCCGCGCAGCGGTCTCCGCTCCGCCAGCGCCTGTTCGAGCGCATCGAGCACAAAGCCTGCGTGAGCGCTGCGCGACACCCGCCAGCCGACGATGCGGCGGGCATAGGCGTCGACGACGAAGGCGACATAGACGAAGCCAATCCAGGTGGCGACATAGGTGAAGTCGGACACCCACAGCGCATTCGGGCGCGGCGCCTGGAACTGGCGGTTGACGTGGTCGAGCGGACAGGGTGCCGCGCGATCGCTTATCGTGGTGCGCACGGGCTTGCCCCGGATCGCCCCTTGCAGGCCCATTTCCTTCATCAGCCGCGCCACCGTACAGCGGGCGACATCCCGACCTTCGCGCCGCAATTGGCGCCACACCTTGCGCACGCCGTAAACAGAGAAGTTCTCCTCGAACACGCGACGGACCTCGACCTTCAGCGCCGCATCGCGCCTGGCGCGGGCTGAAAGTCTGGCTGGATTGCGCCGCTTGGCAACGTGATCATGGTAAGTCGACGGGGCAATCGGCAGCACCTTGCAGATCGGCTCGACCCCGTAAGCCTCGCGATGATCGTCGATGAAGGCGATCATGGCTTGAACCGGCGGTCGAGCTCCGCCTGGGCAAAATACGCCGATGCCTTGCGCAGGATCTCGTTGGCCTGCCGGAGCTCCCGGTTCTCCCGCTCCAGTGCCTTCAGACGCTCGGCAACATCCGTCGGAACGCCGACCCGTGCGCCGCTGTCGACCTCGGCCTTCTTGACCCACTCATTGAGCGTCTGTGGCGTGCAGCCGATCTTCGCGGCAATTGAGCACACCGCCGCCCAGCGTGACGGATGCTCGCCTTCGTGATCCAAAACCATCCGTACCGCGCGGGAACGGACCTCAGTTGAAAATTTGTTCGTCGTCGTCTTGCTCATAACGGCCCCACCTTCTCAGGAGTTGGGGCCTCCGGCAATCCCGGGGCGGTTCAACACCTTGTTCATTAGTGTATTGTTCGATCTGGTCGACGACGCCGTCCGTCCCAGGCGGCATCGTGTGCTCGATGTCATCGTGGTCTGCTCCCTTCGTTTCGATGAGCGTCTTGATCTTCTGGCCCCGCGTCAGGCCGCGCCACTGCGCCAGCCGCTCAGCCATAGACGATCTCGCCGAGCACGCAGGCCTGAAGGAAGACGTCCGCCGTCTCGGCATCGCCGGTCTCTTCGATGATCTCGGCGACGCGATGGGGATGGTTCTTCATCAGCCACGCCAGGCCAGACTTCACCTTGTCCGGCGTAAAGCTGTGCGTCACGCTGTCCTCGTCGGCCAGCACCTCGATCTCGAAGTCACCGTCCCAGACCTTCGGGTCGGAATACCACGGGCCCTCGGTCGCCCGCTCTTTTCCCTTCTTCGAGACGAAGCGTTCGAGCCAGTGGTTGGAGCCGCCTTCCAGCGCAGTGACGATCTGGTCGGCGAGCTGTTGCGCCGTAAGGGCCGGCGCCTCGATGGTGGTCGCTGTCATGATGCAATCCTCTTGATGTAAGCCATGTCGATTTCCCCGAAGCGTCGGGGCATCCTGGCGCGCACAGCTGCGCACCAGTCCTTCTTGGTGGGGATCTCCTTGACCTTGCGGACCGGAGCGCACTGCTCGCAGACCGCAACGTCGGATCTTCTGTGCCAGTGCCTGGTCAGGCCGAAGCAGAAGCAGCAGTTCTCCGCGGGCTCTGGAAAACTGGTGCCGTCATGCACGATGGAGATCGGCATCAGTTGGTCACTTCTTCGGCGACCATCTCGTGGATCTCGGGATCCTCGCACTCGTCGCTGCACTGGTGGCAGAGCGAGACGAAGTTTTTGTCGCTCTTCTGAGCCAGCTCGATGGCCTCTTCCTTCGAGTTGGCCCAGAAGCGGCCCATGTACTTGCCGGCTGTGACGCAGCCGACAACGCTGTATTGCTTCATGGTTGGTCCTGATCTCCGTATCCGTCCTGGTTGCGATCGACCCGCCGATACTCCCGTGCGGTCTTCTGCACCCGATGGTCCTGGCGGTTGGTCCGGATTACGATCTCGATGTCGTCATCGTCGTAATCGCGGTCGAGAAGGGCGATGATGCTGAACATCAGGCAACCTCCAGACTCCGGTTGAAGTTGTTCTTGCCGGCGCCGTGGATGGCGATGGTGATGTCGGCATTGGCCTTGGTCCGGTTGCCGCCGCACAGCATGCAGGCGGCGCACTGGACGGCCTTGCCCATCTCCGCCGATGCAGGGCAGTGACCCTCGCCGGGGAGCTTCGGATCGGCCTTGCCGCGGACGCGATAGGTGCGGAAGCCGAGAGCCTTGGCGAGCACGCGATCGACTTCGGTGTCGCAGGACGCCATGCAGAAGTCCGCCAGCTCGGGGATCTCGCGCCACATGTGCGTGTATCCGGTGAGGTCGGCGACCTGGCTCAGCGCCGTCTTCCAGACCTTGACCGGCACAGCTCCTGGATCACCGTAGGCGCCGACGCGGACGACCTTGCGAGCCAGCAGCTTTCGGGCCTTGGCGAGCGGCACATCGGGATATTTGCCGCGCGAGTAGGCGTCCCAGACCACGCGAGGACCGCGCATCAGGGTGACGTAGCAGGAGCGGCCGACGTTGGTCAGCAGACCCGTCTTGTGGTCCCTGACGACCTTGCCGCGGTGAGGGCAGGTGCCGCAGATCGAGATGTCATCACCGGTCTGCACGGCCTTCATCGGGTTGATGCCGTCGCGCAGGATGTAGATCTGAACCATCGGTCCAGTCTTTGAATTGGAGCCACCGTCCTCGAGTCCGGTGGCAATGCAAATAATCTGCTGGCCGTCGATCACGGACGGGCCGCGGTACAGAACGATGCCGTTCACGGGTCTCTCCTTTGCATTCATGCAACTAACAGGTCATGGTTGGGCTTGGTCAGGGCCAGCTCGCGCTCAGCCCTCACCAGTTGCCGGCTGAGGATTTGGATTTGCTTGTTCTTGCGAGCCTTGAAGTCGCGGAGGGCATCAGCCTCGGTCTCCGCAAACCTCTTCTTGTACGCAGTGAGCCGGACGAACTCACCGCAGCAATAGGCGCCCTTCGGCGTCCGGCGATCGACGTGGTACCACCGCATCTCCAGGCGGGGAGCGGTGACGCCGTACTCCTCGCGATCGGCGTCGATCACGTAGGAATAGCTCTTCGCCTCGCAGCGCCAGAGGACATCGACGCCCTCTGGCACTGGGCCATGCGGATGGTGCAGCTTCATGGTCAGTCGACGCGACCGTCCTGGTGGAAGTCGGTCACGACCGGGAAGCGGAGCATCCCATCCGGCGTGAAGCCGAAGTGACGAACCGTTCCTTCTTTCGGCGTCTTGCCGGCGCGACACTGAGCCAACAGCTCGGCCGCGAACTCCTGGGAGCCTCGCATGCCGGAGCCGCATTCCTGACCATCCGGCATCTGGAGGACGACGCGCTTGGCCACACCGGACCAGTTGCCTTCGCCTTCCTCGACGCGGAGGATCGGGAACTCCTCGGTCACGAAACGCTTCCGCTTCATGAGCGACCAGGGCCTGCTGTCGTACTGGTACGGCTCGTTGAAGCGAACCATCTGGCCTTCGTAGCCCAGCTCCACGGCCTCGACCTCGGCGGCGTCCAGCTCCTCCAGGTTGCCCACCTTGGTGGTCGGGACGTAGATCAGCTGCGGATGGCCGATCTTGGCGAGCAGCTCCTTCAGCTTCCCCGTGCGCTCGGCGAACGGCGCCGGGCTCGGAAGGTCGTAGATGTGGTACTGGATCAGCTCGGCGGCGCGAGCGGCCTGCTCGGGCGTGGCTTTCTGCTTCCGGATGATCGAGCCGAGGCCGTTGAAGTCCGCCTTGAAGTCGTGGTTGTACAGCTCGCCATCGAACTCGATGCCGACCTCGCCACCGAACGCAGGCTCCAGCGCTGCCATCAGGTGACCGCAGTTGTAGTGCGGCTGATACTCGCGGGAGGTCGCGCCCCATTTCCGGGTCATCATGGCGCGAATGCCATCGAGCTTCGGCTGAGACCAGACGCCGTCAGCGTAGGGCACATCCTTCTTGAAGTCGTCCCAGGTCTCGGCGAGCATCGGGCCGTTCGGCACGAACTCGAGTTCCGGGATCGTGCGGCGATACTCGCGCTTCAGCTTCTTGGCTTCTTCAGCCGAGGCCTCCAGCGCTGCCTGCTGCTCCGGGGTCGTGGCGTTGGCCTTGCCGACGTTCTTCGGCTTGGCTGTCTTCCACTTGCTCTCGACCATCTTGCCGCCGTGGATGCCGGCGATGACGCGATAGTCCGCGCCGTTGACCTCGACCTGCCAGCTACGGATCTTGCCGTCCGAGCCACGCTTGAAAATCTGTTCGGTGATCATGATGCTTCCTTGATGGAAAGGGGCGAAGTGGCGGCCCTTAGGCCGCCTTTGTCGCTGCTACGGTTTGCTTGTTGTCGTTGGCCGGCGGCACCTTCACCTTCGGCAACGGCGGATAGAGATCGATCAGCTCTTCCATGGCGCGGGTGGCTGCCACGTACTGCAGATTGACCTCCTGCTCCTTCTCCCAGGGCATGCTGGCGTACTTCGACGGGCAGGTGTTCAGCCGATCGAGCCAGTAGACGCGCTTCCATTCCCGGCCTTTCGACCGGTGGATGGTGCAGAGGGTGAGGATGCCCTTCACGTCGTCGGCGAAGATGTTATCGATGTAGGCCGTGACCGCGGCGATCGAGTCCTGCTTGTCGTCGCGGCATGCATCCATGACGACCTTCAGCGTCTCAACCTTGTCCTCGGCCTCCTGGACCTTCGACATCTTCTTCTTCGGCAGCCAGCGCTCCTTCTCCTTCTCCAGCCAGTCCTCCAGCTTGTCCTCCAGCTCCGGGATGGTGCTGATCGACTTCCAGCGGGTGGCCAGCTTCTTGAGCGAGTTGCCGATGTCCCGGCCTTCGATGCGGCAGGGGATCTTCTCGCGGATCAGGGCGAACGCGGCAGTCACCAGCGGACGGGTGTTGCGGCAGATGATCGCCGCATCGCCGTTCAGCCGATCGCGGACGGTGATCATCTTCTCGAACGTCTCGGAGTTGATCTTGCCCTCGGGCGCCGAGGGGTGAGCCTCGATGTGGTTGACCCAGGTCTGGGCGAACTTCACTACGTTCTTCGGGCAGCGGTAGGTGACCGTGAGTGGCATCACCTTGGCGCCGAACTCCTGCTGGATGATGTCGAGGCTGTCGTTGTCGGCGCCCGTGAAGCCGAAGATGGCCTGGTGAGGATCCCCGACAGCGATGACGCGGCCGGTACCGGGCTTCATCAGCGCCTTCACCAGCAGTCGGCGCACCGTGTTGGTGTCCTGCGCCTCGTCGATCCAGACATTCTCGAACTGCCAGAACTTGATCTTGTAGAGCAGGGGCAGGTAGATCATGTCGTTGAAGTCGATGACGTCCGGGTTCTTGTTCGACTCCTTGAGCAGCAGGATCGCCAGGTCGATGATGTCCGATGCCTTCTTCTGCAGCGGCTCCTCGTCGAACAGGTCGAAGTGCTCGGCGATATCCTCCCAGATCGAGGTATCGTCGATGTGGCCCTGGCCCTCGATGCCGAGGCCGCTCTGCTTGGCGAGGCCGACGAGCTGACAGGCGACCGAGACGTGGGGAACGAGCGAAGGCTCGATCTTGGCGTTGTCTACCCAGTCAGCACTGATGCGTCCGACCTTCTCGTCGTCGATACGGACCTTCGGGAACGTCTTGCGGTAGTTGCGCAGGGCGATGGCGTGACAGGTCGAGGACTCAGCCTTCTTCCAGTCGATGCCGAGTTGCTCCAGCTTGCCCTTCATCTCCTTGGAGATCTTGGCGCCGAATGACAGGATGATGCTGCTGCCGCGCATCTCGCCGACCGTGCGGACGATGGTGGTCGATTTGCCGGCGCCGGCCACGGCGATCACGATGATGGAGCCAGTGCCGTTCCAGGCTTCTTGCTGGACAGCCGCTTGCTGCGGGGAGGGGACGTACATGTTTCACCTTTCGGAATTGGGTCTGGTCAGGGTTATCAGTGCATTTGCATTCAAGCAAACGATATTTGCAAAAAATGCAAATCACCGTTTCTTGCGGGGCTCCTCGTGCGGGACAGTTCCCGGGCCTTTCGGATTAGGGCGTAGAGAGCCGACGCATCGCTGCACAGGCGCTCGTCGTCGAGATCGGCCATGATGTCTTCGGCGTGCTCGGCGTTCCGCGCCTTGTCGGTCGGCGTGTCCATCCTGGAGAGCTGGGAGATGATCTCGCAGGCGCCTTCGACGAACTTGCGAGCCCGATCGTGCTTGGCGTCGTAGCCGCGGCCATCGATCGATGCGTCCAGGCCGTCGAGGTAGGTGGTGATCATCGGGTGGAGAGCCATCACGCAGCCTCCTTGCTGGCGTCGACTTCGGAGATCCGCAGCTCCTTCAGCCCTTCGACGACGCGCGTCGCGTCCACCTCGTTGTAGACCTTGCAGATGTATCGCTTGTCGTCGAAGATCAGCCAACCTTCACCGTGGAAATTCGCCATCTTGAACGTCCGCGGATTTTCCCGCCAGAACACGGCCTTGACCTCTGCGGTCAGGTGGCGCGGCTGGATCGAGCCGTAGGCGTGCTGGTCGATCAGGTTCTTGGCCTTCAGGCTGTTGAGCGAGTTGACCTCGCCCTCGCGGAGCCAGACGTAGTTGGTGGCATGGAGCGTCAGCACCTTGGCGACGATCTGCTCCTGCAGTTTCGTCAGAGTCTTAGGCATCGGTCATCTCCTTCGCGCACTCGGCGCAGTAAAACTCGCTCTCGCCGAGGGTCGTCTTGACCTCGGTCGCCTGCTCGGTATCAGCCTCGCAGCACTCGCAGATCTTGGTCAGCGCGGTGCCGGCGAAACTCGCCCAGCTCCAGCCCAGGACGTAGGCGCCGTTGTCATCGCCCTCGGAGACGATCGCGCCATCGATTTCAAACTCTCCGTCGTCGCCGACGTCGGCCATGTCCGCGATTTTCTTGTCACGCTCCGACGCTCGGTCGTAGAAGAACTTGAGCACGTCGCCGATCTCCAGACCGGGAATAGCCGCCAGTGCGAGCTGCTTCGGATCGGGCGGCGTCTCGTTGATTTTCTTGCCCATGAGTCACCTCAGGTAAGCAGGGCCGTACGGACCCATCTTCGCGAGACCGTTGTGCTCGTCGAAGACGTTGCCGCGGGCGTGTTTCGCCGGCCGGGCCCAGGTCTCGGCCTTCAGCACGTCGCCGGTCGCCTTATCAATGAAGCAGTGAACGCCGCTCCCATTCACGATCCGAAATCGCTTCTGCAGCTCCTGCAGCTTCCACTCCGGCGCGGGGTTGCGCGGGTAGTTCGCCTGCCGGTGAGCCTCGGCGATGCGCTTGCAGCCTTCGAAGAAGGTCTGGATTGCTTGTTGCAAGTCGGGCAAGTTCGTTACTCCTCAATTCCTTGGCGATGTCCCGCAGCTTCTGGCGGATGACCTTCGCGGTGCATTCGATCTTCATGGGTTTGCGGTGCATCCACCCGTCCAGGCGCCAGGACTCGCGGCACCCTTTGCAGTGCCACTTCGCTTCCCGGATGAGCGGGTCCACCCTCGGGTCACGCGGCATCGGCCGCGTCCCGGATGATCTCGACGATCGACGTGTTGGCGACGAAGCCGAAGTAGTCCTCGTCGTTGTCGACCGGCTCGACGTAGACGCGCTTGTCCACGTCTGTGTTGTCGACCTCGCCCACGGTGTAGATGCCGTCAGGCGCGTCCTCGTCTCCTTCGACGCGGACCCGATCTCCCGGCGTCACCGCCAACACCTTCGCGGCGTTTGGCTCGGCACAGGCCTTGTAGAGCCAGGCCTGCGGCAGTTGCTCTCCGCCCAGGTACAGACCATCCTCGGTGAGGGTGGCTGCGCCGCCGGAGTGCTCCTCAACCGCCACTCGCACGTCGGCCAGCCGGACGATCTCGTCGGAGTCGTCTGAGCCGGAGGTCAACAGTTCCTTGACCTTTCCGAAGTGCGTGTGGTCCGCTGCCAGGGTCCATGGACGGCCCCTGGCAATGAACGTGATTGAGGTGTCGGTGATGACGCTCGGGATCATTGGATCGCTCCGTCTCAGGCTGCTTCCGCCAGCGGGTCGATCTCGTCCTCGACCGGCTCGGCGTTCTGGTTGTTGTCGTTCAGCGCCAGCGCAGCCCTCGCGATGTCCGCCTGCCGCTGCAGGAGCTGCTGCTCTGCATGGAGGAGGTCACAGTAGTGCTTGAGCTGACGCTGGGTTTGGGCAGCGTCCGTGCGGTTCGAGTACGAGTAGTACGGGTTCGGCTCGATGATCAGCTTGAGCAGCGCGTACTTCGAGCACAGCTCGCGGTAGCGCCGTTCCATTGCCGTGATCGGGCACTGCACCTCCGGCTTGTCGATCTCGATCCCCAAGCGGGACAGGGCGGAGTGCGCCTTGTCGGTCGGGGTATCGACGGTCGAGTTGCCCCGGAGAGCGGTGCCGAGCGCCGTCAGCTCGGTCTTGAACAGCAACAGGTCGCCCGGCGCATTGGCGAACGTCGCCGGCGTCATGCCGACGATGCCCCGCAGAGCCGAGTCGAGGTCGTTGAAGGACTTCTGGTGCAGTCCGGTGAACGTCGAGACGTCGATCTTGGCCTGCAGATCGGGGATCAGGTCATCTCCGAACAGCGTCCAGTTGTCGCCGAGCGCAGCGTGATCCTCGCTCTGGATCAGGATCGTGGTGCCTTCCTCGACCAGACCCAGCTCGAAGGAGGCCGAGATGACTTCCTTCATCACGCTGAGCGAGACGCTGTTCTGTTCGGTTGAGACCTTGACGTACTCGTTCCCGCGGCGCCGGCTGTAGAGGCCGTTGCTGACGCGCTGCAGGTAGAAGCCGCCCTCGGCCAGGTCGACGTCCTCCTGCGACACGAGGACGCCACCACCCTCGGTGACCACCATCACCCTGCGGCGACGGACGGTCTTGCCACGGGTCCGCTTGCTCGCCGGCACCTTGAAGGTGTCCAGCTCGACGACCTCGGGATTGCCGAGGGCATTGAGCACTTCCTCGCGGAAGGCTCGCTTGCAGCGGATCCAGAGCACCTTCTGGCCGACCAACTGCGCCATCTGGAAGCGCGAGTAGGAGTAGCTGGGGTTGTGCTCGATGACGATCTTTGCGTCCCGGCACCAACTCATCCGGACCGTGGTGTCTTCGAACTTGTCGAAGTGGACCCAGCCATCGGCCAGCATCCCGGTCTTGCAGTTGATCTTCGGAACGGTCGACGAGAGCGTCTTGCCGCGCCACTTCACGACCTCCCGCAGCTTCTCGGTGCGAGAGACGCCGAGAGACTGGGTTGCCTCCTCGAACAGCTCGACGGCGCCGATCAGGTCTTCCGCTGTGTCGACGGCGGTCTGACAGTTTCGGATGAAGTTCTGCTCATACTCCTCGGTCAAGCGAGCCAGGGTCGCCTTGGTGTTGTCGTCGTAGGCCAGCTCTTCACGGGACAGTGTCACCTTGAGGGAGCCGATCGGCGCATCGAACAGGACGGCATCGCTGTAGTCGAGGAAGCCCGTCGTCTTGATCTGCCGCATGTCGAATGGGTACATCACGCAACCCATGCGGACGTGCGGACCGTTGAACGGCACTGTCCCGTTCTTGTAACGGGTGTAGTTGTCGCCCTGGCTCATGACGACCGGGTCCTTCCAGTCGATCGCCGGGGTGATCTTCGGCCGCGGGGTGAAGGACCAGAGGATGCTGCGAGCCCGATCGTGGAACTCGCGGATGTCTTCGCGGCGAACCGGGAAAGACACCTCCAAGCCGGTCGGCTCGTCAGACGGCGCCTCGATCAGCAGACGCATGGTCGGCGCACCGCTCTGGGAGAGCGAGAGCACGTAGGTCCGCATCATGCCGCCGTGGTAGGACGTCACGGTGTAGGAGCCGGAGCCCGAGTCCGAGATCAGGTAGGCGTAAGGGCTCTTCGAACCCAGACCCCAACCGCCGACCTGGTCGTTGCTGCCGCGCTTCGTCGAAGCGTAGAGGCGGGCATAGACGTTCTTCATGTCGTCGGGCGACATGCCGGGACCGAAGTCGCGGAACGAGATCGTCGGCGAGAGCGGCGTTGGCAGCCGGATCTGCGGGATCTTGTCCTCCGGGATGTCGTCGCCGTACTTCAGGCGCGACCCGTCCCACATGTTGGTCGTGAGCTCGCGGATCGGGTAGCCGATCTTGTCCTTCGCCAGACCGGAGATCTGGGCGTAGAACGCAACGGCGTTGGCTTCGAACGAGATAGCGACTTCATCCTGCACTCCAGAGGCGACGTCGACATGCTCTTGCAATCCGAGTTTCATTGTTCGGTGTCCTTGTGTTTCGTGTTGTCGTGTGTGGCGATCAGGCGCTGAGCAGGCCTTCGTCGTCGAAGAGATCGAGGAACGAGGACTGGCGGTGCGGCCGGTTGATGAGGTAGATGGCGTCATCCAGTTCGTCGGGGCTGACGTTGCTGTCAGCCAGATACCGAGCGACCTGTCGCGGGTACTTGAAGACCAGATCCTCGAGTTCACGCTGCCGCAGCTGCTTCAGCATCCGCATGGTTCGCATGGTGCCGCCGCCGAAGCTGGACGATCCCGACCAGGAGGATCGCTTCGCTTCCGGCTCCGTTGCCTTGGGATTGCGCTCGATGACGAACTTCGAAGCGTCGATCTTGACCATGTGATCGCGCAGCTCGAACAGGTGCTGCACGCACTGCGTCTCCCGATCGGTGTGCTCGTGCTCGTATCCGACCGAGACGTTCGAGCACTCCGGGACGATGCCCATGTAGATCTTGGTATCGGTCAGCACACCGGTCGGATCGTTCTTGAACCGGCTCGGCAGCTGAGCTGCCAGTGAGTCGCCGAACGCATCCGACGCCGTCCGTCCCCGCTGATGGGTGATGACAGACGTGAAGCCGCGGCGGTCGAAGGCGATGGCAGCCTGGATGCCCGCCAGGAACTCGGGCGTCTCGTTGGCGATGCCGCCCGATCCCTTGCAGCCGACTTCCTCCCCGAAGTGGAAGACGTACAGGCCGGGCACCTTCGCCTCGATCATCTTGATCATGATGAAGTTGCCGGCCGCGTCGTCGGCGCCGAGACAGTTCGACTTGGACTTCTTCGGCAGATGGATCTTGGTGCCGGTCATTTCGATCTGCTGGAAGCCTTCATCCCGGTGGACGCTGTCCGTGTGGGATGACCAGAGGATCGTCGGCTTTTCCTCGCCGATGATCATGAACCGGTTGCCGAACTTGTCGGTCTGCACCCCGAGCGGGGTGATGAACCGATCGATGTAGGCAAGCTCGGTCTTCGAGCCATAGGGACGACGATGCGACAGCATCGCCTTGAGCATCTCAAGGTCGTTGGACATTTCAGTTCCTGTTGGATTAGCGGGTTGGATCGTAGTCATACCGAGCGGCCGGCTCAGGGAGGCCCCGGAGCATCTGGTCGCGCAGTTGTCGGTCGACGAGATCGCCCATGTAGCGGGCCATCTCTTGTTGCTGGCGTGGGTCGAGCTGGGGCGCAGCCACGAACGGGTCGTCGATGATCACCTGGTCAGCACGCCGACCGGTGACGCGAGTTTCGACCGTGTTGGTGACGGCGTTATACTCACGCTCAAAGCGGCTCTTGCTCAGGTACCGCATGTCGCGGTGCCACGGCTTTTCGCCGATGAGATCACCGATGGTGACGGTGCCCCAGCGCTCCTCCTCGATCGCCTTGATCTTCTTCGCTGGCAGCTCCTTGCCGTCAGCATCGAAGCGCCACTCCACGCTGTTGTGGACACGACGGTCGCCCTTCTGAACCATCTCGGTCTTGGGATGGTTCTTCTTGGTGACGGCGCAGTGCTCGCCGTGCTCGGCGAAGTAGTCGTGGCCCCAGTAAACGCCTGGAGTGGCCATTGAGACCTTGAACTCGTTGGCGTAGAGCTTGCCGGAGCCACGGCAGGTGAAGGCGTAGGACTGGTACGCCTGGCTGGACCATTCCTGCTCGACACCGTGGATGTGCTTGAAGGTGTGCGCCGGCTGTCCGCTGCGCATCTTCGGGCAATACTGGTAGAGCAGGGAGCGACCGGCGCTGCCGCCACAGCTGATGTACTTCGTGCCGAGCGGCAGGCTTGCCAGCGTGCCGTTGTAGGTCTCGAAATAGTCGCCGTTCATGATGACCATCTCGATGTCGTCGAAGTACGGCATCACGTATTCCCAGCGCCGTTCGGGGTGCTCGATCTTGAGGAGCTTCGCGCCGTCCGGGAAGCGGATGTTGTCGCCGTGGTAGTAGGTGTAGCCCTCGGCCTTCATCGCAGCGATCATGCGCTGGATGTCGCCATAGCAGCGACCGAAGATCTTCTTCTCGGGCCAGCACAGGCAGCGCGACTGGATGCGGCCCTCAGCGTTCTTGGTGTAGGCCACAGCCAGGTCGCCAGCCCCGTAGGGCTCGGTCGGCCAGTGCGGGTCGATCCCTTCGAACGTGTGCTTGCCGTCCATGCACGAGCCGGGACCTTCCTTGTAGATGCGGACGATCTCTTCCGGGCTGAACGCAAAGAAGATCTCGCCGTTGGGATCGATGGCAGCGATCAGCTTCCGGCGGTGAGCGTCGGGGATCTTGTCTTCGGTCTCATAGAACCGGGTGATGTACCGGCCCGGGTTGAGCGAGGTCGTGCGGTCGATCGTGCCGTGCTCGTCGCTCTCGGTGAACGCGATCTTCGACGGATCGCGCGGGCAGAGGTGAGCGAAGTGATCCTTGATCGGCTCAAGGTCCCACGCCTCAGGCAGCGCCTTCAAAGCGCCGCTCGCGAGCCGCTCCTGCTGCCGGCCACGCCAGTCCGGAGCCTGGGCCATGCGCCGCGGCTGCACCTTGTAGCCGCGCTCCTCGGTAAGGGTCTTCGCGGCCTTCGCTGCCTCGCTGCCCTTGTCATAGGGGCCATAGTCCGGGATCGGCACATCTTTCATGGCACCGGCCCCGTCCGGTTCTAACCGGACCAGGTAGAACGACATTGCAGTCCTCCATTTGCTTTGAGTTGCATTCAAGCTATCGTGCAGACGCACGTATCCCCTTGGTGGAGCAGGGAAAACAACCTTTAAAATATGAGGTTCGCCCGGCTGCCGTTCTTGGCGTTAATTTGCATTCGTGCGCACGGAAGCGCAAGAGTTATTTACAAACAACCGCCTTCTAACGCGGTCTATCTCGTGGATTGTAGAAGCGAACCCGCCGCACGGGCCCGGCCTTCATCGGCTTGTTGACCATGGCTCCATCTCATTGGTGTTGAAGATTGAGGTGGAAGCTGAGGGATGGTCTGTCCCTTGCGTAGTAATACCGGATCTTTCGCATTCGCACGTCTCCGTCTCATGGAGTGGGTGGGATGAGAAGATGCAGGGTTGGTCTGTCCCGAGAGTTGAACAGGCGGAACCTCCTGATGGTCCCGCAGAAGTTTATGGTGAGCATTTGTGCTCCTCTTTCTGGTTTGACGCGCTCTCGGTGTGAGTCGTCTGTTAGTCAAGTTCCCTGCCTACAAGTAATGCTAGTTCGTAGAAGTGACGTCGAAGCCCAACCGAGCACTTCGAACATCGGCGGTTGGTGGGGACCTCATCAAGCATCCCCAGTTAGACCCGATCAGTTTTCCTCGACGACGTAGTCGATGAGGAATGACTCGAGTCCATCCTTGTGTGCCGCGTCGCATGCCTCATGGATGCTGAGGTATGCGCCGTGCCAGCGTTTGCCGGGCCATTTGGCGCGAAGCGTGTTGCCGTTCAGCCTGGCGTAGAGCACAGGCCTGCCGGCTTGTTCGTCAGAGACCTCGGACACGATCGATCCCCTCGAACGCGCGGGCCTGCTCGCGGAGGCCGGCGATTGTGATCGCGGCGTCCACACGGTCGTCCTCGATCATCGCAAGCGTTGCCTCGCGGCGCCGACGCTCCAGGTCAGCCCACGATCCGCGATACCGGGTGATCGGTCCCTTGGTTGAAAGTCCCATGTTATTCGTCCTTCCAGTCGATGGTGAAGGTCCCCTCCGGACCTGGTATGAGCGCAGCGTCGAAGAACTCGATCGCCTTCCGGATTGCAGTCATGTTCGGCTTGCTGCCGCGCTGTGCTCGGAGCGCGGCGCAGCTGGTGAAGTAAAGCCCTGTGCCCAGCTCGGCATCGAGAGCGCGAACCGAAATGCCGTCCTCCCTGGCTCGCTTGCGGATGGCGTCTGCCAGCGGCTCGCCGAGGATCTTCAGCGGCAGCTCGTGAGAATTGAACAGGGTGACGCCCAGCTCCTGGGCGCGTTTAGTGATGTCCCACTTCGTGCGGTGCGGCAGAATGTGGGAGATGCCGGTGGCACCCTTGGTCGCAGCAGCACGCCTGATCTCCTCGTCCTCGCCGCGGGTGAATGGCGGCCGGCGGTAGGTGAAGCCGGTAGAGCTGCGCTTACCCGAGACCGATTGCCTCGACCGGCCCAGCAGCAGCGCGTGCAGATCGTGCAATCTCAAATGCCGATTGCGCCTGATGATGTCGATCTCGGCATTGGTGTACTGCTTGCCGCATCTAACGAAGAAGCCGTCACCGGACCTCTCGGCACCAGAACTTTTCGAGGCACGACGGGCATTCGATGACTTCGCTGGATTTGTCGCCTTCTTCGTGGAAGTCGTAGTCGCAAAAGGGACAATCGAAGTGGGTTCTGATGTACCCGAGGACATGTTCTGAGCAGCTATCACGGAGGTCACTCATGTGCGGGCAAACCGCTTGTTGATGTCGACGAAACGCCGCTCTTGCCGGCGCTGCCGTCCTCGATCTGATTTCGAGAACGGCTCGTGGTGTCGCTTCCAGGTGCTGGTTTCGAGCAGGAAGCGGAAGGCGGCGCCGATGGCGCGCTGCTCAGGATCTCCCTTGCAGCACGGGTGACGCATTCGGCGGTACTGTTGAAGCATTGGAGCGCTCCCTCTGCAGTCGGCAGGCGAGATAGGGGCCAGTGCTGCCGGTCATCTCGCGCAGCTCCAGCGGTTTCGGGCAGCCGATCTCCCAGTTGCCGCACTGCTCGCACGTCCCACCACGACCGCAGCTGTAAGTGCTTGTCACCTGTGTGCAGACGAGGCGAGGCAAGGGGAGATTGCTGTTGCCTTCGTCGCAGCCGGCGAGCAGCAACGCGGCGATAAGGATGATGGCTCGCTTCATGCGGCGAACCCCAGCTCGTGGCGATAGCGCTGAGGCTTCCGCGCCTCGTACCAGAAGGCGATGCGCGGCGGCTCTTCGTAGACCGCGATGACGGTCGGCGCCCGACCCATCTTCTTGGTGTACCAGCTGGCCGATTTGCGGAGCGTCCGGCCGCTCTCGCGGGCAGTGTCGATCAGCAGCAGCTCTAACTTGTCCGGGACATTGGCGCCGAACGGGATGAACGGGATGCCGAGGATGTGGGAGGCATAGACCGCGGCGACAGCGCCCGATCGGCCGGGGCCGGTGACGCAGCCGACATGCTCAACCCGCTTGTTGAAGAGAACGGTTCTGATGCGCTGAGCAAACTCAGCTTCGGAGACGATGCGGATGGTCATGCCACGGCTTTCTTGTTGATGGTGTCGATGATGCAGCGGTGTTCCAGGGGGTTGTGATCAGCCAGGAACTGCAGCGCTTTCTGGTGGTACTCGCTGCCGGCGTTGGCGTAGTCGACGACGAGGCGCCACGCTTCCAGGTCATCCCGGAGGCGGTCGCACTCATCGAGCTTCTGCAATTGCCAGGGACCGTTCTCGCTGCCGTCGCGGTCGAAGATGCCCCAGCCCTGGTCGAAGGCGATGTTGTTGTCGAAGGAAACTCTGTCCGGCATGTCGATCTCCAAGGGGGAAGGGTGCCCGCCCTCCGAAGAGGACGGGCAGTGGTTGGGATCAGCGGATGTTCTTGTTCAGAGCCCAGTACGGGTTGGTCCCGTCCTGCGGCTTGACGAACAGCGTCTGGTAGGCGTGATCGCGGGTCTTGATGACCTCGACCTGGCGGGTGCCGAAGCGCTGGCGATAGGCCGACACGATCTGGCCCGGGGCGACCAGGCGACCGTTCACCCACTTCGCATCCGGATGCGGCGGAGCAGCCTCGACGACCTCGGCCACGTCCTCGTCGCCGGCCTCGTCGTGCTCTTCCTCCTCGTTGAAGTCCGAACCGTCGCCCTCGACGACAGCCGCTTCGACGACGGCGCTGGCCGAGACGCGCGGCGGGATGACGATCGGGAAGATGCCGAACACATCGCCGTGGTGGTATTCGCGGTTGGCCGCCAGCTCGCTGTCGTAGAGCGTCTCGTCGACGGTGAGGGTCCGCTCGTCGTCGATGAACAGCCGGACGAACTTGGTCTGCGGGTCGGTCGAGATGTTCTCGAACACCCAGTCGCCACGGATGTCATCGCCCGACAGGTCGAACTGGAGAACGACGCGCTCACCCTCGTTGTCGTGGTAACCGGCGATCACGACCGGATGCGTGGCGTCGGCCAGCACCGAGAGGATCACCACCTCCGTGAGGAAGTCCTGGCTGTCATCGACTCGGTAGATCTCGAACGGCTTGTTGAAGTCGACCTTGCCGACCGGATACTTCGGCGGCGAGGGCGGTGCTTCGGGTGCCGGCAGCGCCTCGACAACCGGCTCTTCTGCCGTGATGGTGGCGAACACTTCTTGGGTCGAGACGCCGGCAGCGAAGACTTCCGAGGTCTCGGCGGCCGGCTGCGAACCGATCGCGGCAGCGAGCAGGGCGCCGTTGTCGGTCTCGCTGGTCAGGCCGGAGGCTTCCGTGCCGGCAGCTTGGTCAGCCTGCATGTCCGCACGGTTGAGGTAGCCGGACATGCTGACGATGGACGCCGTCTCGGTCGGAGCGGGCAACAGGTTGGTCGGCTGCTGCTGTTCGGTCGAGAGGACGCCGAAGGTGGACGTTTGGCCCATGGTGGGGTCCATTTGCAGTTCTCCTTTGGTGGTTGCGGCCGACTGGTTGAGGTCACCCCGTCAGTGACGGCGGCCCGCGCTTGGATTGACGGGGTGTTTCGCTGCGCGCCTATAGACCGGCGTTTGCATTTCTTGCAAGTGTAAATTTGCATTTAAGCAAACGTTCAGGTATAGGGAGGCATGCAGAAAACTGAATTGGTCTATGGGTTACCTTGGCTCCAGACGAAGCCGGAACGCGCTATCTTCGATGAACTTCAGTTCGCCTGCGTCTATGCAGCCGGCCCCCTCGGGGGTCGGCCGCTACGGCTCGGCGCCTCGACCAACCTCAAGAAGCGGATCGAGTGCCTGCAGCCCGGCAGCTGGGAGCCGCTGAAGATCCATCATGCGATCTGGACCTCGAACGAGGCCTTCGCCGTCAGGATCTTCAACGATGCCGCCGCCATGTTCGACAAGGCAAACCGCCGCCTGGTTGGGGACTGGTTCGACGTGACGCCGGACTTCGCCATCCAGGCATTCCGGATCGCGGCCGAGAAGGCCAACATCAGCTTCATCTCGCATGACGCCATGCTGGACAGGGTCAGAGCCATCCGGGAGAAGCGCCTGAACAGCGGCATCGTGGTCCGCAAGCGCTAGTTCGGGCAGGCCCATCAGGCGGCTTTCTCATTGTCGTTGCAGGGCCGGCTCACGATCGGGAGCAGGCCAAGCATGTGAATGTCGAGAGTGATCGGCTCCACCCAGGTGAAGCCGGCACGGTCCCGATGCGTATGGTTGAAGGTGACGGTGTGGACGACGACGGTGCCGAACGGCAGGCGCTTGCCCGGAGGCAGACCGATCGCGAACATCAGTCTTCTCCCCAGCAGTCTTCGCAGTCGAGGTCTTCCAGCGCCTCGGGGAGCGGCTGGCCATCGGTCGCGGGCCAGAACGGTGCCGCGAACATGCCGGCGCCGTAGGTCACCTCGCCGCCATTGACGCCGATCTTGGCGGCCAGCGCCTTCGACATCTCGGTTCCGATCTTTTCGAGCTGATCGGTGTAGGCTTTGACCTCGTCCGGCATCTTGGCGCGGTACATCGCCTCGATCATCTCTCCGAGCCTCAGTTGGTAGGCCATTTGCAGTTCCATTCGTTTGCATCAGAATTGCATGTCGTTTGCATTCAAGTAAGTGTTATTTCGCGAGTCCACCCAGAACGACAGCAAACGCTGCGGCCAGGAGGAGCGCGAGCCCCAGGTTTCGAACGCTGAGGAACTCGCGCGGGTCAGCCTGGAGTCTCAATTGATCTTCCTCATGAAGCCGATGTTGACCATCACGGCGCCGTACTTTTTGCAGAAGAAGCGGTCGCCCTTTTTTGATCTCGACCAGCAGCTCTTCGAGGTGTGAGCGGACCCGCTGCGTTACGGACGGGATCAGCTTCGTGCGGTCGTACTCCATGTCCATGATGACGAAGATCGCGTTCATGGTGGCCGGAGCGTAGGTTTCGAAGTCGGCGCCCATCCGATCAGCGGCGCGCCGTGCGCCTCCGTCGATGAACTCGTAGCTCGACGAGCACTTCTGCAGGACAGCGTAGGAGATCGTTGCCAGGGCGACGAAATCCGCGTCGACGTTTTCGGCCTTGGCGGGAGAAGAGAAGGCAAGCGCCAGCGTTACCGCCAGCGCCGCAATTGCGCGCAGTTTCATCGTCGTAGTTCCTTGTCGGTTATGGTTGTCGTCGCTGCTTGTAGGAAGCGAGGATCATGTCCATCACCTCAGCGACTCGGAGGCGGGACTCTCGCAGTTCACGGACAGCCCGAAAGCGCAAAGCGCGGCCGATCTTGTCCAGCTGCATCACCGGCATGTCTTCATAGCCATGGCGGTAACGCGGAATGTGGGAGCCCTGGTCGATGACGACGCGCATCACCTTGAGCCAGGGATCGTTGAGGTCGGGGTCGGTCGGGCTCTTCTTGTGCGCCTTCTCCAGCCCATAGAGCTGGTTGGAGGCGAGATTGAAGAGGTCTCGAACGTTTCTGGTCGGGATGCCGGACACGGTCGACGTCCCGTTAGGGTGATGACTCACCCTGATAGCGAGGCGGGTCATTGTACTTCTCCGCAACCGTTGCAGACATAGGCGTTCTGGTCGGGCGTCCATTCCCACTCAGACTCGATGCCGGCGTCAGTGCAGTCGCAGCCGATATCCTCCGCCTCGTACACCGGCTCGGGATACTCGTTCATGCTGTTGTCCTCCTCTGGGGCGTCCAGCTTCCATGTCAGGTTGCCGTTGCCGTCGCAGTTCCAGTCGGTGACATGGCCGTCCTTGACCATGCAGCCGGTGTAGAAGCCGGGCGACTCCACCTTGGCGCACAGGGTGCATTTCGCTGTTGTGACCATCACTCGCCCTCCGGGTCGTCGAAGTGCTCGCCGCTATCGATCGTGAGCACGTCGACCAGTTGGACCGGGCCGCTCACGGTGAGGTCTTCCAGGAACTGGATGGCCGCATAGCAGCCGCCATCGCCCATCTCGTCGCCCTGGAAGATGCGCTCGTGCTCGCCGCCGGACGGGTCGCGGTAGGTGATCTTGACCTTAACGCCCATTGGCTTCCTCCCGTCGCACCTCGGCATCGCGGATCTTCAGCAGCGCCAGGTCGAGATCATCCCGAAGCTTGCGGGCCTGGACGGTGTCCAGAACCTCGCAGCAGTGCGTGCCGCCCTTCGGACCGATCAGGTAGACGATGACGCGGTCGACCGGATCGCGGTCGAATGAGCCGCCGCTGGTGAAGCCGCTGATGAACTCACGCATCGTCGTCATCCTCGTCTTCCTCGTCGTCGACGGGGGTGAGCTGGTCGAACGTCCACTCGGCGCCGTTGTCGTCGAGGAAGACGGTCTTGCCGTCCTTGGTGGCGGTGACCTGATCGTCATAGAAGATCACCGTGCCGTCGCTGTCGTGGACGGGCGTTCCGTCATCCTCAATGCCGCTGATCCCGCAGCGGCCGGTCAGTCGCTCCAGCGTGCCGATGATGGCCGATCCGCTCGGCGAAACGTATTCGCGTGCCATCTCAGCCCTCCGACGACGTCAGCATGGTGGTGAACGTCTCGCCGTGAGAGTTCTCAACCTCGGACCAGTCGTCGATCAGCATGTTGAGGATGCCGACCAGTTCGAGCGGGACCGGCCCGTAGCAGGGGTAGGCGTCCTGCTCCTGGTGCTCGGCGATGCCTTGCAGCCAGGTGTCGAGGCGGGCGCGGTTGGTAACCGGGATGCCTTCCTCGTCCAGCTCCTCGTCGGACGGGTGCTCGTCGATCCAGGTGATCAGATCACCCAGCTCGTCCGCACTGCCGATCGCCAGCATCCACGCCCTGTCGAGCTGCGCCTTCGGCAGCGACTCGAGGATGGTGCGGGCTTCGAGATCGACGTCGTTCATATCGCGGATGCGATAGCCGGCGTTGATCATGATGTCGCCGATGGCGGACAGTGTGTCGCTGTCCCACTCCACGCCATCCATCTGCTCCTGCATGGCAAGCATTGCCTGATGATCGTTCATTATGGCCTCTCGGGTTTGGCGATTTCGGTGTCGATGGTGGCGTCGATGACGTGTCCGTGGCGCCCGCGCTTCTGGTACCTGTCGTGATCGACGAGGAACCATTTCTCGACGTGCTGGCATTTGGCGACGACGCCGACCTTGCCCTTCGGCACCCAGTGCGCCCAATCGCCCCACGCCGCGTTGACGACGAACTTGTCGCGGTTCTCGATCCAGAACAGCTTCTCGTCGCGGATGAGGGACTGGCCTTTCTCCAGCTTGACGCCGAAGAACTGCTCGTACTGGTCGGGGTGCCAGTGGCGGAACGTCTCGACAGCGATGTCGTACTCGCTCCGGTCAGGCTTGCCCTCGATCTTGATGATGCGCTGGAAGGCGATCGGGTGGATCATTGCGGCGATCGACCACTGACAGTCCTCCTCGTACCAGCCGGCCTCGGCTCGCATGTACTTCGGGACCGCCGCATTGCGCTCGCGGGACAGCTTGATGCCGCCGTGACCTGCGGTCGAGACGGACCAGATGCCAGGCGCCAGCTCGCGCTTGTCCTGGATGGCGCCCCACGGCGACGACTTGGGGCATTCGCAGCGCTCATACTGGGTCATCTCAGTCCTCGAATTTGATCTTGCGGAAAGCGAGATGGCTCTTCGCATAGGGGGTGATCTCGCCACGGTCGTAGGCGAGGGCGTAGGTCGGACAGCGGACGAACACGCAGTTCGATGGTTCGTCGTCCGAGTCGCTTTCGTCGTGCTCGGTGGTGAAGCCGAAGTGGCATTCGTCGAAGTGCTTGTCGCCCTTCCGCAGCGGTCGCCACCACCACTCGTCATCGTCGAGCGACCAGCCGGCATCGATCGCCGCCTGATGGATGCGGTGGGCCTTCTCGATCAGGTCGAGGCCCTTGAGTGCGGCGACGACCTGACTGCGACGGATGCCGTGCATCGACTGGATCACATGTCGGATGTCATGGGTGAACAGCGGTTGCATGATCAGTCCTGCGGGAAGTGGGCGACGATCGCCTCAAGCTGCGTGCAGAGCGCGTGATGGCCGACGAATTGTCCGGTCTGCCACCACAGCCACTGAAAGGTGAAGGGAAGATGCGGGCATGCATCGTTCCCTTCGAGGCCGGCTTGGAGTCCGGCGTCGTAGTAATCGAACGGGTTCATCGGAAGCCCGGACCAGCTGGAGTCAGGTCGTACTTCTCGCCGAGCCACTTCACGAATGCCGGCGGCGCCTCGCCTTGCTCGAAGGCGGAGAGCATCCGGCTATCGCTGGGATCGTCGCGGCTCTTGCGGTCGTCGGTGACCAGCTCCTCGTAAGCCCACTGCTGGCGGGCCTGGCTCTTGCAGTCATCCTCGTACCGCAGCCAGGCGAACTCCTGCGCCACCAGCTGGGCCGCGCTGTGAGCGTCGATCAGCCCGCCGCCGGTGTAGATGTAGTCGCCGCGATACATCGAAGCCTTGCCGTCCTTGCAGACAGCGTGCTTCAGCATCGCCGGGATCACCTCCCAGTCGTATGACCAGTAGCTGAAGAACTCCTCGTCGTTCGCGGTGAGGATGTCGTAAATCTCGAGACACCACAGGCCGAGAACGATCGACTGCGAGCGCATCTCGGCCGAGCCGCACTGCTCCCGCATCTCGATCCATTCCACGCGGATCGCGGCCATGGAATGCGAGTCCTTCTTGGCTGCCTTTTCGAGCTTCGCGACCTGCGCCTCGGTTTCGAGCGTCCACTCGTTGAGGCATTCCCACACGCAGAGGGCCGCCTCCACCTGCAAGGCGGTGTAGGTCTCGGGTGTCATTCGGCCTGCAATATTGGGTCTGACTCATTTCTGATGAAGTTTGCCGGGCGACTGTGGTTCTCAAACGGAGAATCAGCGCCATGCGGACGGACTTTCAAATCTCATCGCTAGTACCGAGTGGTTTGGTGTTTGATGGTGTAAGTGACTCAATGGATTCGCTTATTCTGGCTGTTAGGTCGGAAGCTGCGGAGGCTCGGTGCCCTTTGTGCGCGACAGCGTCGAGCCGCATCCATAGCCGCTACGTCCGGCACGTTGCCGATTTGCCATCAGCGGGCAGAAAGGTGCGCCTCCGATTGCTCACGCGGCGCTTCACATGCGAGGTGCCGCATTGCCGCCGGCGGATCTTCGCGGAGCGGTTCGGAGAAGACGTCGTTCCGCTTCGACGGCGTCGGACGGCACGGCTCGAACACATCGTGCATCACCTGGGGTTGGCGCTCGGCGGCCGGCCGGCAGCAGGCTTCGCCAAGCGGCTCATGCTGCCTGTCAGCAACGGTACCTACTGCGGGTGGTCCGCCGGCGGACGGCGATGCCGACGGATCCATTGCTTGTTGTGGGCATCGATGACTGGGCGTTCCGGAGAAACCGTCGGTACGGGACCATCGTGTGCGATTTGGAGCGTCGGCGGATCGTTGCCTTGCTGCCCGACCGGGAAATGGCGACCGTTCAGGCGTGGCTGTCGAAGCACCCGGGCATCAGCATTGTGTCGCGAGATCGCGGTGGTGGATATGGCGAGGCAGCAGCCAAGGCGCTCCCGAACGCCATCCAAGTCGCCGACCGCTGGCATCTGATGGAAAACGCGAGCGCGGCCTTCCTTGATGCGGTGCGCCGCTCCATGAGCAAAATCCGAACCGCAATCGGGGCGACGACGATCGATCCTAAACTGCTGACCTGCGCGGAAAAGCTTCGCTATCAGGGCTATCTGCGACGCCAGGACAGCCATGCCGCAATTGCCGCTCTTGTCAGCGACGGTGTGCCGCTCAAGGAGATCGTCCGCCGCACAGGACATAGTCGCAATCTGGTTCGCCAAATTAGTCGCGGCGGCGGTACGGATATGTTCCGCACTCGTCAAAGCACCCTGGATGGGCACCTGCCGTTCCTGGACGCGCGGTGGTCAGGCGGCTGTCGCAACGGTGCCGAACTCTGGCGCCGTTTGAGAGGGCAAGGCTTTAGGGGATCGCTGCGCGTGGTGGCGGAATGGGCCACGCGACGGCGACGCTCCGAGACTATCAGCCGTCAACAATTGCAGAAGGTCCCCGCCGCCAGGACGATAGCGCAGTTAATGACGACGAAGCGCGACCACCTAACCAAGGCCGAGACCGTCACGGTTGCCGCTATTGAACAAAGCGTTCCTATGCTGGCCGATGCCCACGCTCTCGTTGGCCGCTTCCACGCGATGATCCGAAAGAGGATCGAGATCGAGCTCGAACCTTGGATAGATGAATCCAAGCGGAGCCTCATCGGCTCGTTCGCGAATGGCATCGCCAACGATAAGGGCGCGGTGCACGCGGCTATCACGCAACCCTGGTCCAATGGCCAAGTGGAAGCTCAGATCACCAAGCTCAAGCTGGTCAAACGGCAGATGTACGGGCGCGCTAAGCTCGATCTCCTTCAGGCTAGGCTGATTGGCGCGCCATAAAAACAAAGACGATCATCGAATATGCGTCAGAGCCAAATTTGTAAGCCGATTGACACTGGAGCCCGACTCGAACACAAATATCTGGACGAGAAGCATGAGCTGGATTGCCGGTCAGGGGCCAGCCGCACGCCTCAACACCGGACGTTCGAGAACCAGACCCGGTGCATCTTATACAAACTGCGCCCGTCTCAGTTCCTGCTCCTGATCTGATCAACTTTTGCATGACGATATTGAAGGCCGACAAAAGGAGACCGGAATGGCCCCATTTGACAACGTCAACCCATCCGAGGCTCGGATGCATAACCTCGATCCACAACAGGAAGAGACGGCGCAAGCAGACTTTGAGCATCGGCTTGGAGAGGCTCAGCCAATCCTCGCATCATTAGCTTCACCCGCGGCTGGATCGAACCCGACGGTAACGGACGGCAACAAGAAAGCGCAAGCTATCCCTGAGAACGAACGGTGCGCGGCTGCATCGTTCGTGAGAACGCGCGGTCAGCTTGCCGCAACGTTGACTTGCGCTAACCTTGCGGAACTCAGAAGAGACATCGAACTCGCTGCGCAAAGATCAGCACAATGGCCAAGAGCGACTGGATCGTCAGCCTATCGCGTCGACAGTGACCGCGTTTACGACGACGTGGTGGCATCGTCATACACGGAGCTGCAGCGCTTTCAAAACCACGCCAGCCACTGCAGGCCACATGTGTTGGACCGTCAAAGCGCGATGGCCCATTTGCGTTCCATGGCGGCTTTGCGTTACGAGCAAGCTCCCTGGAATATCTGGGGAGGCCAACGACTAGATCTGGGCCGCGCAGCGGCAGAGCACATGAGGGGCGATACCAATTCTTCGCCTTTTGTGTCACTGTCCGAGGACGCCTCACTACTGCTCGTTTCGCCGGACGACGACAAGGAGTTTGGCGCCAAAGTCATCGCGGAAAACGCGAATGAGTTGCACACCTACACGGTGCCGAGGGTCACAACTTGGACGGCGGAAGACATCGTCAGTATTCTCGAGGATGGAACCGAAAATGATGAACCCGATCTGGCATGGGTGAGTGATAGCCCAACCGAAGAGCGTGAGGTACTATTTCTGGGTGGGAATCTGGACGACTTTCGGACGGCCAGCGCATCGAATCCGTACAAAAAGTCAGGAGCAAAAGGCTGATGACGCAGGCTCCGGAAAGGGTGATTTGCCTTTTCCGATGCTTGGAAAAGTCGAAAACAGCGTTCATGCTATAATCCTCCGGTCCGTCTGCCCGGCGAGGGGGAGCGTCAACAACGCCGGCCCTGGCTGGATCCGCTTAAATATGATGTTCTCACGAGGGCCGCGGGCAGCGCGCGGACGTAGCGAGATCATCTGGACGTTCAACCGAGAGGTATTGGCTCAGCCCCATACGACGACTGCATGAGCCGCCGATCTTCCACCTCAAAGATCGAATGGAGATCGGCGACATTCATGAGTTAGCTGAGCAACAAGTTCAGGCAACTTGATCCTTCCCTGACGAAAAGACGGCTAGAAAGAGTCTGGCAGTCCTGACGATCGAAAAGATCCGTATCATGCCCGGCGAAGCTGTCCACACGATGGAGGATCAAATCTACGAAGCGCCCGTCTGCTCTGTGCTCTTCGTTACCAGATGAACTTTGCGCCGTCCGGCACTTCGCAGATGAATTCGCCTTGATTCGCGAGTTCGGTGGTCCCGACGACAAGTTTGGAGGCTCGCACCGTCAGCTTGCCTTCGCGGCTAAGGCTATGGCGGATGTACTCGGTCACGGCATGTCCGGAGCTGTCGACCGTTTGATGAGCATTGGCGAAGCTGATGCCGCTCTGGCTGGTCACCCTGAAGGCATTGATGACCAGACCGGCCTGCGTCGCCGACGCAGGTTTGTGTCATTCGGCCTGCAATATTGCAGGCCGAATGACACTCGCGGGCGTCGGCGACGTAGTCCTCGCCCCAATGCAGGGCGAGGGCCGGGGCGTTCGCCTCGAAGTCATCCCATTTGACGCGGCCGAAGTCCGGGTTGCTCTCCCAGACCTTCACGAACGTGCCGCGCCGCTGCGGGCCGGACCCGGTGAACTGGCCGGTGTTCTTCAGGAAGGCTGCGGCGTAGGCGACGCGGTCGCCCGGTGCTGGCGCTGACATTCACGCCTCCACCGATTGCCAGCCAGCCGGTATCCGGCCGCGCGCCGCGACCTGATCGACAGCCGACACGTCCAGCTTGAAGAGGCTGGCGACGCCCTTCAGGTGATCGGCGAGCCGGTCGTAATCCCAGCCACGGTGAAACCAGTTGTCGCGCTCGTCGTGAACGCTCTGGAGGCGGGTGAGCAGCCGCTGATGCTCCTTGAACCACGGTGGCACGACCTGACCGAAATGCTCGATCAGATTGTTGACCGCGTTGCCGCCGGAGTTGGGCTTGTAGAACGGCATCTCGGACATGTCGTCCATCCGCGGATCGTACCTGTCGTCCGGGATGAAGTTGCCGGCGATGCAGCAGCGACCGGTCGGGTCGCGGTACATGCACATGTCGTCAAGGCCGGTCGACGGGCCGGGGGACGTGGCGAAGAACGCACAGGCAGTGTCGAACACTTCCTGAGCAGTGGGTGTGTTGGTGAAAACGTGGGGCATGGGATGTCCTGTCAGGTGCTCGTGGGGGACGACAGCAGCTCGCGGAGGGCGTCGGCGCGGGTCCAGCAGTCCGACGCATTGCCGACCTCGTTCCATTGGAACGTGTGGGTCAGGGCCTTGTGCTCGGCCGCCTCGATCTCGGCGCCGATCTCGGCCGCGCTCTTGCCGGTGGCCCAGCTGAGAGCGTTGTATCGGGCGTAGGATTGACCGCGCATCGCCCGTCCTCAGAACTGGTAGACGTTGTTCTGGGTGACGATCAGCCGGCGCTCGAAGTCGATCGAGCGGAGGGCGGAGGTGATGGTCACTTCCCCCTTGGCGCCGCCGCGCTCGTCGTGGTCCTCGCCCATCTCGACGCGGGCCTTGATGACGCCGGACAGTGGTATCCGCTCGATCGGCGCGCCGATGCAGTCAGTGAAACCGAGAAGCTTGCAGGTGAACATGCGCATGGGGTGGCTCCGTTGGTGCGCGGTCAATGCGCGAATGCAAACGCAAATGCAAGTGCAAATGCGCCCTAATTCGAGCAAATTCGTATGAGATAAGGAGGGGGTTCCGAGGGCAGATTCACCGCCCCGGAAATTCGAGAATAATTCCCGAGAAAATGGGCCGAGCGACAATAACCGGACGGCCCGGGGTATTTTCGAAGGCCGCCTCCAGCTCCTCGATCGTGCCCATGAGCACGGGGACGGAGGCTCCTCTCTGAGAGAGGACACAGGCCGCCTCAGCCAGTATTGCCGACTGGACCGGGGTGATGCCGGACCTGCCCGAATAGGCACGGTACAGCGCATCGAGACGAGCACGCATCGGTTCCTCCGGTGATGTGAGACGGGGCGGAAAGCCCTGCGAGACAGGCACTTCCCAAGACGACGACGAACGAAATAGGGGCCGCCCATCGAGGGCCGCCGGAGCAGCTCAATCCCAAGCCAGTGACCTACAGGCAGGGAGAGATGCAGGGATGAGAGAGGGAGGGAGAGGCACTGTACCTGGCCTCATCGACCTCACCGGTCAGACGCAGATTCTCGACTTTCGGATGCAAACGGCCTGCAAACCGCAGAAGTTGGCCGCGTCGACCTTACCCTGCACATAAAAGCACATTTGCATTTTCTCGATTTCCTGACGTATCGGACACTAAATCTAGTGCCGTACATGCCAAAATCGGTACCTCAGTCCGCAAATCAGGGGGTGGCGAGCCCATTTTCAGGGGGCCACCCACTAGATGTTGAATATTCAGGGGGGCAGCGACCCCATCATGAGGCCGGCGAAGGCGAAGGCCATCAGGATCAGGGCGCCCGTCGCGAGATCCACGCGGGTGTTGAGCAGCTTCATCATGGCGGATCCTCAGGCGTACCTGGCGAGGGGCTTCTCGCTCACGGGGTGGTGGACGGTGCCGTCCTTGATGGTCACGCGATCGGCGGACCAGACGGTTGCGGGGGCGTTCAGCGAGGCGTGGCGCATGGCGAAGGTGATGTCGCCGAAGGGCTCGCACTCGGACCGGCCGGACCGGAACGTTTGAACGATGAAGCGAGGCACCTCGGTACGGGGCTTGGCCTGTGTGACCGTGGGGCGGGACGCGGGTTTTTCCTGAGGGTCAGGAAAAACTCGAGGCGCGGTCGCGTCCGCTTTCTGGATGGTGGCGGTGACGAGCGAGCGCAGGTATCCGGTCTGACGAGCGGTCAGCATGGCGTGGTCTCCGGTGGGTGGCAGTGGAAGCGCTTTCAACGCTGAGCGAAGCGGGCCTTGCGACGGGCATAGCCGGGCGTCGGAGGCTGGAAGCGGGGGCCAGTGAAGGGCGTGTAACGCAGGTGGGGCTCTTTGGCCTCGAAGTGGGTATCGGCCCATGTACGGCGGGCGAGCTCGATCCTGTGCTGGCCTGCGAGCGTCTCGGGGCTGACTTCCGCTTCCGGGATCATGAGGCGGGTCTCAGCCAGTGTGGTCCGGCTCTCTTCGCCGCTCTTGGGCGTGATGAGCATTTCCCGACCACCCGGAAAATTTGAAGCCAGCCAGTCCGCGTCAGACTGGGGGCGGGGGGTCGTTTTCGCATTGGCGAATGCACGATTTTTCCGGGGCATGCTCACACTCCGTGGAGGGCACAAAAAAAGGCCCCCGGCGGTGAGGCCGGGAACCTTGCGATTTGCGGGGGCGAGTGGCGGGGGCTTAGGCCGCCTTGCGCTTCCGGGACTTCTTTGCGGGGGCTTCCGCCGTGGGGGCTTCCGCCGTCTCTTCCACCTTGCCCTCTTCCGCCGGAGCGGGCGGGGGCAAAAGCAGGATGACGTTTTCCGCCGTGGGGGCTTCCGCCGAAACCGACGCGCCGACCTTGGCGTTAATGTGCGCCTGCAGCGTCATCAGTGCATCGATCGAAAGCGTATCCACTGCAGCCATGATCGCCGCCAGTTTCTCGCTTTCGGTCAAAGGCGCGGGGGCTTCCGCTTCCGCCGACTCGGGGGCTTTGGCTTCCGCCTTGGCTTCCGCGCCTTCGCCGCCCTTGTCTGCCTTGTCCGCCTTGGCCATGTCGTGCCATTCGGCCAAGCGGGATTGCATGATACCCCACTGCCCGGAAAGCAATTCGCCGACCTTGGCGTTCCACATGGTTTCGGCCGATTCGACCGACGCGGCGCGGGCACATTCCAGAATGACCGGCGCGTGGTTCAGCCTCATGAAAGAGGCAAGGCGCGTTCCGTAGGTCCGCAGAGTCTGCAGGGAGTCGATAAGCTTGACGTTGACCGGCTTACCGTTGCTGCCAGTGGCGCCGGTATGCTTCAGTTTCACGTATTCGCTTGCGAGCTTGTTCCGCTCGCTTTCGGCCGCCTTGAGTGCATCGCCCGAAAGCCGGTCAAAGCTGGCGGTAGCGGACATGATCGCCGCCGCATGGGACTCGGTGCCGCGCCAAATCATCTTGCCAGCCTTGGCGACCGGAACCAAAATGTCGCGGGTGAAAATCCACGCGTCTTTCTGCGGATCATAGTTGTTATCCGTCAGAACGGCGCGGATTTGTTCGCCGCAAAGATTCAGCGCCAGCATGGTGACGGCGTTGTAGGTCGACGACTCGGCCGCGCCAAGCGACTTAATCGCAAGGTCCGCCGCACGAGTCTGGATCGTATCGGCATACTTTTCCGTTGCGGACTGCAACACGTTGGTTTCTGCCATCTCTTGCGCGGTAGCGGCGCGGGTATCGGTAGCGGTAGCCATTTTCGTTTCGCCTTTCTCGTTTCGCCCCCGTCTTTTCCAGACCATCCGGAAAAATCCGAGGTTTTGGCATGGCTCTCCCGTTCTCTGCGAAGGTCATTCGCGAGGTGGAAAAACGCGCGGGAAAGCCCGCTTGCCTCTCCCGCTATATGCGGGCACAAAATCACCATACGAAACGAGACTTGAGTTTAGAAGCACGAAAAAACAGTAGTAAAATCAATTGTTTGCAAGGAAAAAATCGGGGTTTTGTATTCCCTCGAAACAAAATCGAGCAAAGAAAATGTAAGCAAATCAATTCGTTAGCATGTATGCAAACGATGATTCCAATTCAGAAAAATGATAGATCTAGACAATGGAAAGATTTAGATCGAAACGAGAACAAACATTCAACTATGGTATGATTGACAAGGGTTTCCCAGCACTCGAATCGATACCCTACCAAAGTCTAATTTTTTATTGGACATGGGGACTGGGTTGGCCAATACCCATCAACTTCGCACCGCTAAAAGGCCATTTCCCCCAATCGACTGGGCGATGATATGAAACTTGGGCCTGAGCTTTGAAATCCAGGGCCGTGGGAGGCTCTGCGGCCCGCCTATGTAGGTTCCGAGGGGTGAAACGGGCGGCCCTTCCTGGGCCTTCCCTGGGTTTTGGGGGGGGCGTTTGCATTACCACAAATCCGAGGCCGCGAAAAGCGGTATGCCCTTCCAAAAGACCCCCCTGTTTTGGGGCCCCACGGCCACCGCCGCACTGGCAAAAGGGGATTTGTCCCGTGTCCTGGGACGTGGGACAGCCGACCTGAATTGCCGCATGGGTAGCGAGGGCTTCGCCCTGGAATAACAGACCAGTCACCGCCGCGGCCGGCGCGCGGCAGCGAGACCTCGGGCTGGGGGCCATGGGGTGAGATCTCGCCGTCGTGGGGTGGTTGGGGTTCTCAGCCTTGGAGGAGCTGAGGTCTTCATCGAACGCTCATTCAGGCCGCTCGTCAATGAGCATGGGGTCATTCTTGAGCCGCGGCCTACGGGTGGGAATGACCACGACGATCGCCACGCTGATCGACCACGACAAAGCGGCGGCCTATTACACGTGAAGATGCTCTTCACGATCCGTTGGCTTGAGCGGCCCCCCTTCGTGCGGTGGGCTCTCCTCACCTGGGCCACGAAGCCTGGGCGCGGCGGACCGCGGCCGGCGAGCACTTCGCGCTACCGAAATCTCGGCTGGCTGCCGAACAGATGGACGACATTGCCAACGCGCATCGGCGCGGCTGGCCGACTTCATGGCTGCGGATCTGTCCGCGCTCGACCTTCTGGTGGTCGAAATCGACGGGGTGCATCCCGGCGACGATCTTGTGGTGGTGGCCGCGACCGGGTTAGGGCCGCGTCTAACCGACCACTTCCAAAGCCATAATCACTGTACTGCTAGAACTAGTAGGTTCGCTGTTCTCAGTTCCCAGCTAAGCAAGTAGAGCCGTTTTGGAAGAAACCTGTCCTGAACATAAGGCCAGAAGGACCTGAAAAGTGCAATTGACGGTGCTAAGCAAGTCAGGAACTCGCAGAAAATGGAGAACAAGCATGGCAAACTTACGCCAGGACGACAAGTCTACACCAGGAGCAGATGATGCAGCTCGCCGTGCCGGCGAGCGGGCTGCCGAGCAGACCAGCCGTACCGGACAAGCTGCAGCTGATCAGACCGCGCATGTTGGACAAGGTGCCGCTCAAGCCGGAGAAGAAACGGCCCGATCAACTTCCGACTTTCTTAAGCAGAACCTCGAGACGGTGCAGAACGCATGGCGGATCGGCCTGGAAGCGACGACCTTAGCCGTGGGACGCTCTACCGAGCAACTTGGACGCACGCTCGGCGTCTCAGGAGAAGGGGTGCAACAGGCAAAAAAGGCAACGGAACGGTCGGCGCGCAATGCGCAAAAGATCCTTTCCACCAGTAATGCTGCTGCCAAAGTGATGAATGGAATTTCTGAAGAGTACAGCCAGATGGTTCGGCATCAAGTCGGGAAGAACATGGACTACATCAGCGAGCTGTGGACCTCGCGGACCCCTCAGGAATTTGTAGCCGCACAAAGTGATATTGTGCGGGAGTCTGTGGAAATTGCTCTGGAGGGTAGTCGTCGGATCGCCGACCTGTCGCTCAAAGTGGCCGAGGAAACCGGAAAGCAGATCAAGTGAAGTATGGAAGGAGTCCGATTGCCCCATGGGAGCGTTCTTCGTTGTAGTCGCCGCGCTTCCCCAGACAGCGCTCGTCGGATGGCTGCGCCGGGCTGTGTTGCTGGGCTGCGGCCTGATTCCGGTCCTTCGTGCCCGAGGCCCAGGCCGTCGGCGTGAGCCGCTCCAGCCTGAGCTATCCGCCCACGGCGACATCAACCCCTGAGTCGGTTCTGCAGCGCCTGCCGATTGGCAACGACGTTGCTAAGGTTCAGCTGGTCTGGCTCCCATCCTTGCGCCAATTGCCTAACCAGCTCCCGCGTGCCGTCCACGACAAAGACGCCGCAATCATAAGTGTTCTGCTGCTGGGCCATGTCGGCTAGCTCCAGGGGGAGGTTCAGCCTTCTTGCGAGATGTGCTGCATCTCTGTTGTTGAGTCCGCCGTAGGAATCGTAGTGATAGGCGACCGGCCGCCACCGGTCGCTGCGATCTACGAACAGCAGCGACCAATGGTTGCCGCGGCTATTAGGATCTTCAGGATTGCCATTAATCACGGGCAGGAACAGGAAGTCGGCTGTATCATTACCATTATCGTCATAGACGATGCGCTGGAACTCGGTTAGCACGACGCCATCGTCGTTAGAGCGCAGATAATTTAGGGCGATGAGGGGATTCACGAACCGCGTCCGGGCGGCGAGATCCGGATCGTTCCTCTGCAAATCCTGCTCCTGGAGCCCGTAATCCCTGTCGATATGCTGGTCGCCCAGCCATTCTGTGTCATCGAGCACCAGCCCGTGGCCGTGAGACGAGACTGTCGGATCTAAAGCCCCGATCTGAGCATTAGCGGAGGTGCTCGGAAACGGGCGTACAGAATTAGCATCGTCACGTGATTCGGACGGCGTGGGCGCAGTCAGATCGACCAATGGAAAACCGCGGTAGGCGTCTGAGCGAGCCCTGGCAAAAGGCGCCGCCGCAAAGTGAGCATCGTCGCGCAACTCGGACGGCGTGGGCGCATCCAGATGCACCAATGACTCAAGACCGCCGTAGGTGTCTGAGCGAGCCCTGGCAGCGGGCGCCGGCGCAAAGTGAGCATCGTCGCGTAATTCGGACGGCGTGGGCGCATCCAGATGCACCAATGACTCAAGACCGCCGTAGGTGTCTGAGCGAGCCCTGGCAGCGGGCGCCGGCGCAAAGTGAGCATCGTCGCGCAATTCGGACGGCGTGGGCGCATCCAGATGCACCAATGACTCAAGACCGCCGTAGGTGCCTGAGCGAGCCCTGGCAGCGGGCGCCGGCGCAAAGTGAGCATCGTCGCGCAATTCGGACGGCGTGGGCGCATCCAGATGCACCAATGACTCAAGACCGCCGTAGGTGCCTGAGCGAGCCCTGGCAGCCGGCGCCGGCGCTGCTTCCAGCGTCGGCCACATACTCCAATCAAAGTCGAGCGGCATCTGCGGCGACCAGGTTGAGGCGGACCACGCAGGTTGCTGCCGTCCAGCTTGGACTATGTCCTGCGCCTGCCCAGGGGGAACCTCGGGCCACGATGGGCCGTCTTTCCCCATCAAACGCAGATCCCGGTCGTAACCTTCCGGGAGGACCAATGGCCGACTGACAGCTCCCTGCGGCGCGCTGTGCTGCGCGGCGGCGCCCGCGACGTACGTCGCGGCCGCATGCGGCGCCGTTGCATCTTCGTGCCCGCTCGCCTGCATCATCGGCTGCGCATGCCATGGCGATGCACCCTGTTGATGGGTGGGGGCCGGGGTCGCGGCGATCTCGCTCAGCAGCCGCTCAATAGCAAGGCCTTGCGGATTGTCTAGGGTCCTCGGCCTCTTCGCTGGCCTTAACTCAGCTGCATCCTGTTCATCGTTGATGAGGATCTCCTCGCTTGGCGGGAGGTTGCTCCTGGCAAGTGCAGCCATCGGCTCTTCCGAGAACTGCTGGCCGTCCCGGCGCCAGTTCAGGGGACGAATGGAATCTCCGGGATCCGATGCCTGGTCGTGCCGCGCGACTGGCTCGAGAGATGACGACGGGCCGGGTTCGTCCATCAGCCCCAAAACCAAATCCTGCTCGTGGCGTTCCGCAGGAAGCAGTTTCTCTGGCCAACTGCCAACTTCCTGCGAGCTGTGCTGCGCTGCGGCGTCGCCGGCCCGCCTCGGCTCCATCAGTGCCGCGCCTTCGGGATCAGGACCGGGGGAAATATAGCGCTCGCGCTCCATCGCTTTAGCGCCCGCCTGTGATTTTCGGAGTTGACCTAATGCGGCATCGATCGTCCGGATGCCACCGAAGTCCTTTTTATAGGCCTCGACATCTTCATCCAACGCCCCGCCGGAAAGCCGAGTAGCAATGCCCTTCTTGTTATTTTCACGCAGGTGGTGACCGAAACTGCGAAGAGCAGTCGCATACACACCGCCGGTACTTGTCGCTGCTTCGTTTTGGTACTCTATGATGAGAGCCGCGTCCTGGAGGTAAGGATTTAGCTCAGTGGTGGCTGTGACCGTCACTCCGCCCGTCGACTGAAAGGTCCGGAGAAGACCTATTGACCTAATAAGGAGGCGACTGCCCTTACCCTTTTCGATGAACTCACGCGCATCATCGGTCAGCGACTCTTTTTCGAGCCGATCAACAATGCTCGTTTTGTTATTTGCCAAGAGCCAGCGGCCAAAGGCGCGAAGCGGGCCTACAAGGTCTTTGGCGGTGCGTTCGGCGGCGTTGCCACTGCGGAGGGCCTCCTCAAGCCCCGAAATAAGGGGAGCATCCTCGGAATAAAGAGGCTTCCTCCGCCCTCTCAAAATCCCAGTTGACTGAGCCGGCTGCGGCGCCGACGACGACGGGCCGGGTTCGTCCATCCGGCCCAAATCCTGATCGTGGCCTTCCGCAGGAAGAAATTCCTCTGGCCAACTGCCAGCTTGCTGCGACGCACTGTGCTGCGCAGCGGCGTCGCCGACCTGCATCGACTCCATCAGGGCCGCGTCTTTGGGATCAATATGCCGCTCGAGCTCCATCGCGTTAGCGCCGGCCTGCGATTTTCGGAGTTGAGCCAGAGCGGCACCGATCCTCGAATCAGCACCGGCGCCCTTCTTATAGCTATTGATATCTTCATCCAACGCCCCGCCGGAAAGCCGAGTAGCAATGCCCTTCTTGTTATTTTCACGCAGGTAGTGACCGAAACTGCGAAGAGCAGTTGCATACATCCGGCCGGTACTTGTCGCTGTTTCTTTTTTGTACTCGTTGATGAGATCCGCGTCCTGAGGGTGAGGATTTAGCTCAGTGCGGGCTGTGACCGTCACTCCGCCCGTCGACTGGAAGGTCCGGAGATGGTTCAATTCCTCTGACCAACTGCCAGCTTGCTGCGACGCACTGTGCTGCGCAGCGGCGTCGCCGACCTGCATCGACTCCATCAGGGCCGCGTCTTTGGGATCAAAATGGCGCTCGGGCTCCATCGCCTTAGCGCCGGCCTGCGATTTTCGGAGTTGAGCCAGAGCGGCACCGATCCTCGAATCAGCACCGGCGCCCTTCTTATAGCTATTGACATCTTCATCCAACGCCCCGCCGGAAAGCCGAGTAGCAATGCCCTTCTTGTTGTTTTCACGCAGGTAGTGACCGAAACTGCGAAGAGCAGTTGCATACATCCTGCCGGTACTTGTCGCTGTTTCTTTTTTGTACTCGTTGATGAGATCCGCGTCCTGAGGGTGAGGATTTAGCTCAGTGCGGGCTGTGACCGTCACTCCGCCCGTCGACTGGAAGGTCCGGAGATGGTTCAATGCCGCAAGGATATTCGAGGGACGCCTCTTTTCGAACTCGCGTGCATCATGGGTCAGCGACGGGTCGTTGAGCCGAGCAACAATGCTCGTTTTGTTATTTGCGAAGAGCCAGCCGCCAAAGCTGCGAAGTGAAGTTAGATAGTCCCCAGCGTTGCGGTGGGTGGGGTTGCCGATAAGGGCCTTCTCAAGCCCCGAAATAAGGCGAGCGTCCTCGGAATAAAGGAGATGCTTGCCCTGCCGTCCTATCAAAACCCAAGTTGACTGAGCCGACTGCAGCGCCGAGGCGGCCGGCATTGCTCCACCACCTCCATCTGAGTTGGCGATCTCGCTCAATTGCCGCTCAAAGGTCGCCGCGGCTGCGGACGGAGCCGCGGGTGAGCTCTCTTGCGGGCCCGTGCTGTCCGATTGTTCATGCACCGACTTGGTCGAGGGGAAATCCATCCGTTCTCACCTTCAAAATATGAACATGGGCTTCGATCTGACATGCTGGGAATCAGCAACAAACCACCCTTTACGGCCCTCGACAGGCGCGCACCGTGAGCATCGGCAGCCGATGTTTTTGCAAGGCGACCAGCCCTGTATGTTTTGTTAAATGGGGAAGCTGTCGAGAACCTGATGACGACAATTGCCGCGCCAAGACAGCATGGTGCATGTGCCTGCGCGCTTCGCCGTCAACAGCCGAGAGACCGAAGATACCGAAGATTCAGAGACAAAATACTGCTTCTCATCGGTGAGGCGTACGGCCAGCTTTCGCGGCTCCAGCCAACATCTTGACAGGATGCGCTGAACGCGCGAGGCAAAAATCGAAACGCAACCACTTTTGGTGCCTTACAATTCAGTATTGATCTTAAGACGCCTATTGCTGAATCGGCTTGCAAATTTTGGACGCCGATCCCCCGGCTTAGGGGGGCAGAATTGCAGAATGACACCCACGTCACCCCAATAGACGAACCATTCACCTGGTCGGTGCTCGTCGTTGTCCCGGCGTCGGGTAAGCTGGGTCAATTGGGACGAACCTGTGGTTTCTGACACTCGGTGCGGGGTGGAGCGCTTCGCGCTCAGTCCATACCGTAACAGGGCGGCTGGCCTTACCGGGATTTGTAAGGGACCACCGGCATCTGGTGCCGCGGCATCTCGTGCCGGTACCACCGGCATCTCGTGCCGGTACCACCGGCATCTGGTGCCGGTACCACCGGAATCTCCTGCCGGTACCACCGGCACCAGGTGCCTACTAACCTATCAAGAAACAACACTGAACCAACATTGAACCCAAAGAGGGCTGGCTGGCCTGTCGTTTGCATTAATTGGAGCGTCATGATAGCGAAAAGCAAACGACACCATAGGCGGAGATGATCGAAGTGGACCAGGCCGAGAAGAAGCGCAAGCGCAGAGAGCCGTTTGCGACGGTCTGGGACGAGTACATCGGAAGAGCCCGCCAAGGCGCCGAGAGCAGGGGACTGAAGTTCGAAATCGATGCCCGCTACATCGAGCAGCTGTTTGCTGAACAAAACGACCGGTGCCGCATCAGCGGCCTCCCGCTGACGGCCGACCGGAAGGTTATGCACCCGACCGCGTCGCTCGACCGCATCGAAAGCCACCGAGGCTACGAGAAGGGCAACGTGCAGTGGATCCACAAGGTCGTGAACATCATGAAGAGCGACCATGACGAGGAATACTTCATCGCGATGTGCTCGCAGATCGCGGCGCACCGCGGAAACCCTGACGGACTGACGTCAAGGGAGCGAGCCGCGCTCGCCGGCCAGGCTCAGTGCTCGAAGCCCGCGAAGCGCACTTCCGGCACCCACAATTTCAAGACAGCGCCGAAGCCTGTCCGGCCGCCGGCCCCGGATCAGTTCGCCTCGGCGGGAAGGATGCTGTTCTGAGTGGCATTTCTGCACCACTTGGACCCTCGTTTGCATTCTTTTGATCGACCCTTGACGGAAACTGCATATGGGGGTATCTACTGCGCTACGTTAGCATTCGTGCAAACGGCCATCATCAAGCCCCCAACCCAGCCAGCCGGTTCCCGCCGGACTGGCCGGCGCGGGCAGAGGAAAACCCAATGACCCTCACGGACCTGCAATTCGTGGCGGCACTCGGCGTGCTCACCATGAAATTGCTCGTCCTGACCTTCGGGGCGCTCGCCATCACCTCGATGGCGTTTGTGATCACCGCCGTCTGCAAACGCTGACACCAAGTTACCCAGAGCCCGGTCTCGCCCACGGCAGACCGGGGCACCCTTTCCGGAGCGACCATGCCTCGCAGACGCCGACGCCAGGAAGAAGATCTCGTTCATGCCGCCGTCGAGGCGTTGGAGGATGAGATCCGATGCTGGCAGCAGCGGGAGAGGCCGTATTCCGGCGACATGGTCACGCTGACGCGCTGGCCGCTCAGCCGCATTGCTGGACCAATCGGTCCTGCCGAGGTCGACGCTCAGGCGATGCAGACCATCGAGCACATCGATCTTCAGAAAAACGAGGTTCCGTTCTTCCTCCGCTATCGCGGCATGGAGGCGGCGATCAAGAAGATCCGCGAGCTGGAAGCATGAAGCAGCTCGGTGACATCCTGCTGGGCCTCGGGCTCGGCCTCACGATCGCGGCCCTGATCGCCAACAACTGGCGGCGGTCGAAGCCTCGCGTCCATGGCTGGAGCGAAGCCGACGCCGAGCTGCTGACGATGCCGGCGCACGAGCGCCTGGCCCGGCAGCTCGCCGTCCGGGCAGGCGCCCCCGAGTTCATGTGGCGGCGGTACACGCCGCTCGCCGTTTCGATCATCCTGAGGAAGCCGTCATGAGCCGTCGTCGCCAGCTGCAGATCATCCGCGATCAGATCCACGCCGAGATGCGGGACGGCCTGACGCAGACCATGCTGATCGCCTTCCTGGTGATCGCCGCGATCGACGTCATCGCCCGGAACATCCACTGATGGCGCGGACTGGCAATTACCAGATCCCGTTCGACGAGGCCGGTAACCAGCTCCATTACCCGGAGGTCTGGACCTTCGTGAACGGCAAGCGCGGCGACGTCGTCTGGCGCGACAACGTGCCGTTCCAGGCCAAGCTGACCTACACCGGCTTCAACCGCGGCCGGTCGGCGGCCTACCTCGACTTCACCGACGAGAACGGCAAGTCGGTCACCTTCTTCATGAAGGACTTCGACAAGCTCGTCCCGCACCTGAGCGGGGGCGCCGTCACCGGCACATTCATCTTCGTCAAGCGCGGCCAGAACTACGGCTGCCAGCTGATCGAGCCCGTCGCGTGAGCGTCGGCCAGGGCAAGGCGCTTCGCGCTCACCAGCACAAGATGAACCGCAAGCAGGACATCTCCGATCGCCGCGGTCGCGAGTTGCAGGAGCGCGTCGAGCAGCGCCGCAAGGCGAGGCAGCTCCGCAAACCAGTTTCCAAGAGCCCGTGATCTGCTCCGAGCAGCACGGGTCCACCCTTCAGAGAGAACCATGCCCGCCAAGAAGAAGACCGCCGAGAAGTCCGCAGCCGTCATCACGGTCAAGGACGCGCCCGAGATGACCAAGCGCGGCCGGCGCCAGGTCGCCGAGTGGATGCGCAAGCAGGCCGACTTCCTGGAGTTCGAGGGCAAGGCGTTCTCGAAGCGCTTCACCGCGCGCTACCTCTATCGCTGATGGCCAGCGATACCTGCGATGCCTGCGGCAAAACGGAAGAAGGCGTCGCCTGGTTCGCAGCAGCCTTTCGAAAGGTACGGCTTAAAAAAGATAAGCCTGATCCCGGAAACCTCTGCGGAGGATGCGCCGGCTCCATCACCGGAAAAGAAACCGGTGCCGAAGTCTCCGGCCGAGCCAAGGCCTGATCCGATCTCGACCAGCCCGTTCGCGTTGCAAGCCTACGAGCTGATCAAGGTTCTGGATCCGCTCGTCGGTGTGGCCGAGGCGACCTTCTTCATGAACCGCAGCAACGAAATGCTCGGCGGCATCACCCCGGTGACCGCGATCAAGCAAGGCCGGCTCGACGACGTCAAGCGCGCCGTGCGCGCGGTCGCAGCAGAGAAGGGCGTCTTCCAGACGCCGTTGTGATGAAGACCAAAACCCGGAAGCCGGCGAAGCGGTATCGACCGCTCGCTTGCGGCTGCTGCGACAGCATCGACTGTCGCGAAACCATCAACCATCAAATCGAGTGGCGCGAGGCACAAGATGAGCTTGCAGACGATCACCCCGTGGTGCGCCGTAGTTGCGGCGAGCGAGACGATCGCTAGGCAGTACATGGACGCCTTCAAGCTCTCGTCCGAGATCTGGGATGCGCGCCAGCACGACACGGCGCTCGGCGCCCAGTACGAGCACATCGTGCTGATCCGGCCGCACTGGCGCATGGCGCCCGCCGAGGTCGCCCACTTCGAAAGGAACGTCCTGCCGATGTGGCTGACCCGCCTGTCGCCGAACGGCAAACTGAAAGTCATCTGAGGACATCATGGACGCCGCCGAAGTCACCGACCACAAGCCAGTTTCGATCTGGAACAAACTCAACCCGCTATGGTGGCTCGTCGGCGATGACGGCTGGAACGTGCCGGACGTCAACAACGGCGCGCCGTACCTGCCGGAGGTGACCAACATCTGGCTGCGGCGCTTCTACTGGTTCATCTGCCGCAACCCGCTGATGAACTTCGTCGGCTACGTGCTCGGCGTCGAGGACAAGAACTACTGGGTCTACGGCTCGGACCAGGTGCTGCGCACCACCGGCCGCGACTGCACCCCGCAGGCCTTCGGCTTCCGCTGGGCGGTGCTCGACCCGGGCGTCTCGTTCGGCGCCATCGCGGTCACGCTGATCGCCGCCGCGCTCGCATGGTTCATCCATCCGGCGTTCGCCGTGGTCCTCCCAATCTCGCTGTTCAAGGCGGCCGGTCTCTTGCCGTTCGTCAACTACTGGAACGGCTCTCTCGAGTTTTACCTGGGCTGGCGGCCGGCAAGCGGCGGCTTCGGCACCAAGATCATTTTCACGGAAAGCACATGATCATCGAAGCCATCATCCTCGGCGTCGCTCTCTACGCCGGCCTCTCCTCGATCGGCGACGCCATCGACAATGTCGCGGTCGGCATCGAGCAGGCCTCGCTCAACCAGATGGCGTTCTTCCAGGACGACGAAGACGACGAGGAGGGCAAGTGATGCCGTTCCCGCTGTCCATCTTCCTGTTCAGCTACGTGATCTGGCAGGCCTCGATCGAGCGCGCCTTCACGTTCAACCCGGTCGAGCTGCGCCCGTGACGATCACCCTCAATTCCTGGGCCATCCCGGTCTTCTTGACCGCGCTGCTCTGGCTCGCCGTCCAGCTCTGGCCGGTCTCCGAGAACAACGGCGGCTTCGGCTTCAGCCAGGCCTTCGACTATCTGCTCCACGCCGTTGTCGGCATCATCGCCACGCTGGTGATCTGGCTCGTTTATTTCGCCACGCGCTTCGCCATCGGCTGAGCCGGCGCGCACCAAAAGCCACGCCAATGAAACTGCTGCAACTCGCCCTCGCGGGCGTGCTGATGCTGTGCGCCCTGGCGCCAGCGTCAGCGAGGGACGTGCCGGTCCAGGTCGAGTCGGGCCGCAACGTCACGTTCATCACGGACGATCCCGGCGGGCTCATCGTGGACTTCGTCAAGAAGTACTCCGACATGCGCGACGCCAGGACGAAGGTCGTCCTGACCGGCGAGTGCGTCTCGGCCTGCACCTTGATGCTGAGCATCCTGCGGCCCGAGCTGGTGTGCGCGATGCCGGAGGCTGCCCTCGGCTTCCATTCAGCATCGACCATCACGAAGGAGCCGGGCAAGCCAGACGTCATCGAGCACGCTCCGGAGATCTCGCTGCTGGTCTTCAACAGCTATCCGGCCAAGGTACGTTCGTTCCTCGAAGCGCGCGGCTGGCGCGGTGCCAATGCACACCCGGACATCATCTGGGTGAGGGGAAAGAACCTCCGGAAGATGATCCGGCCTTGCACCGAGGCAGACATGTCATGAAGCGCCGCCGCCCGCTCGACCGCCGCAAGCTGCCGTCGATCATCAAGATCGGCATCTTCGAGTATCGGCTGCTCCACTGGAATCCGTTGGAGGCCGACGCAGAAGGCTGCAAGGGGATGTGCAACATCTTCGAGTTCTGGATCAAGGTCCGCGAGGATCTGCCGGACTCAGGCTTCGCCGAGACGCTCGAACACGAGATCAACCACGCCTGCTGGGAAGCCGCAAAGCTGAAGAGCCGTGCGGCCGAAGAGACGGTCATCAACCGACTGACCCCGGTGATGATCATGGCCCGGCGCGACAACCCGCAAATCTACGCCTGGATCGACCAGGCCATCGCCCAGAAAGAATAGCCATGCTCAACGCCATGGTCGCGTCGTCGAAGACGCACGCCGCAGCCATGATCCGTTGGCTCGGTCTCAAGCCTGAAGAGTGGGAGCCGATCGCCTACGGCGATCCGATCCATAAGATGTTCGCCAACGTGCGCCTGGTGCGCCCGAGCGAAGGCGTCGACCAGGCTCACACCGACTGGGTGCTGGAGAAGCTCGTTCCGTACATCTGTCTGACCTGCACGACGGTGCCGCTGAACTGGCGCATTCCGCAGGAACACGTCTCCTGAAAGAGAACATGAAGAAGAAGCACATCAGGAAGGTATCCAAGAACACCAAGCTGACCGAGTTGCGGCTGGAGCGTAAGCGCCGACGCAAGCGCAAGGCAGCTGGCTAACGAACAACCATCCCCGGAGCACAGAACAGGGAGCAGGGTCAATGAGCCCTGACCGACTGCTCAGCCCGGCCTGCGGCGGGGGTTTCTCCTCCTTTACCCCGCCGCGCCCGATGACAAATCAGCTCAGCTGCAAAACATCGGGCACCTGACATTCTCTTTACGTTCTCTTGCGGAAAAAAGTTGCCCGTTTTTGGAAAGACTTTTCCGGGCATGAGACGTTCCACGAACAGGTGGCGTACCGCACCGGCAACGGTGTCGGCTCTAACGGGTAAGCCAGTAGCCCCGTAGTCCTCGTAATTCTTCAAAGCGGCCCCTGAGGGGAACGGCTGATCCCCGTCAACGCGATGCAGTTGAGGCACAGGCTCGTCGACTTCTGGATTGGACGCGCCCCACCTGTTTGGCTCGTGATGACACGCGGCGGCGTTATACGCACAGCCTATCGGCGAAGAGGTCCATGGTAAGTCGCCGACGACCGTTTGAGGCCAGCGTGATGCAGGTCGAGGTCGAAAGGATCCGAGTCGTCGTCCTGTGGGATGACGACGGTCACGAGCCAACTATTATACCCCCAAGAGCGGTGACGCGACATGCGTCCAGCGCAGGAACTGCGCGATGGCGATGGTGCCCCACGAGCCCTGTAATCCGACACGAGGTGCGCCGCTCTTGTTTATCTTTCCCCCACGGTGGGCTCACCAGTTCTGCTCGCAGTAGCCTGGACCCCGTAAGCCGAACTGCAGGCCGTGATAGGTCGATCGCGCGATCGACCTTTTGGTTGCTGGTAACCTCCAACCCCGCAAGGGGCGGTGGCCCGAAGTGCGGGTCGAACAAAGCCAGAGCTTTTCCTCGGTGCTAGCCGTCGAGGGCTCGCGTAGACCGCAAGCCCTCGACCAAGATCTCTTACTTGCCGCCACCACCGGGGTCATGCCCGCCGCCAGCGATGGCCGGCTGCGAGTGGATGATGACGCCGGCCGTCCCGCCAATCACGGCGAGCATCAGTGCAACGGCCACCAGGATCTTGCGCATATAGCACCTCTCAGGTTGACGCTCTTATTAGTTCTGGTTCCACCAGCGGAAGTTCAAGAGAGGGGCGGTTCATTACAAACTTTTCATGGGTATCGGGCAACCGAGAGTATTCTTATGTTCAAGCACGGTCATTCCCGCGACAGCGGCGAGTCTCCGACATACCGGTCTTGGGTCGCAATGATCCAGCGCTGCTATGATCCGGCCAGCACGTCCTATGAGAGCTATGGCCAGCGCGGCATCACTGTGTGTGATCGCTGGCGCGGACATGATGGCTTCGAAAACTTTCTAGCGGATGTTGGCGAGCGCCCGTCGTTGAAGCATTCGATCGACAGGATCGACAACGAAGGCCACTACGAGCTTTCGAACTGCAAGTGGTCAACGGTGAAGGAGCAAAACCGGAACCGCCGATCAACTCGCTGGGTAGACTTCCGCGGGCGAACAATGTCGCTCGCCGAGGCGATCGAACTGTCTGGCCTTCCGGAGGCCAGAGTGAAGCGACGTCTCTACGTTTACAAGTGGCCTCTTGAAGACGCGCTTGCTGCTTAATTTCTCGGTGCCAGCCGACACGTCAAATGAAATGACATAGGGGTGGCTGGTTAAATGGGGCCATGTGCCAAGCCGAGTGCTCGCTGTTGCGAGCGCAGCCCGCCACCGTCTGTTGTGGCGGGCACCTATTGAGCCCCAGGATCGTTGCTCACGATAAACGCCAGCACTGACCATGCGCGCGTGTGACGCTCCCCTGGGCCACCCGGATCACAGCTGGTCTCGTGATCTCGCGGGAGGGTGGGCGCTGTCGAGGAGCAGCAGGCAAGGCCTGGCGAAGGTCATCCTCTCTAATTCGGTCGAGGGCGGAACGGCCTCCCGCCACGCCGCTGATCCTGAGAAGCACGTAGGGAAGGCGGCAAAGTACGAGCAATCGGAAGAGATGCGGGCACATGGGCAACCCGCCGACCGAACCAAAAGCCGCAAGGCGCACGCCATCCCCAAGATAGGCGTCCCGACGACTGGGCAATCCGTCGCGTGAAGAAATCGGGTAGGGGCTCCATTCTGCATCGGTGAGCCAGTGGTGGTGGCACGGTATCCAAAACCGAAGTCCGCTGGTTCGACTCCAGCCACCGGTGCCAATCAACAAAAAGAAGAAACGATGAGCACGTCGCGCTATCGCGTTATCTCCCTCAGCGGGATCACCATCGGCACTGACTTCTACGATGTGAACTCGATCGTCACGCTCACGCCCGGAGGCGCGAAGTACTTCCTCCTGAACAAGCAGATCGCGCTGGCCGACAGCCAGCCGCCGGTCGGCGTTCCGGGCGGTCCGAGCGAAGACGACGTCAAGATCGAGATCTACATCAACAACATCGGCAAGACGGTTTCGCTCACCCAGCTGCGGGACATGTTCCCGAGCTTCAAGGGTGATCCCGGCGAGCAAGGCCTCCGTGGACCTGCTGGAGCGCAGGGGGCGCGAGGGCCGCAGGGCGACGTCGGACGCGGCATCAGGCTCGCCGGCATCGTCGCCACCGTGTTCGATCTTCCTCCGGCCGCCGCCGAAGGCAATGACGTCTACCTCGCCCAGGACACCGGACACGGCTGGGCCTGGACGAATGGCGCCTGGATCGACATCGGCCCGTTCCGAGGTCCGGAAGGCAAGACAGGTCCGGCAGGCCCGAAGGGTGAGGCTGGTCCGCAGGGCCCGGCAGGCGAGCAGGGGCCTCCGGGCGACCCTGGCGATCCGTCGCTGGCGCAGCTGACGGCTGCCAACGCGGCAAGCTCGACGGCCTCAGCGGCCACGGCTTCCGACGCTGCGGACAGGGCGCTGGCCTCGGAGAATGCGGCTGCCGGTCACAAGCAGGACGCCAGCGACAGTGCCACAGCGGCTGCCGCCAGCGAAGCGTCTGCCCTCACGAGCAAGATAGCGGCGGAGCAGGCGGCATCGACCGCCACCACCGTGGTGGCCAGCGCATCGGATTCTGCTGCTGCGGCGGCGACGTCCAAGACGAACGCGGCGACCAGCGAGAGCAATGCGGCTGCCAGCGCGACGACCGCGACCAACAAAGCGGCTGCCGCGGCAACGAGCGAGCAGTCCGCTGCCACTCATGCCACCAATGCCGGCACGTCGGAGACCAATGCCGCAAACAGTGCGACCGCCGCATCCAATTCTGCCACGGCTGCAGCGCTGTCGGAAACCAATGCAGCGACCAGCAAGACGGCGGCGGCTACGTCCGCTTCGAATGCATCCACCTCTGCAGACAACGCGCAGGCAAGCTACACGAATGCGCTGAACGCCTACAACAACCTCAGGGGCACCTACTACGGCGCTCAGGCGACCGATCCTGCGACCGATCCTCTTGGCGCGGCGAAGGGATCTGGTGATTTCTATTTCAACACCACGTCGCTGACCATGCGGTACTGGAACGGCGCTGTGTGGGTCGACTTTCTGCTGCCTGGCGCCATCGGACAGTGCAAGCTGACCATGGTCAGCTCGACCACGCTCAAGCTGATCCCGTTCAACGGCAACCTGATCAAGATCAATGGTCAGCTATACCAGATCCCTGCGGCAGGCGTCACGCTGACCAACTCAGGATTTGCGGCGAACACGCTGTACTACATCTACATCAAGATCGTGGGCAGCACCCTGACGCTGCAGCAGAGCCTGACTGGTCACATCACCAGTTCTTCGGCCGGCAGCGTCGGCGTCGAGGTGATGAATACCGCTGGCGGCGAAGTGTACACGCTCGTCGGCATGGTTTTCACTGGCGCATCGAGCCAGTTCTTTGACCAGCCCGACACGCGCTGGGTCCGGTCCTGGTTCAATGAGACGGGCGTTATCTTGGCGAGGTACTCGTCGACCACGGTGGCGACGACATCAGGCACGCCGATCGAGCTGGATTCGGCAGTCCGATGCTTTGCGTTGCTGTGGGCGAATGAGCAGTTCCATCAGACGATCTCGTGTTCGTGCTTCAACAATACGCTCGGGTCGCTGACGTATCTGATCCCTGGCTGGGGCAACAGCTTCGGCAGCTGGTATGGACTGCAGCAGTACATGCACCAGGACACGGTCTCATACGCGAGATCGATGAGCAATTCCTGGACGCTTCAGAACTCAACCGATCAGGCAGTAATCCTCTCGATGTGGGGACAGGTTGGGTCCGGGACTGGCTCCTATGCCTACAAATCTAACTCCATCATGACGGTGCGCCGATGACGTCTCTTGCTACAGCTTTGTCTGAGCTTCGCCCTGGAGCCCAATGGGTACTCCGCGGCGACACCATCGGCGACCTTGAATGGCTCGACACAGAGCAGGTCGTGCCGACGCAGGCGGAGGTGGACGCCTACCTCGCGTCCCCAGTCGTGCCGCAGTTGGTGACGCCTCGGCAGATCCGGCTGGCGCTCTACCAATTCGGATTGCGCCAACAGGTCGAAGACTACGTCAACAGTCAGGACATCACCGTTCAGGACAGTTGGAACTATGCCACCCAGATCGAGCGGACCAATCCGCTCATCCTGGCCTGCAAGTCAGCTCTCGGAAAAACCGATGAGGAGCTGGACCAGCTCTTCATCCTGGCCGCGTCCATCGTCTGAGACCGCACAACGCACACCAACCAGGCCGTCCTTCGGGGCGGCCTTTTTCGTTTCAAGGACCGCAATGCTGTTCTCAATCATCATGGGCCTCTTGCCCAAGTTCGGGACCTCGTTCCTCGACTGGCTGAACAAGAAGACCGACGCAGACCTTGAGAAATTCAAGACCGCGGTCGGCGGCGACGTCCAGCTGAATGTCGCCGAGCTGCGCTACAAGGTCGAGGTCGCCCGCATGGCGGCCGACATGCGCAAGGACGATCGGGAGCACTGGTTCACCGCCTGGATGGTGCCGGTCGCCTTCGCCGTCCTGTTCTTTCACGTTGCGGCAGTCGTCTTCGACTCGATCCCGCTGCTCGGCCATGAGGTCGGCAGCTGGAAGATTGCCGCGCTCCCCGCGCCCTACAACACCATGCAGGAACAAATCGTCCTGACGATTTGCGGTGTGGCGGGCATCTCCTCACTCAAGAAGATCTTCTCCCGATGAAATCCGTTACCGACAGCTCGTTCCCCGCCGACGTTCTCCAGGCCGAGGGGCCGGTCGTCATCAAGTTCGAGGCACGCTGGTGCCAGCCGTGCAAGGCGATGACGCCGACGCTGGACGCGATCGAGAAGGAGCTGGCCGGCAAGGTCACCTTCGTCAAGGCCGATGTCGAGCACTGCGTGGCCGCCACCCAGCGCTTCAAGGTCGGCCAGGTGCCGGCGCTCGTCGCCGTCAAGGACGGCATCGTCACATCAATGAAGACGGGAGCTGCGCCGAAGCAGGAGATCCTGAAGTGGGTCGACCTGGCTTTCCCCGGCCTGCGAGACTGATGGGCTACCGGTTCGATCTGCAGAACCGCGTCGCTGTCCACGACCACGGCTTCGTCGTCCCGATCACCGACTTCTACGACAAGTTCGGCGACTACACAGAGGACCCGGAGGAGGCTGTCGTGATCGGTTTGGTCATGCCACCGGATGGCCTGTACGTCACTCTCGATCTGCGTGACATGGACGAAGACGACATCGTCACGACGCTCCAATAACAAGAAGAAAAGCACATGACTGACACGCCGCGTCGTCGGGGTCGCCCGACGAAGGAGGAAGCTGCTGCGCGCAAGGCCGCTGCAGAGGCTGCCGCCAAGAAGGAAGGCGAGGAGACTGCCTTCCTCGACGAGGTGCTTGCCGAGCCGATCAAGCGCCGCAACACCAAGCTCCAGCCGGACGAAGTGACGCTCCGAACGCTCGGCGAGCTGGGCAAGCTGTTCTGCACCCAGGAAGAAGCCGCCGCCGTGTTGGGCGTCTGCAAGAAGACCTTCTCGACCTTCCTCGGCGAATATCCCGAAGCTCGTGAGGTTTGGGACGACGGCCTGATGCACGCGAAGGTCTCGCTCCGCCGCAAGCAGTTGGCACTCGCCGACAAGAACGCGCCCGCCGCGATCTTCCTGGGCAAGAACTACCTCGGCCAGAAGGACGAGAACACCACCAACCTCAACGTCACCAAGCCGGCCAACGAGATGACCGAGGACCAGCTCCTCGAGATCGCAGGCCAGGCCGCATCACCGCGGCAGCCGCCGGCAAAGAAGTCAGACACCGTTCACTGAGGCAACATGAGCTTCGTCATCAATCTCATCGGCGGCCCCGGAGCCGGCAAGAGCACCACCGCTGCAGGTGTGTTCTTCCTCCTGAAGCTCCTCAACGTCCGCTGCGAGCTGGTGACGGAGTTCGCCAAGGAGCTGACCTACGACGAGAATTGGAGCGATCTGAAGCGCCAGCTCTACGTCACGGCTGAACAGGAACGCCGGCAGCGGCGCCTCGTCGGCAAGGTCGACTTCATCGTGACCGACTCTCCGCTGCTGCTCGGTGTCGCCTATGTTTCCGATGGGCGCGAGCGCCACGCAGTGGAGCAGTCAGCTCGCAGCCTGTTCAACAGCTACAACAACCTCAACTTCATCATCGAGCGCGTGAAGCCGTACCAGCCGTACGGTCGCAAGCAGACCGAGGAGGAGGCGAGGGCGATCGACCAGCGCCTGTTCGACGACGTGTTCGCCCGCGAGTCCCTGATCCCCATCCGGGGCGATGAGACCGCCGCCAAGACCGTCCTTCAGGTGCTCTCGAACATGGGGCTGCTACCGGAGCTGTACGACACCTACGGCACCCCGAACTAGCGAGTGACCGATGGCTGTCGACAGGCGAGGCGCCATGGGCGTCTCCGAAAGCATCCGCCAGCAACGGCGTGAACTTTTGGAGATGAGCCAGCAGCAGGCGCGAAACTTCTCCGAAGTGAAGCGAGAGATCCAGCCGGACCCTCCGCCGATCCAAATCCAAACTCCCAAAGAGGAACTCAAGATGGGACTTCCCCACCTGGTAATCGTCGGCGCCGATAAAGGCGGTGTCGGCAAGACCGTCGTGGCACGAACAGTGCTCGACTACTTCAAGGCTCAGGGCGTCGAAGCCCGAGCGATCGACACGCAGATGCCCGAGGGCAATCTCAAGCGCTTCCATCCCGACGTGACGGAAGTGATCGACCTGTCCAGCTCGGACGGCCAGATCAAGGTGTTCGACGCGCTGCCCAGCAGCCCGGTCACCGTGATCGACATCCAGGCCGGCTTGCTGACCCCCACGCTGACCCTGCTCAGCGAGATCGGTCTGCTCGCCATGGTCGAAGACGGCAAGATGAACGTGACCGTCATGCACGTCGTCGGCAGCACCGTCCAGTCGCTGAGCGAGATCGAAGGTGCCGCCAAGATCCTCACGGGTTCCCGCCACTTCATCGTCAAGAACCACACCAACGACGCCGCGTTCTTCGCCGGCCTCAACGTGTCAACCGACGCCCTGAAGATCGGCACCGCGCTGATCGACATCCCGAAGCTCGACGAGCGCGCCACCGAGTACGTCGAGGCAGCCGCGACGTCGTTCGCCAACTACGCCAAGACCGGCGATTCCTTCACCATGCGCGGCAAGGTCGGGTTCTGGGAGAAGGGCGTGTTCGCCCAATACGACGCAGCCAAGCTGCACATCGTCTAAGGAGCAGCTCATGTCTTCGATCTCGATCGTCCACCAGAAACTGCAGGTGGAAGATGCCCGTCTCGTCACCGTGTCCGACCTCGTTCAGGACACGGACGGGAAGTGGCTCCGCATCGTCAAGTTCTACGGCGACCCGACCGTTAATGGCGCTCCGACCGCCTTCGTGGAAGTCGCCGTCCGCTCCAGCAGCAAGGCCGACCTGGAGATCCAGGCGCCGGGCTTCAAGTTCTAATCCAGCAAACAAGACCCCTGACGGGATCGCATCTGACTGCCTGTGCCGAAACTGGTCTCGGTAAGGGGTATCCGCCAAAGAACCTTCCACGAGGGCGCGGACTAAGTCGCACATAGCAGCCTGCACGAGCAGTCAGATCGACCGCAATACGAAGTCCTGAATCAACAGGACGATCCTCTTGGCCAGAGGGCGTGGGGTCCTCTTTTCGCGGTGACCGGTTCGCAACGGCGGCAGCGGTGGGTCTGATCAACCTTTCTGCGTCGCTCGCCAAGACGGCGGTTCGATTCCGCCGCGCCGCTCCATCTCAACAACAAGAACAAAATGAACAACCTGATCGACGTCTCCCCGGAGGAGGCGGCGGCCGAACTCCTGCGTCGTCGGAGGGGCCGCGAGCACCTCATCGACTTCACTGAGTACACGCTCCACAAATACTACGCCGACCCGTTCCACCACCTGGTTGCCCAGAAGCTGGAGGCGGTCGAGCGCGGCGAGATCAAGCGACTGATGCTGTTCGCTCCGCCGCGACATGGCAAGTCGGAGCTGTCCACCCGCCGCTTTCCCGCCTGGTACATGGCGAGGAACCCCGAGAAGAACGTCATCTCGGCATCGTACAACGGCGACTTCGCAACGACCTTCGGCCGCGACGTCCGCAACATCGTCCAGGGCAAAGAGTTCAAGACGCTCTTCCCGGACGCCAAGATCCGCTCCGACAATCGCGCTGCCGATGAATGGGAGCTGGAGAAGGGCGGCAAATACTTCGCGGTCGGCGTCGGCACCGGTACCACCGGTAAGGGTGCAAACCTGTTCCTGATCGACGATCCGATCAAGGACCGCAAGGACGCCAACTCCGCCTCATTCCGTCAGGACCAGTGGGATTGGTACCGCGACGTCGTTTACACCCGTCTCGAAGAGGACGCCGCAATCGTCCTCACGCTGACGCGGTGGCACTACGACGACATCGCCGGCCGCCTGGTCGACCTGGCGCAGTCAGGCAAGGGTTTGCCGTGGGACATCCTGTACCTGCCGGCACTGCCCTACACCAAGAAGATCAAGCGCGAGGACGGCACCGAGGATCTGATCCTCAACGACGATGGCACGGTCCCCGGCGACGCCCTCGGACGAAAGCCGAACGAGCCGTTGGCGCCGAACCGGTTCTCCTATGCGGCTCTCACCGACCGCATGGACGTTCTGGGCGAACGGTCTTTCGCTGCTCTCTACCAGCAGCAGCCGATGGCCGACGACGGCGGCATGTTCAGCGCCGCCTGGTTCGAGCAGCCCGGCGAGATGCCGGCCCGCCGCGTCCGCGTGCGCGCATGGGATTTGGCCGCGACAGCTGACGGCGACTACACGGTCGGCGTCCTGATGTCGAAGGACATGAACGGCATCTTCTACATCGAGAACGTGATCCGCTTCCGCGGCTCCGCGCTCGAAGTCGAGAAGAAGATCTTCGACACCGCGCGCAGCGACGGACACTCGGTCCAGATCGTCATCCCGCAAGACCCGGGCCAGGCCGGCAAGAGCCAGGCCCAGAATTTCATCCGCCGGCTCGCCGGCTATCGCATCAAGGCAATCCGCCCCACAGGCTCGAAGGAGACCCGCGCTGCAGCGTTCGCTGCGCAGTGCGAAGGTCGCAACATGAAGATGGTGAAGGCGCACTGGAATGAGTGCTTCACCGATGAGTTGGAAATGTTCCCGCTTGGCACCCATGATGACCAGGTGGACGCAGCGTCCGACGCCTTCAACGAACTCCTCGGACCTCGCAAGGCCGCGATCCTTGACTGGTAAAGTCAGGACGTCCCCAAGAAATGGCCGACACTCAGATCAAATACACCCCGTCCCCCAAGACGGGTAATCCCGGGCAGCTCTCGTCTGCCGCGGAAACGATGCAGACCCGCACCGCGATGCTCCGCGCCGTCTACGGCGGCACGGAGACCATGCGGGCACAGGGCGCCACCTTCCTTCCGCAATACGAGAAGGAGTCGGACACCCGGTACCAGGCACGACTGGCTTCCACGTTCGCTCTCAACAAGCTCAGGGAGGCCGTGGATGCGGCTTCCGCCAAGCCCTTCCGAACCCTGCTGAAGGTCCAGAACGGCGATCCTGACCTCGATCTGTGGACCCAGGACATCGATTTGCAGGGCAACCACCTGCACATCTTCGGGCACCAGTATTTCAACAACTCGATGCTCGACGGCATGTGCCACCTTCTGGTGGACCATCCCGATACCTACAACATGAAGAGCCTCGCCGATCAGAAGGCATCCGGCGCTCGCCCCTTCATGAAGATGTACAAGGTCGACGACGTGGCAGCTGCCTACGACATGTATGTCGGCGGCGACACCAAGACCGTCCACGTCCGCATCCGCAGCCAGCGCGCCGAGCGCGACGGCTTCAAGGAGGTGCTCTACAACCAGATCCGCGTGATCGAGATTGACCCGACCAAGACGTCGGGCATCGTGCAGCTCTGGGAGCAGAAGGCTCAGTCCGGCGGCTCGAACTGGGACTTCATCGAAGAGACCCCGCTGCAGAACATGGCCGAGGTTCCCTTCGTGACCATGTATGCCGGCGAAAAGGAAGCCGACTACCTGGCTCGGCCGATCTTCATCGATCTCGCCTACAAGCAGATCGAGCACTGGATCTCCAGCTCGGACCAGCGGTCGATCCTGTCGGCGGCGCGCTTCCCGATGCTGGCGTGCTCCGGCGTCCAGATCGACCCGGAAGACGAGAAGCAGTTCGCGATCGGCCCCTACAAGGTGCTCTACGCGCCGGAAGCCAATGGCCGCTGGTACTACGTCGAGCCCCGCGGCACGGCGATCGAGAGCGGCGCCAAGGATCTCGACAAGCTCGAAATGCAGATGGACATGATGGCGCTCAACCCGGTCACGGGCACGCACCGTCAGTACGTGCCGCAGAACGAGCGCGACATCCAGGAAACGCGGGTCCACTCCGTCGTCCACGACATGGCGATCAACTGCCAGGACGCGCTGGAGAAGGCGATCAAGTTCATGGGGCAGTGGACCGGCAAGGACTACAGCCAGGTCCAGGTGATCCTGAACACCGAGTTCTCGAACACCAAGGATCGGATCGAGGAGGTGAAGCAGCTCGTCGCCATGTACGAGAAGCGCGGCATCTCGCGAGAGACCCTGTTGCGCGAAGTCTACAAGCGGAACCTGCTCGGCGACGATTTCAACATTCAGAACGAGCTGACCGCGCTGGCAGCGATCGACCAGGCCCTCACGGCCGGCACCGATCCGAACGCCAGCGCCACCGACCCAGCCGCCGCCCCGTCGAAGACGACGGACCCGGCAGCGGCCAACAGCAACACGCCTGCAAACGGAACCGGGGGTACCCCGAAGACGTTTGATTTCCCCAACAATCAGGATCGGCCCAAAAAGCAAATCTGATTGACGGGTGCAAATGCACATGGTAGGTGGCGCGTCCCATGGCTGAGATCGTACTGGAACTGAAAGCCGAGCAATATTTCTGCGAGCCCTGCTCATTGAAGCAGGGCACGCTGGTGCGCGAGCTTGTGCGGATGATCCCGAAGTCCGTGGTTCTGTTCGATAAGCTGGTCGGGGACGAGTACTACTGCTGCCCGATCTGCTTCGAGCCCAAGTTCACGGTCAAGGGCAAGAAGAAGGTCAAGCATGGCGCGCAAGATCCCAAAGTGGCAGCACATTCTGAACCTGGAAGCGCGGGCGAAAGGCCTCCCGGCCCCGTACTTGTCACCTGACGACGATCCTCCGATGCCCTCCGGCAGCCTTCCGCGGCCGGAGGTATTGGGTGCTCCGCCCGGCGACAAACACGTCCAGCAGATAGCAGGAGATGTCAGGATGGCTCGCAACGTCGGGCTGGCCTTCCTGCTCGGGAAGGCGGTTCCCGCCCTGTTTGCGCTGTGGCTGATCTGGCTTTTCTTCGGCAAGCACTGATTTGCATTTTCTTTGGATCGACCCTTGACAGAAACCCCATATCATGCGTATAGATTTGCTTGAATGCAAATGGAGTGACCGTGCAGCTCTTCCTCAGCAAAAACCTCGTCCAAGCCTTCCGCCTGCCACTCTGGGGTCAAGCCGCTGACGAGACGCCGCCGCAATGGCTGGTGACCCGGATCCAATCGGGTGAGCTGGAGATGAACAGCCTGGGCGGTCTGACTTACAGCACACCGTTCGGCGTGCAGTCCTGCGCCGCGGGCGACATCGTCGTCTTCTACGCTGACAATTCGATCGGGTTCGAGAAGCCCGAGGCCTTCGAGCGGGACTTCACTCCCGTGGAGGAAATTTCTCTGGCTGCCTGAGCGCTCGATTAGGCTCTGCCTGCGAGATCATAGGCACACCGTATGGGTGCCCGCTCAACACCAATCTCACTCCGACTTCTAGCCCGCCAGGATCAATCGCCTGGCGGGTCTTTTTGCGTCGTGGGTTCGCGCGCTCCTGGATTCCTCCGGTAGAGCGCGATTTCAGCGGTCTCAGCTCGCATCCTGCACAAGACGGGCAGAGATACCAAAGAGCGCGCCGCACGCCCGCGCCGCCGCTGAACAACTTCTTGGCATGTAGCTCAGCCGGTAGAGCACCTCGCTGTTAACGAGGGTGTCGCAGGTTCGAGACCTGCCGTGCCAGCCAGTCTCGTTCATCCGCCAAGGGCGGACAGAACTCTTGGGCCGCTCAGCGGCTCACCCAATTCGCCAGCACCGATCAACCGAGCCTCCCGGGATGGGACCTCGACCGATCGCTGCTGGCAACTTCGATTCCCCCGCTCCTGGGGGATTCACCGGACCACACGGCGGGACGCCATGGGGTCCTTTTATCACGAGGGGCGGGATGCCCCGCATTTCCGGGATGGATATGCTCAAAGCAGTCGTTACTGATCTCAATGAACTCGACGAGGGCCTCCGCGGCTACTACGTGCAGAAGGACGGGAAGTTCTTCCTGAACGTCACGCCGGTCGACGGTTTCCAACTCGACAACACCCAGGGCCTGAAGACGGCGCTCGGTGCGGAACGCAACAACGTTTCCGTGCTCCAGGCGCAGCTGAAGCCCTACGAAGGCCTCGACGCCGCCGCGGCTCGCACCGCGATCGAGCGTGTCACCGCCTTCGGAGACATCACGCCGGAAGCCGCGAAGACCGCGGTTGAAACGGCGGCACGACTGTCCGCACTCGATCCCACGAAAGAGGCTGAGCAGATCGCCAACACCAAGGTCGAGACCCTCAAGGGTCAACTCCAGGCACAGTGGACTGTGCGTGAGACCGAGCTGACCACCACGGTCAAGAACCTGGAGACGGCGAACAACAGCCTGACGGGGCAACTGAAGACTTTGATGGGCGACAGCCAGATCAAGTCCGAGGTCGCAAAAGCCAACCCACTGGACGACGCGCGGGATGCCGTCGAACTCCTGGTGAGCAAGTTCGTCCGCACGTCCATGAAGGACGGGAATGTCGTCGTCGATGTCATCGACGCCAACGGCAACCCGCGCATCAAGGACCACGCGGGCACCGCGTTCACCGTCGCTGATCTCGTCGCTGAGATCCGCGAGAGCCGCGCCGCTCTCTTCAAGCCTGACGAGAAGCGCGGCCTGGGGACCAACCCCAACACCCCCAGCAATCCGCCGGCCGGCGGGGTCGTGAACCCCTGGGCCAAGGAAACGCGCAACATCACCCAGCAGATGGTGCTGGAAAACACCAAACCCGAACTGGCCAAGCAGCTCAAGGCTGCAGCCGGCGTCACGGACTAACACCCCAACACGCTCATTCTTCGCAACCGCCGGGACGTTCGCGCCCCGGCGTTTGCATGAATGCAAAAAGCTGCACCCAAAGAGGGCAAAGGCCAGTCAAACTCAAGAGTGAGAAATGACTGAGACTCGTCTCGCGGACATGATCGTCCCGACCAAGTTCAACAAGTACGTCCAGGTGCTCTCGACGCAGAAGTCGGAGCTGTTCCAGTCGGGGATCATCACCGACCTCTCCAGCGTCATCGACGCCGAGATCGAAGGCAAGACGGTCAACATGCCGTTCTTCAACGACCTCGACGCCTCCGACGCCGAGCAGATCCTCGACGACACGACCGACCTGACCGTCAGCAAGATGACGACCGGCCAGGACGTGGCCGTGAAGCTTCTGCGCGGTAAGGCGTTCGGTTCGAGCGACCTCGCGGCCGACCTGTCCGGCGCGGACCCGATCGACGCGATCGCCAACCGTTTCGCCGACTGGTGGAACAAGCGCATGCAGACCGCTCTGCTCGCGACCCTGGCCGGCGCCATGGGCTCGACCGACATGGCGGCCAACGTCAACGACATCTCCACCCTGACCGGTGGTGCCGAGAACTTCGACGCCGACTCGTTCATCGACGCAGCCTTCTTGCTCGGCGACGAGCAGGGCGGTCTGAACGCCGTGGCCGTCCACTCGCTGACCCTGAAGGCGATGGTGAAGGCCGACCTGATCGACTTCGTGCCCGACTCCCAGGGCAAGCTGACGATCCCGACCTACCTCGGCAAGACCGTCATCGTCGACGACAGCATGCCGGTGACCGGCGCCGGTGCGAACCGCGTGTTCACCACCTACATCTTCGGCCCCGGTGCGGTCGGCTTCGGCGAGAAGTCGCCCAAGGTGCCGGTGGAAGTCGAGCGCCAGGCTCTGAAGGGCATGGGCCAGGAGTACATCGTGAACCGTCGCCAGTGGGTCATGCATCCGCGTGGCGTCAAGTGGCTCGGCACGAACCAGGCCGGCGTGACCCCGTCGAACACCGAGCTGGCCGACGTCGCCAACTGGAAGCGCGTCTACGATGCGAAGATCATCCGCATCGTGGCGTTCAAGCACAAGCTGGCCGCCTAATCGTCAGCCCCTGACGGTTAACAGCTGAAACACAAGACCCTCCTTGGCTCTCGAAGCCGGGGAGGGTTCTTTGTGACTCTGGAGAACAAGAATGCTTGGAGCAAAAGGCTTCCGCACCCGTGAAGCGACCGCGAACTACAAGCGTCGCATCCGTAAGCTCGTGCCGGATGAAGTCCGGGCCGCTCGCTTCGCCAACCTGCACGGCAACGACGAGCCCGAACTGGAAACGGTCGAGCCCGAAGCCGAGGTCGAGGTGACTGCGGAGACGCAGCCCGAGCAGACCGAAGCGCAGGCTGACGAAGCCGCCGACGAGGCTGGCGACGAAGGCGAGGGCGACAGCGAAGAGACCCCCGACACGGAGGGTAAGGCCGCGACGCCGAAGAAGAAGGCCAGCAAGGCCAAGAAGAAGTCCGAGTAATCGGCAGGAGTGGTCATGGGATACGCGACGAAGGAAGACATCGACGAGCTTTACGGCACCGATCTTCTCGTCAAGATCGCTGACTACGACCGTGACGGCACGCCAGACCCTCTCGTCGTTGACAAGGGGCTTCTGGCTGCCGACGAGATTTGCGACGCCTACCTGTCGGCCCAGTACACGATCCCGGTAGTTCCCACGCCCGGCGTGGTGAAGAACTGTGCGATCGACATCGCGGTCTATAAGATCGCGCTCGGCCGCGGCGGGCGTACGGATGAAATGCGGGTCCGATACGAGGACGCGCTGGCGCTGCTTGAGAAGATTTCGACCGGCAAGGTCGGCCTCGGGCTGCCGCCGGAGACTGACCCGGAGACCGGAGAGACGACGAACCCGAACGTGAAGCGTTCTGGAGGGTCGTTCGACTGCGGTAGGGCGTAATGCCCAGCTTTAGCGTCAGGATGAATGCTGAGTCTCTGGCTCAGCTGAACAAGCGGATCACGAAGCTCCTCCAGGATGCGGAGCACATGGAGCCGGTGTGGCAACAGGCCGCCGAGTATATGGTCCGCTCGACGCAGAACCGCATCAACAAGACCCAGACCAGCCCCTCCGGAGAGAGGTGGGCAGGTCTCGCGGCGCTCACGATCAAGCTGAAGGGCACCGACTGGCCGCTGTATGCGACCGGCAAGCTCGTCGGTGGCATCCACACTGGCGACGTCGACAACCACGGCTTCCAGGTCGTCTCCGACGCCAAGTATAGCTCGTACGTGCAGGACGGCGTGAAGAACAGCCGCGGCAAGTACAAGAAGAAGACGACGCCGCACTCACCAGCTCGCCCGTTCATGGGCTTTTCCGCTGAGAACGCGCGGCGCATCAGCAAGATGATCCGCGATCACCTGAAGGCAACCTAATGAGCGCGATCGTCAACTTCCGAAACAACATCATCGAGGCCATCAAGGCAGCGGCGCCTGAGATCCAGAACGTCGACTGGTACGATGGCCTCTTTGATGAGAAAGACATTGCAGACTGGACGCTGAAGACGCCTTGCGCTCGCGTCGCAGTCATGAATGTCCCGACCGAACATCACTCGACCGGCGAGCTGAACGCTTGCCTCCGCGTGGTTGTCGTCATCATCGACGAGAACCGCTACGTCCAGTTGGACGGGGACGCGGACGCCTGGGATTTGGTCGAGAAGATCGCCATCATGGCGAACCTGAATACCTTCGGCGACCCCAACGCGGCGCCCGCCACGAAGGTCATTTTCAAACGCATCAGCCAGCCAGAGCTGCGACGAGAAGGCATCGCCGTCGGTATCGTTGAGTGGACCAGCGACTTGATGATCGGTGTCAACCGGTCGGTCGAGCGCTCGTATTTCTTCCTCAACGGAGAACGGATCAACAAGGTGCCCCGCAGCCGCGTCACGGCGCTCGGCCAGATCAACCTGGCAAGCGGCGCCCACGCCGAAGAGACGCTGGACATCACCCCAGAGGACTAACCGCCATGCGCGCTCTACACGCTATGGAGCGGCGAATGCAGGATCTTGAGCGCAAGATCCAAGGCAAGGAGCGGCTCGGCAAGATCGTCGACGTCAAGTTCGAGAAGCAGCGCTGGTACGTCAAGCTCAACGATGGGCAGGACGACACCCCAAGCGGCTCGGGCGGCAAGCGCGGCGACACCGTCAAGAGCGACTGGCAGCCGTGGAAGAGCTTCTCCCACGGCACGATCAAGTCGTCGGTCCCTCCGAAGAAGGGCCAGTACGCGCTGCTCCGCGGCGTCAACGGCATGATGGAGCTGGCGACCGCCGAGCCTTACCACTACGGGCCCGAAACCCCGTCGCCCCACGACAAGCCGGATGAAGTCGTCCATCTGGTCGAGGACGAAGAGGATCAGAAGAACGGTGGCCAACAGGGCGGCTCATTCGGCGGTGCCGGCGGCGCATCTGCTGACGGCGGCCAACAGGGCGGCAACGACAAGTACAGCACCTGGCAGCGGGTCACGAAGAACCTGCACCACCTGATCATCCAGAAGAAGGGCGCCAACATGGACGCCATGGGTGATCTCGGCGGCCTCGCTGGAATGGCCGGTCTCAACGGCCTGGACATGTCGAACTTCACCAGCGCGATCGGCAACCTCGGTAACATGGGCGGCCTCGCCAACCTGAACCTCGCCAACGTCGGCGACTTCGGCCAGATCAGCAGCCTGATCAATATCAGCAACATGTCGGGCTTCGCCAATCTCGGCCAGCTCGCTCAGCTGCAGGGCCTGACGAACCTGACCTCGGTCGGCAACATCGTCCAGACCGTCCAGACAGTGCTCAACGGCGGCAGCCTTCAGGCTCCGGGTGGAGCAGCTGGCGCTGACGGGCAGGGCGCCGGCCAGAAGCAGCAAGCCTCTCGCAAGATCCCGCAGGTCGAGGAGCAAGGTCATTCCGACACCACGCAGGTGCTGACGGACCAGGAAAAGATCGTCAAGACGGTTGGCGACAAGAAGTCCTACTACCGGCAGGACGAGGACAAGGTCCACCTCCGCTACGGCGATGACGGCGAAAAGGCCGACGTCGTCATGGACAAGGATCAGGTCAAGATCCAGTTCAAGGACAAGACCGCCGTCATCAAGTGGACCGAGAAAGACCTGAACGTTTCGTTCGGTGAGGACAAGGCGAACATCAAGCTCGATGACTCCTCGATCGTCGTCAGCCAGGGCAAGGACAAGACCAAGGTAACGATCCAGGAAAGCTACGTCGAAGTGAAGGGCGCCTCTGAGTGCTCCTGCGGCGTGGATGGACGCTGGGTCTACATCAACGGCGGCCGAGTCAATCTCGGCGTCACCGGCCCGAAGGAGATGGCCGACAAACGAGTGATGACCGAGTCCGGTCCCTCGCAGGTCGTCTGGGCCAAGATTGCGTAACAAGGAACAAGAACAATGCCGCAATACACCGTCGACAAGGAAATCTGGCTGGGCGGGCTGAAGCAGCCCGTTGGCAAGGTCGTGACGCTCACGGAAGGGCAGGCCAAATATCTCGGTCACGCCCTGACCAAGGTCGAGGATAAGCCGGCTCCGGCCGCTCCCGCCAAGAAGGCAAAGACTGCTGCTGCCGGCGCAGTCGTGACGGAGGCTCCTGCGAATGGCGCTGGCAACTGAGCATCTGATCGATATCGACCGGAAGACGGGCGAATACGTTCAGGGCTGGCCACGCATTAAGCAGTCCATCGAGTGCATCCTCACCACCCGCATCGGCGTTCGACTGATGCGCCTGTGGTGGGGATCGAAATTCGTCGACATGCAGGACAAGCCGGGAAATGAGGAAACCCTCATGACCGGAATGATGGCGGCGATCTCCGCCATCAACACCTACGAACCGGAGTTCAAGGTTTCCCGTGTGTCGATCGACGCGTTCGACTCGACCGGCGACATCACCATCACCGTTGAGGGCGTCGACCTTATCGACGCGCAGCTCAAGAGAACAAAAACAACAATCTAAGGCGAGGGCCTGATGCCGAACTACGAGTCACCCGCGCTTTACATCGACTTCGCGCGGCTGCCGCCGCCCGACGTCATCGAGACCATCGACTTCGAGGTGCTGCTCAAGCGGTACCAGGACGACGTGCTCTCCAAGAACGACAAGCTCGCGGCTGCTCTGAAGCTTGAGCAGTCGCCGACCAACATTGTCCTGGAGGCGGAAGCCTACGGCGAAATGCTGGTGCGAACCCGCATCAACTCGGCGGCTCGCGCCGTCATGCTGGCCTTCTCTAAGGGCCGCGATCTCGACAACTTGGCTGCATTCTTCGGCGTCGAGCGCGCTGCCGGCGAAACGGACGAAAGCCTGCGCCGCCGAGCCCAGCTCGCGCCCGAGGCATTCTCGACCGCCGGCTCCGAAGGCGCCTACATCTTCCAGGCGCTTACCGCTGACCCGACCAACGTCCGGGACGCCACCGCGGTGAAGATGGACGACAGGGGCAGGGTGAAGATCACCGTCATGGCACGCGGATCCAATCCGGTGCCGACCACGGCGACCATCCTACTGGTCCGCGATCGTATCAATTCGAAGGGCATTCGGCCGCTCACCGACGTGGTCAGCGTCGTGCCGGTCAGGCCGATCACCACTCAGATCGTCGCAAACATCTGGCTCTATCCGGGTCCGGACGCTTCGCTGGTGATGGCCGATATCGGCAAGGCGCTGCAGAAGGTCCGCGACAACGTTTCGCTGATCGGCCGAGACCTCACCAGGTCCGCGATCATCTCCGCCCTCAACCAGGAGGGCGTCCAGTCGGTCGATCTTATCTCGCCGGCAGAGAACGTCGTAGCCGGCACCGACCAGTGCGTCATCATCGAAAGCGCCGCGATCACGCCGCAGCAGCTCAGGGTGGAGTAACATGGCGAAGTATCCGAAGCGCCTGATGGACCACATCCTGGCGCCGAACGCGACCGAATACGAGCGGACGCTGGCTTCGCAGGTCGATCGCCTCCTGGATCTGAACATTCCGATCCGGCTTCTCTGGAACCCGTGGGAATGTCCCGAGAACCTCCTGCCTTATCTGGCGTGGGCTCTCTCGGTCGATCTCTGGGACTCGAGCTGGCCGGTCACCAAGCGACGCAGCGTCGTCGCCAACGCCATCAAGCACCACCGCCTGAAGGGCACGCTGAAGGGCATCGAGACGTATCTCGATCTCATCGACAGCAAACTCCTGAAGTCGCAGACGCCTCCGAGCACGCTGTTCTCCGGTCCATCGCTGACCAAGGAGCAGCGCGAGTCCTGGCTGCAAAAGCTGCCGCAGGTCCGAACCTGGCAGGAATGGGAGAACGCCACCGCTGACTATCGCATGTTCATGGGCGGCGGGCGGGCGCATCGCTTCCTGAACGGCAAGTTTCCGTATCCCAACCGAGCTGCAGAGCGAACCGCTCGCCGCGCTCGATGGGTTGTCAACGGTACTGAGACCGACACCAAGGTCCAGAACTACGGAAGCTACTTCCGTCTCTTCATCAAGGCCCAGCTGCCTTACTCGGTCTTCTGCAACACGCCCTTCAATCTGAAGCGCAAGTTTCCGATCCCGTCGACCGCCTACAAGCGGATCGTCTCGATCGAGCCGATCATGAAGGCGCCCTGGCGCAGCTCGATCAGCCCTCAGCTGGAGCCGGTGCAGGCGCAGCCGGACCTGGTCGTCCAGGCCGGGCACGAAAGCGGAAACGCCGTCTTCTCGAATCGGGTGAACTTCCACAAGTTCTATGTCCCGTCTCGGGCTGGCTACCGTCTCTACATGCGCTACCCGGTCTACGACGCATCGGTCGAATATCCGGCGAAGCGGCGCTCGATCCAGTTCATGGGCGTGGGGCGATATGGCGTCAAGCCGAAGACTGCTGAGCTGAAGGTCTCCATGCCGTCGAAGTGGAGCAGGTTCAAGGCCCGCATCAACGAGCCCTTCGTACCGCGCTCCCGCTTCTGGACGCCGCATGACGGCACGCAGATGCTGAAGAACCGGAAGGCGGTCTCCGCCGCCAAGCGCCTGTCTGACCAGATCCTGCTCGACACCAACACCAAGCCAGGCTTTATCGCCGGCCTGCCGCGTTGGGCTGGCGATAGCATCGTCATCTGATTCCAACCATTGCACATGAGCCCATTGTCCGAGTGGACAGTGGGCTTTTTCGTGCGTCAACAAGAGGCCCTCAATGGACCGCAAAGTTATCTTTCGCGACTATCAGGAACAGGTCGCGACCGACCACAACAATCTGCAGGAATATGCCCAGCAGGCGATGGACAACATCGTTGCGGACGGCATCAGCGCATCCCGGAAGTTTTCGGGCCTGATGGTGACCAAGACCGGCCAGGTCGAAGTCACGGTTGGCGCCGGCCGGGTCTACGACTTGGGCGCCGTCTATGGTCGCCGTGCCGTCCTGACGCAGTCCGTGGCCACCTATGTGGCCGCCGCAGCTCGCCGCATCGTCACCGTTTCGGCCTATGGCCAGGAAGCGGAGACGGACATCCAGACCCGCGATTATCTGACCGACGTCGACACCGGCACGGTCGAGCCCCGCGCTGTGTCGATGACCGAGTCCCGCGATGCTCAGCTGGTCTTCACGGCCGGCGCTGAAGCCGCTGACCCGGTTCCTCCGGCGGTGCCCGCGACCCACGTCGTGATCGCCCACATCACGCTGGACACCACGCAGATCATCTCGATCGACATGCAGGATCAGAACGCGGTCGTCTCGACCGACGCTCTCGACATCCGCACCGACCTGCTGGAGACCTTCCGCGGCATCATCGAGCCGCGAGTGACCTCGCTGGCATCGGACTTGGCCGACCTCGCGAACCGCGTAAAGGGCCTGGCTGACCAGTCGGATCTCTCCCGGGTCTACCTGGACCTGGCGCGCGTGAAGGAGAGCCTGCGTTATCCGGACGACGCTTCCGGCTTCGACGCCGACTTCTTCCTGATGCCGAACAAGTCGGACTACAACAACACGCTGTTGCTCGGCTACGACGCAAAGGTCGAAGAGGGCATCCGGTTCAACGACGCCAACAAGAACCAGTTCGAAATCTCGCTGTTCTCGGCGAACGATCCGAACGCGTCTCTGGCCGGCGGCTACTTGATGCCGAAGTACAGCAACATCCTGAAGATCCAGACGGGCCCCTACACCTCGTCGCTCGGCATCTCGCAGTACGGCTATCAGGTGCATTCGATGCAGGTCGGCTACATGGCCCGTTCGCGTGTCCGGTACGGCGGCAGTTACACGGTCTGCACCAACGGCAACAACTTCAGCACCCCGGGTCAAGCGGTCGATACCACCAACCTGTACGACTTCAACACCACGGGCTTCACGACGGTTCAGAACAACGGCGCGTCGTGGGATCATCCCTACGCCTGGCAGCGCACGGACTACTACTGGATCGACACCTGGCAAGAGCCGTTCATGTACGAGGTCACCACTGACCTCTCGATCACGGGCGCGCAGGTTGCTCAGACCTTCCTGGTCTCGAACGACATCATCGCGACCCAGCTCGGCTTCTACATCACGGCCAAGGCCGCGAATGAAGACATACACCTCGCGCTCTGCGAAGTGACCGCTGGTATGCCCGACCTGTCCAAGGTCTGCCTGAAGACGACCTACCCGCAGGCCCAGATCGGCACGGGTTGGAACATCTGCCCGATCCAGCCGACCTTCCTCGGGAAGGGCAAGCGTTACGCGCTCGTGTTCATCTCGAACGCGAACCACCAGATCGGCATGACCTCCGGTCAGAACTATCTGGACGGCACGTTCTTCTACTCGACGGACGGCATCTACTACATGGGCGACCTGACCAAGGACATGATGATCCAGGTCTACGGCGCTCAGTTCGCTTCGGCTCAGGTCGCGATCGAGTTCGCTCCGATCAACCTGGACGGCGGCTTCCGGGATATCGACATCCTGGCTGAGCAGTGGGTTCCGGGTTCGTGCCAGCTCGTCTACGAGATGCGGCCGAACGGCACCGGTCAGTGGCAGCCGCTGATCGCGGACAACGCCGGCATCCTCGCCGTCGCTCCGCCGCTGGCGCAGTTCAGGGCTCGGTTCATCGGCACTCAGGACATGATGCCGATCCTGCATCTGACGGGTTCGCGCGTGACGGTCTCGCGGCCGAAGACGGTCTTCAAGCACGTCTCGACCAAGCTGACCGTGCCGGCGATGGCAAACGCCGCGAACAACCTGACGTTCGTGAACCTGCTCGAAATGTTCGATCCGACGCCGCACACCTACGGCATCTCGGTTCGGGTCGGCTCGACGGATTACACGCCGAACGCGACCGTCACCGAGCTGAAGGACTCGAAAGCGAAGCGCTACCAGAAGACTTACACGTTCAGTCTCCCGGCCGGCACCACGCAGTTCACGATCGTCCAGACCGGAACGACCAACTCTCCGCAGGTCACGTACCACGTCGCCGAGCGGGTCTTCTACACCAAGTAAGGAATCCACTTCATGGCAGACAATGAAAACGGGGCCGCTCCGGCGGCTCCGAGCATCGACCCGAACAAGAGCTATCGCCTGACGCTCGCTCGGGCCGTCGAAATCGCTCCCAAGATCTGGGCGCGTCCCGGCAGCGACGTGGTCGTCAAGGGTTCGCTGATCGCCGACTACGGCGATGCGGTCACCAGCTACGAAGAGGTCTAAGACGTGGCTCGCCGGTATGATCAGTACTACCGGGTAAAGCCGAGGGATAACCTCGGCGACCCCGAATATTGGAACCGGCGTTTCGATGACATCGATCGCCGCGTTTCTTCGAACGAGGAAGAACTCGATGCCATCGACGGTCTGACCGCCTACATTGAGGGCCTCGCTCTCAATCGGTTGGACCTGGTCTTGGCGCCAGCGCTCGACAAGATCGCGCTGGTGTCGGAGCAGGGCTTCTTGCTCGCTCACTCCAATTCACAGGTGACGCTGGACGTGAACACCACCCAGGTGTTTGCGATCCCGGATCTGGCGGAGCGCGAGCTGTTCGCGCCGTCGCCGTTCGTCACCATCGCCCGCAAGGGCAGCATGACCGACTTCGCCTTCGCCGAGCTGGTCGCTTGGGATAGGAATTCCGGGCAACTGACGGTGCGACCGCGGGCAATCTTCGGAAATCCCGGCCCATTCATCGACTGGGTAATTTACGTCGGCACCGCTATCCAAGAGGCGGTCATGGACACCCTCGCGAAGTGCGAGGCGGCCCGTGATCTGGCGCTCCAGTACAAGGCAAATGCGGATGCCGACGCTGCTGCAACGGCAGCCGATCGGGCGGCTATCGGTCTGATGAAGGGTGATACCCTTGCGGCTCGCGATGCGGCTCAGTCGTATGCAGCTGCTGCCCAGACCTGGGATCCTTCGCTCTTCTATTCGAAGGTGACAGTCGATGCGACGTTTGTCGCGTTCGGCAAAGCGCAGGGCCTCAGTGCTGCTCAGCAGGATCAGGCACGCAAGAACATCGGTGTTCTTCAGACGCAGCCGATCGCCGTTGGGACGGACTTCAATTCCATCCTCGCTCCGGGCACCTACTACAACACCGTCCCCAACAACCCCAACGCCCCCGCTGCGGGGTACTGGTACCTCAGCGTCGAGTCCTACGGGAGCAACCCGACGCACTACGCGCTTCAGCGGGCGGTTCAGCTCGACACGAACACCGCAGTCGTCATGTATGTTCGCGTCTTCGCGAATGACATCTGGACGCCGTGGCGCAAGGTCATGCTGGGGGTCAACAACCTCGCGGACGTTGAAAACGCCGCACAGGCGCGAGCGAACATCGGGGCGCAGGCGAACCTCGGCTACACGCCGGCAAACCTGGCTGGCTCTGCGTTCTCTGGCAACATCTCGGCCCCCGCCGTCATCGCGACCGGCAATGCGTGGGCCTATGGCGGCGTCCTTTATCTCAACTCGGGTGGCACCGGATATCTCCAGTACATGGGCGGAGCTGCTTACTACCTCGGTAGCGCCGGCTACATCTGGCACGCGGGCAACGTCAACCCGGTGGTCAGCATGCGAACCGTTTATGCTGGCGATTGGAGTCCAGGTTGGGGCGGAGGACTGGAAGAGCCCTATGGCGGGAATGCGGTCGTTACCGGCGTAACCGGGAACAGCGGCTATACGGCTGCTCGATATCGATACATCCAGTATCAAGTCGCCTCCGGATCCTGGTACAACCTCAACGTGGCATAAGCTGACATGAACATCATCAACCACGGCACTTGGACGCGATACGAGCCTGACCCGTATCCCGCCGATCTCCCGCCCGGGGTCATCTTCGCGAAGAACGATGCCACGGGGCAGGATTGGTACGACGCTCTCTATGGAGAGACGCCGCTCTGCGCCGCCGACAGCGTCAAGGTCACCGCGACGAAAGAGGCGGATGGATCGTGGCGCCTCCAGGCAGCGAACAAGGACGCGACGAAGGTGTTTCCGATCGGCGGCCTCTTGCTCGAAATCACCGGCTACACCGGAGCCGACCCTCAGGCTGACTTCGGTCAGAAGAGGTACGACCCAGCATCCAATGCGATCGGGGCGTTTCCCGCGCGTGCCCGCTCGGCGTCGCCGCGGCAGATCAGGCTGGCGATCAACCAGTTCGGCTTGCGTACGCAGGTCGAAGACTGGGTCAAGACCCAGGACCAGGACACCCAGGACAACTGGAACTACGCGACAGAATTTGTCGAGGACAATCCGCTGATCGTCGCCTGCGTGGCCGCCGTTGGAAAGACGGAGGCCGAGAAGACGGCGCTCTTCGACTTGGCGCTGACGTTCTAGCCGACCGACCAACACCAACAACACCCAAGCCAGGCCGCTCCCTAACCGGGGCGGCCTTTTCTTTTGGAGAACCCATGACTGTTCAATACCTCCACGGCCTCGAGACGATCGAACTCGACAGCCCTTCCGGCCCGGTTGAGACCGTCAAGTCGAACGTGATCGGCTTGGTCGGCACGGCGCCGGACGCTGACCCGGATATCTTCCCGCTCAACACTCCGGTGCCGGTGTTCGCCGACGCACTGAAGGCGGGTCAGCTGAAGTCCACCGGCACGCTGCTCGACGCGGTCGACGCCATCTACAGCCAGAAGTCGGCTGTGATCGTGGTGACCCGTGTCGCCGAGGGCGAGACCCAGGAAGAGAGCTGGTCGAGCGCGGTCGGTTCGCCGTCCGGCAAGACCGGCATCTGGTCGCTGCTCAAGGCTCGCCCGATGCTCCGCGTCGTGCCGAAGCTGCTCGTCGCTCCGGGTCTGACCGGCGGTCGCCCGACCAACGGCGTCAAGAACCTCGTGATCGGCGACCAGGGCAGCAACTACGTGCTCGCCACCACGAACATCACCATCCAGACTCCCCCGACTGGCGGTCGCCAGGCGAAGGCGGTGGCGCAGGTGGTCGGCGGAAAGCTGACCGGCGCGATCATCACCGACCCGGGCTACGGCTACACCGACATCCCGACCGTGACCATCACGGGCGCAGGCGCGGGGGCTTCGGTCACCGCAACGCTGGGGCACGTCGCCAACCCGGTCGGCGTCGCCTTCGCCTCGATCGTCGACCGCCTGCGTGCGGTGGCGTTCCTCGACGGCCCCGGCACCTCGTATGAGGACGCGGTCGAGTACCGGCAGGACTACGGCAGCCAGCGCATCTCGATCATCGATCCGGGTGTTCTGAGCTGGGATACCGAGAACTCCGTCTACGTGCAGAAGCCTGCCTCGGCCTACGCGGCCGGCATCCAGGCCCGCGTCGATGAAGAGAGGGGCTTCTGGTACACGTTCTCGAACGAGCTGATCCAGAACATCGGCGGCCCGTCGCGCCCGGTCGACTTCATGCCGAACGATCGTGACTGCGAAGCGAACATGCTCAACGCGGCCCAGGTGACGACCGTCATCCACGACGACGGCTTCCGCTTCTGGGGTGTGCGTGGCACCGGCACCGACCCGCTCTGGGCGCACCTCTCGGTCCGCCGCACCGCGGACATGGTGTACGAGAGCCTGGAGCGCGCCGAGCGCAGCCGCATGGATAAGCCGTTCAGCCTCCAGCTGCTCGCCGACATCCAGCTCGACGTCAACTCCTACCTCCGACTGCTCCGCTCCCGCGGCGCGCTGATCGGCGGCAAGTGCTGGATCGACGCCAACATCAACACCCCGGCGACCTTCGCTGCAGGCGAGCTGTCGGTCGACTTCGATCTCGAACCGCCGGCGCTCCTGGAGCACCTGCAGTTCCGCGCTCGGCGCAACCCGCAGTACTACGTCGACTTCATCGAAGAGTTCAATCGGTCGGTCGCCACCAACGGCTAAGGCGTAGCACTCCAACAACAACCCAAGAAGAGCCAACCGAGCCGCTCGATCCCTCGTGGATCGGGCGCGCTTCGGCGTGGCCGGAGAGATAAATGACCACGAGCAATCTTCGCGACTCCAACATTCTCCAGGACTTCACCGTCTGGATCGACGGCGTCGGCAAGATCGGCGAAGCGCCGAACTTCCAGCCGCCCGAGATCAACATCGCCGTGGAAGAGTTTCGCGGCGGCGGCATGGACGGCACCGTCGAAATTCCCTTCGGCATCGAAAAGATCGAGTTCGATTTCACCCTCCATACCTGGGACGAACAGATCTGGACGAAGCTGGGCTACGGCCCGGGTTCGCTCGACGTGCCGATCACGTTCCGCGGCTACCTGCTCACCCCGGGCGGCGGCGACAAGGGCGTGGTGATCACCACGCTGTGTCTGGTGAAGGCGATCAAGACGGGCAAGGCGGAAGCCGGCAAGAAGGTCGAAATGACCATCAACGTCTGCGCCAACTACTACCAGCACAACATCGACGGCAATGTCGTCGCTGAAATCGACGTCTTCAACAAGGTCACCATGATCGGTGGCGTCGACAAGAGCGCGAACGCGCGCCGGATCCTCGGCTTCACCTCCTAAGGCTCAGCCAGGCTCCCAACTCAGGCCCCGTCATTCGGCGGGGCCTTTTCTTTTTCCCCAGCAATAGGTGTGCAAACCAATGGCAAACGAAATCAAGCAGGAAACCTTCAACCTCTCCCATCCCTTCGAGTACCGCGGCGCGACGTACGTCGAGATGAAGGCTCGCCGCCCGAAGGTGCGCGACCTCCGCAACTTCATCAAGAACATGGAGAAGGACGCCATCGCCGCGATGGAGAAGGTGCTCGCCGATCTCTGCGAGGTCGACGAGAAGGTGATCTCCGAGATCGACGTCGAGGACTTCGCTCCGATGAAGAAGTGGTTCGAGGATTTTTTGAAGCCCATGGCGAGCGAATAGCCCGCATCATCCAAGACGCATTCCCGGTCTTCGAGCGTTTCCACTGGACGCTCGAAACCGTGGATCGAATGGACTTCGACGACTTCATCCTCGTCGCTGACGGCGTCCAAGCACTGAACCAACGAGACGCCGAAGCAATCAAAGCTGCCCAGGGCAAATAGCGCCCTGGGTTTTTTCTTTTGCGCATAGCCAGGGAGCTGCAATGGCCGACGAACACATGAAGATGATTGCCGAGCTGGAGTTTCGCTCCAGCGGCTCGGCGACCATCGCAGCTCTCCAGGCGAAGATTAAGGCTCTCAAGGAGCAGATCAACAAGAGCTTCGCGAAGAATGCCATAACGACGCCGATCGTGTCGCCCCAGCTGATGAGGGACCTGCAGGGGACCGGCAAGGCCATCAACGGCCTGACCAAGAAGTACGTCGACATGGCCAAGGAAGCTCGCGAACTGGGCCAGATGAATGCGCGTGTCTACAAGGGCATGCAGCGAGACATTCAGGCGCACGCGCGAGCTTGGCAGAAGGCGACGGGCTCCCAGAAGGACGACCTCGCCAAGTCGCTGAAGGAAAAGATCAAGTATCACCAGGCTTATCGCTCGGTCTACAACAAGGAAAACCAGCGCGTCCTGGGCATGACGGCGTCTCTGCACAAGGCAGAGACCGATCTGCATCTAGCCCAGTGGCGTAATCGGGACCGCATCGATCGGCAGCAGCGAGCTGCAGCGCTTCGATCTCGCGCCGCGTTTGCGGCATCCATGCGCACCGTCGCAGGATCTGTCCGCAGCGGCAGCTTCCAGGCCGGCCTCATCGGCGGCGGCTTGATGTATGGCACCGGCCGCGCCGTCAGTTCGGCGATCCGATCGGCCACCGACATGGATCGTGCGGAAGCCAACGCCCGCATCAACATGGACGAGAAGGATATCCCCGGCGGCTTCGCCGGCCTTCGTGAGCGCATTCTGCCGAAGTCCGTTCAGCTCGGTCAGGACCCGGCGCGGTTCATGCAGACCGTCGTTGAGGCCGCCAAGGCCGGCGTTCCGGAAAGGATGTCGGAACAGACGGGCGAGATGGTCACCATGCTCGCCAAGACCTTCGGTGTCGAAGCGGACCAGGCCATGGACGGCATGGGCTATGCGATCGCGCAGGAATTTGGTGCCGGCCGATTGAAGGACATCAAGGGTGTCCGTCGTCTCGGCAACATCGCCGCGTTCCTGGCTGCAAAGACCGCCGCTCGTCCCGACCAGATGTTCTCGTTCCTCCGCACCGGTATGGGTTCCGGCGCGCTGCTGGGCATGAACCAGCAGTCGACTCTGGCGTTCGGCGCCTCGGCCATCCAGGCCGGTGCTCAGGGCCAGCAGGCCGCTCGATTCCTCGGCAGCCTCGGTGAAACGCTCGCCGAACTGACGATGGAAGCGAACGCCATCACCAAGAAACACCATCGGTCCGAGAAGGACCGGCTGTTCATGAGCCTCCCCGGGCAGCTGGGGTATGGCTCGTACGGCGAGATCGAGCAGAAGCTCAAGAAGGACCCCAACAAGGGTATCTTCGACCTGATCAGCTCGTTCCAGAAGATCAAGGCGCCGCTCGATCGGCAGAAGGCGATGTCGGCAATGTTCGGCGCCGACTTCGGTCGGTTCCTGGCGAACATGATCGCATCTCCCGAGATGCTCAAGCGAACGAAGGAGCTGGCAGAGCAGGCGGCAAACCAGACGGAAGGCAACGACTTCATCAGCGAAGCGTGGGGTGAGTACAGCAAGAGCCTCGAGTTCTTGATGGGCCGCATCAGCGCCACCTGGAAGGTCATCAAGACCGAGCTGGGATCCACTTTCAAGCCGTTCGTCGAACAGCTCAGCCAGTACGTCTCTGACTGGTACGACGCAGTCAAGACCGGAGGCATGAAGGACAAGCTCACCGCAGTCCTGAACGGACTGACGGAAGGCTTCCTCGGTAAACCTGGCACGTTCCGCGACCTGCTCGAGTCGATGTTCGGCAAGCCCGGCGAGGGCGGTATCGGAAAGACCGAGACCTACTTCAAGTTTGCTCGTGGCTTCGCCACCGGTCTGCGAGAAGTCGGGGAAATGATCTCCAACGTCATGTCGAAGGTGTCCAGCTACTTCGGCGCCAACGGCGACGCGGAGGCGATGGGTCGCTTCACTGCTAAGATCATCGCTCTGGTCGGCGCGCTCGTGATCCTCGGCCCGGTCATCTCTGTCCTATCCTCGTTCGTGACTCTGGTTGGCGCTCTGGCGGCCATCTTCGGCTCACCGGCACTGGCTGCCGGCGTCGCAACTGCGCTCCAGAACTCCGGCGTCAACAAGTCGAGGATCAGGGAGAAGGGCGAGTCCTACGAGTCCTGGCAGAAGCGGATCGCCGACGACAAGAAGAGCCGCTATCACCTGCAGTCCGGTTGGGGCTTCAACCCGGCCGACGTCCACCCGATGAACTACCTGGGTGACAAGCTCGACAAGTTCGGCGGCAAGATCGAACGAGCTTCGCTCATGAGCACCGACTTCAGCGCCATGCGGCGCGGTGGCGGTCTCGGCTACGCCTACGAAGGTGCCGGCTCCTCTTTGGCTGGCGGCGGAGGTGGCAGCGGCACGCGCCTGCTCAATGGCGTCGGCACTCCCGACGCCCTGATCAAGAACGTCACGCCGGGCGGCTCGCTCCCAAACTTCGGTGTTGGGACGGGCGGCATCATCGGTCGTGGAAGGGTTAGCTCCGGTGTCGGCAGTGCTCCAGATGTTGGGACCAGCGTCCCCGCTGGCGGCCCGGCTGACATGAGCGTTGGCCAAGGCTTGGGTGGAAACGCCTTCCTCGCTGCTCGACGCGCTCGCTTCGAGCAGGAGCTGAAGGACGATCCGACCCTGAGAATGCACCTCGCTGCAATGCAGGCGACCGAGGGCGCGAGCAGGGGCGGTACGATCGAAAGCCTCATGAACCGTGCGGACATGCAGGGCAAGACCATGCGTCAGATGCTCGGCTACAGCGCCGATGGCCGGATCAACCCGAGGAGCTTCTACGGTCCCATCCGTCGAGGCGAACTTGGGCCGACGATCGAGCGACTGAAGCGCAATCCGAAGGAGTTCGCCAAGTACGACGCGCTCACGAACCGCGCGCTCGCCGGCAGCCACATCATCGGTGGTCACACCGACCAAGGCTTGCCGACCGATCCCAACGGGTCGGCGCGAACCGGCATCCCCGGGCTCAGACTCAGGGATCCGAAGACCGGCAGGCTGGACGGCAACGAGTTCACCGACTGGGTCGGTCCTGGCTCAGCCTACGGCAAGGGTCGCCAAGGCGCGATCAACTATCGCAGGTTCATCGAGCAGCACATCAACGATGTGCCGTCGCCGGCCGATGCGATCAAGAACGTTCCTGCGGCTCCGCAGTCTGGCGTCCCGATGAGGGGCGACTTTGGCGGCAGCGGCCGGGGTAGCGTCGCGATCCACATCAACGGCAACAGCCACGATCCGGAAGCTCTCGCAACGCTGGTCCAGCGCCGCGTCGACGAGCAGATGAACTGGCGGACCCACGACACGGACTCCGAATACACCTAACGCGAATAGCTCGGCCCTACGGGGCCGGGCTCTCCTCCAACAATCCGAGAGGTATCTATGGCATTCATGCTGTTGGGCATGGCTCCCGTCCTGGCGAAGGGAGAGACGGCCCCCACGGATGGCAGCGACACGATCCTCTTCTACGTTCCGCTGCCGAACCATGAGACGCCGAACTTCGAGACGATCCAGCGCGACCACCAGTTCACCTGGGTGTCGAATGATCGGCTTTCCCGTGATCCGGCGATGCAGTTTGTCGGTCCAGGTGAAGAGAACATCTCGATCGACGGAAAGCTGTACCCGTACCATTTCGGCGGTCTCGACACGATCTCGCGCCTGAAGGCGGCGGGCAGGCGAGGCAAGCCGATGGACATGATGCGGTTCTACCCGCTGAAAGACCCAGCCGGCTATGCAGCCGAGTTCGTCGGCACCTATGCGATCAAGCGGGTCCGGACAGTCGAGCAGAAGATCGGCGCGATCGGCATCGCACAGAAGATCGACTTCACGGTCGAGCTGACCAAGTACGGAGATGACGTCTACACAGGCGGCGTCGTGATCCCTGCGGCAACCGACGACAACTCGAAGCTGGGGATCTGATGTCGACTTACGTCACCAAGATTTTCGATAGGCTCGACCGTATCTGCTTCGCCAGATACGGCAACTCGTCCAACGGGATCGTGGAATGGGTGATCGAGCAGAACCCTGGCGTCGAGCTTTACGGCATCGTGCTCCCGTTGGGCATCACAATCAACCTTCCGGACGCACCGAAGACGCTGGATGCACCTCCGGTGCTCAAGCAGGTCTTCCTCTGGAAATGATCAGCGGCATACGCGAGCGCGTATAGCCGCGAAATATACGCGACAGCGTATGAAGGCCGTCCTTCGGGGCGGACTTTCTTTTTGCGCGGAGTGTAAATGGCCACCGGCTACACCCCGATCTACCGCGTCATGAAGGGCGGTATCGATATCACGGGGAACTTCAACGACCGAACCACGCAGATCAAAGTTGAGCTGATCGCTGGCGGCGGCGAGGGCGACAACTGCACCATCACTCTCGATGACCGAGACTGGGCTCTCGCCACAGTCGATCCTGGTGATCAGATCGGCGTCTACCTCGGCTACAAAGAGGTGGGCCTTGCCTATCTCGGAACCTTCAATCTCACCGACGTCGTCTACAAGGGCAAGCCGCGCAGTGTGCAGCTGGTCGGCACGTCCACCAAGTTCGGTGACCTGAACAAGGCGCCGACGACCAAGGAATACATCGGCAAGACCGTCGGCGAGATCCTCAGTGACATTGCCGGCGAGACCGGTATGGCCGTCGCGGGTGCCACTGGTCTGACCGACCAACAGGTCGAGACCAAGAACCAGATCACCAGCAACCTGCACGTCATCAACGAGCTGGAGCGCCGCTACGGCGCCGTGGCGAAGGTGGTCGACGGCAAGCTGATGTTTGTGCCTCGCGACTCCGTCACCAACGCCAGCGGCGAGCCCGTGCCGACGTTGGTGCTCAAGCCGGAGCACTTCGGCGACTGGCAGGTCCGCTACATGCAGCGCTCCGCGTTCAGCGGCGTCAAGGCGTTCTGGTGGGATGAGCACGACAAGGTCCGCAAATGGGTCCAGTCATCGACCGCTCCGATCGGGCAGGCCACTGGCGGCGAATATCCGATGGGCGAATGGTTCAAATCGGCGGCGGAAGCCACTGCGGCTGCCAACTCCAAGATGGAAGCGTTCAACCGCGCCCAGGTCGAGGCAACGTTCGATCTGGCGAAGGGCGACCCGTGGATCCGCGACACCCAGACCATCTCGGTGCAGGGCATGCGTGACCGCGTGAACGGCTCTTACGTCGTTCAGCGAGCGATCCACACGTACATCAAGAGCACTGGCATCCGCTCCACGCTCGAATGTCGCGGGCCCGGCAACGGCACCGACTTCAGCGACCGTGCGGACGACCTGCTGCTGAGTCCACTCCCGGGTGAAGTCATGGGCACCGTGCTGCCCGAGAAATGGAACTTCCCCGACGACCTCTAACGAAAGACTCCAACATGTTCAGTAAGGAAATCGTTGACGCCATCGTGGCGGCAGCGAACGCGAACGGCTGGCCTGCGTCTGCGCTGCTCGCCGTTGTCGAATGCGAGACCTCGGGGAAACCGTTCGAGCAGGACAACCACACCCCAGCGCTGCTCTTCGAGCGGCACAAGTTCTATTCCGAGCTGCAGTCCCACAAGCCAATGAAGCTGAAGGACGCCATCAAGGCGGGCCTCGCCATCCCGAAGTGGAGCCGGAACACCCAGTACAAGGACCAGGGCACCTCGGCCGGTCGATTGAATGTCATCGCAAAAGCGAGGCAGATCGACGAGGAAGTCGCCAACAGAGCGGCGTCCTGGGGCCTTGGCCAAACCATGGGCTTCAACGCCGAGCGCCTGCACTACGACAACGCGACCGCCATGGTCGAGGAGCTGTCGAAGGGCGTCGCCGAGCAGATCGAAGCCATGGTCCGAGAGATCAAGTCGAGCAAACTCGACAGGCATCTCATCGCCAAGGACTTCGCCAAGTTCGCCAAGGGCTACAACGGCGCCGGCTACAAGCAGAACAACTACGACACGCGCATGCGCAACGCGGACGCTGTTTGGGCTCGTCGCCTGGCCAACGGCTTCGAGGCCAAGCCGAGCAAGTCCGTCACGCTGCTCTACCAGAGCAAGCTGAAGGAGCTGGGCTACGCGGTCGGCAAGGTCGACGGCGACTGGGGCAACCTGACCACGGGCGCGACCTCCGCATTCCAGCGGAAGGAAGGCCTGAAGATCACGGGCCACCCCAACGACGAGACCACCGAGCATCTCGATAGCGTCGGTCCTGATCAGGCTGCCGAGCCATCGGTCGCGCGCCAGACGGCGACGGTCGACGATCTCCGGACCGCCGGCTCGGCGACGATCGCGGCGGCCGACAAGGGCTCGCTCGTGTCGAAGATCCTGGTGGGTGCGGGCGCCGTGGGTGGCGCGCAGCAGACCGGCATCCTCGACCAGGCTCAGGACATGGTCGGCAAGGCGCAGACCGCCAAGGCCGTCCTCGACTCGATCCACGACCTCGCTGCCGGCCTCGCGCCGTACTGGTGGGTCGGCGTGATCGCTGTCGGCTTCATCACCTGGCAGCTCTATGGCGACGTCATCAAGCGCCGCCTCGCTGACCATCAAGCAGGAGTTCACCTTGGATAAGGCTATCACCAAGGCCAAGGCCATCTGGGCCAAGGCCAAGGCGATCTTCGCGACCAAGATCGGCAAGGCCCTCGCGGCCTTGCTGATCCTGGCGGCGATCATCTCCTACACCCATCACCGCGGAGTCGTCTCGACCTCCGCCAAGTTCACCGCGCAGGTAGAGCAGCTGAAGCAGCAGCTCGCCGACGCATCAGCAAAGCCCGCTCCCGTCTGCCTGGACCAGGAGCCCGACGCCGGCACGGCCGAACGTCTCAAGCAGGCTGAAACGGCGAAAGCCGCTCTCGAAAAGAAGGTCAAGGACTATGAAAAGCAGCTGGGTCGCCGGCCTGCGAAGGCTGGCGGTTTTATTCTGTCTCCCGCTGACGCTCGCAGCCTGCAAAACATTCGGTGATGCATCGCCGCAGGAGCGGATGAGCATCCAGTCCTGCATGCGCCTGGCGAACGCCGTGGAGCTTCCCCAGATCAAGGCGGGTATGGATGCCCGCGTCGTGATCGCGCGATACCGGGCCGCCCTGGTGACGGCAAACTCCAACATCGACGACACCAAGGCCTGCTTGGCCCTGCTCGACCGGGCAGAACAGGACGGTAAATTCTAATGGCTCTCGCCGACGTAACGCTCGCTGACGTGCTGAGCCTCGCCGGACCCATCATCGCGGTCGTGGGCGCCATCTCCGGCGTTTGGTACCGCATGGAGACCAAGGTGGAGGGCGTGCGCAAAGACGCTGCCGACTCTATCCACTCCGTCGAGAAGGAGCTGGCAAACTTCAAGATGAAGGTCGTGGAGGAATATGCCTCCTGGGATACCGTGCGAGCGATCGAGACCCGCCTGACCGAACGGATGGACGGCCTCTCGAACCAGGTCATGGCCATGCCGGACGCAGTGGTCGACCGCATCACGAAGTTCCTCAATCTGAAATCTGCATAAGCCCTGTGCGGGCCGGGACGCCCCGGCCATCTACCGACACCAAACCCGCACACGCAGACCCTGAGCGCTCAGGGGCAGCCGGTGAGAGCCCGGCCCAACCGTTTGCATTATCTCGTCGTGCATTTGCATTCCAGCAAATTCTATGATAGTGGCTCAGGAAGAAATCCACAGCCCTTCCGAAGGAAATCATGGCACCGCCGCAAACGCCATCCGCTGAACGCGCCCGCAGGAAACAGGTCATCGAAGACCTCCTGAGACAGGGGTACCACCCTCAGGGATCGCGCGGCGGGATCGCATCCGCGACGAAGACGGCCGAGCGCCAAGAGAACATCAACTATCCGAACTGGGTCCGCGCCGAAGAGGCGCTGAAGCGTAAGCGCAAAGAGAACTATGCGATCGACTGGTCGCTCTACGTTCCGCCTGCACCCAAGGCTACCGTCACCTCAGGTGGCGAAGAACTGTCCGCCGAAGAAGTCGACCCGTTGATCCGGGCGAAGACGCTCTCGGCCGAGGTTACCCAACTCATCACCCAATCGAAATACCCGGTCATCAACCCGGAAGCCGTCATCGTCGACACGCCGATGCTGCGGAGCTGGTCCGCCAAGCACCGTCGCTACGTCGAGAAGGAGGGCAGGCCCCGGACCTGGATGGTCGAGACCCTGCGCGTCGCGCCGTATCGCGATCCCCGCGGCAAGAACTTCATCTTCACAGGCGCGCAGAACGATGCGCTCCTGCACGAGGAGTTCTGGGTCAACCTGAAGGCCTATGCCGCCTACATCGACGCCGAGATCATCGTCGGTCCCTGGACCTACGAAACTCAGTGGTGGGCGGAGAACGACCCGCAGGCGCGCACCTATGCGCCCGAGCTGACGGAGCACCTGTGCTTCGGCCAGATGAAGATCGGTTCGAACTTCGTGTTCTGCGGCGAGATGAACACGCTGCCGACCGCGTCGCAGCCGATCTCCGACCTGGTGACCTACAGCCGGGGCCGGTGGGCCGTGTTCCCGCACGCCAAGCGCCAGCTCAAGAGCGTCCCGTCCAACGACCCCAACGTCCAGGCCCACCAGGTCATGACGTCGGGCGCCTGCACGCGGCCGAAGATCATCCCGCGCAAGGCGGGCGTGAAGTCGCTGTTCCACCAGGTGGTGGGCGCCACCGTGGTGCAGTTCGACGAGGACGGCGACGTCTTCTGCCGGCAGATCACGGCAGACGACCATACCGGGGCGTTCTACGACCTCGACGCCTACGTGGCGAACGCCGAGGTGACCACGGGCCATCGGGCTCGTGCGATCACCATGCCGGACCTCCACGTCCGCAAGATGGACCAGGCCAACTGCATGGCCATCTTCGGATGGGACATGCGGGGCGGCCGGGCGCAGTTCCGCGAGAGCATGGTTGACGTCCTCGATCCCGAGAACGTCATCGGCCACGACATCTTCGACAACGAGGCGAGGAATCACCACCACGTCCACGACAACGCCTACAGCTACGAGATGGCCTTCCGGGGCCGCGACAGCGTGGAGGAGGAAGTCGAGCAGTGCGGTCAGTTCTTGCTGACGGCGATCGGCCTGGGCGCGCTGCCGATGGTCACGGTCGGCGATCGGACCTTCATCGTTGCGGAAGGCAACCACGACATCGCACTGGAGAAGTACGCCCGAGAAGGCCGGTACCGAAACGACGGCCGGAACGTCCGCTTCGGCCTGCAGCTCGAAGACGCGTACCTGGACTACGTCGAACGGCGCTCGATCGCCATCGACAACAACCAACCCGTGCCTCGCTTCTCGCTGCTCGAACACGCGATCCGGATGAAATATCCGCAGCTCGGCGACAAGGTGATCTGGTGCCATGACGGCTACAGCCACCTGATCGACGGCATCGAGGTCGGCAACCACGGCTTCCGCGGCGCGAACGGCGCCAAGGGCACCGTGAACGGCTTCGCGCGGGCAGGGCGCAAGATGTCGATCGGCGACAAGCACAGCCCCGAGATCATGGAGGGCGTGTACGTGGCCGGCGCCATGAACCTGCGCCACGGCTACAACAAGGGCCTGTCGGGCTGGGCGGTCACCGTGATCATCCAGTACCCGGATGGCAAGCGCTCGCTGCTGACCTTGCAGAAAGGCAAATGGCGGCCTGGGAAGCGCGTCGTGCGCGTGCCGGCGCCGTCTTTCGCCGCCTGATCGTTTGCATGAATGCAAAGGAAGAACGATGAAGCCGCTCGTCTACTTGGCGGGCCCGATCTCCGGGCTCAACTTCGATGGCGCCACCAGCTGGCGCGACAGCGTGAAGGAAGTGCTCGGCGAGTGGGGGATCAAAGCCCTCTCGCCGCTGCGCGAGCAAGAACACCTGAAGCAGGTCGGCATCTTCACGAACGCCGCGGAGGAGGCTGCTCGGCTCGAGTCTCCGATGTCGATGCCCAAGGGCCTGACCATCCGCGACCGCTGGGACGCGATGCGTTGCGACGTCCTGCTGGTGAACTTGCTCGGCGCGAAGACCGTGTCGATCGGCACCGTCATGGAGATCGCCTGGGCCGACTCCAAGGGCATCCCGATCGTCGCGGCGGTCGAGGAGAAATCCAATCCGCACGAGCACGCGATGCTCATGCACTGCATCGGCTATCGCCTCACCAGCCTGTGGGACGCCTGCGATGTGACCCGGCAGCTGCTTGCCTGCTGATTTGCTTGAATTGTAACGAGGAGAGAGAAGACAAATGACGGTAGTTGGACTCGCAGGTTTCGCTCAGTCGGGCAAGACGACGGCGGCTCTGTACCTGGAGAAGAAATACGGCATCCGCCGTAAGCACATCGCCGAGCCGTTGCGGGCGATGCTCGCTGTGCTGCTGCAGGCGAACGGCATGTCGTCGGACGAGATCACGCGCTACCTGGAAGGCGATCTCAAGGAGCAGGTCATCCCGTGCCTGGGCGTCACCTCGCGCTACGCGCAGATCACGATCGGCACCGAGTGGGGCCGGGAGCTGATCAGCCAGGATCTGTGGGCCAACACCTGGGGACGCGGCATCGCTGAGGGCGAGTCCGTGATGAACGACTCCGTGCGCTTCCCGAACGAAGCTGCGGCGATCCGGAAGCTCGGCGGCGTGGTCATCATGATCAAGCGCCCGGGGACGAAGCCGGCTAAGTTCAAGTGGGGCAAGCTCGGCGAGTTCCTGTACGACCGGTTCGGGCTGATGTGGGGCGTCCACGACAGCGAGCGCATCGATCGCATCAAGCCGGACTTCATCATCCACAACGACGCCTCGGTCGAGCAGCTGCAGGTCGACCTCGACAGCGCGCTGGTGAAGCACAACCAGATGGTCAAGCAGACCAGCTTCGCCCACTCCAAGCGGAGCGCAGCGGCGAGCGTCGGCCTGGCCCTCGCTGCCGGCGCCATGGTGCGCTGATGCCGATGGTGCGCTGGAAAACAGACAGCAGGCCGCAGCGTCATGGATGGGCTCCAGGTGAGTACATCCATGCCCGCTGCGTCGGTCAGCTGTGCCAGGAGCTGGATGATTCCAGCTTCATCGGAGCCAAGCGGGCGATCATGTGCGCCGACTGCGCATACGCACTGCCGGAGCAGGTCGACGAGCCGGCAACGAAGCTCACCCAGGAGAAGCTGATCGAGATGATCAAGGACATGTTCCGACAAGTCCGGCAGATCGAACTCACCCTGGAAGAGTTCGAGGCACGCAAGGGATGAGGTTGATCAACATGGAATTGACCCGGGGTGACGCAGAGGTGATCACCCCGGAGCAGGTGTGGGCGGAGATCGGGAAGATCTTCGTGCAACGGGCTTGCGGTTTGCACCCCACTGGGCCGGTGAAGAGTGGCCGACCCCAGGTCAACGTGCGAGAGCTGTTGGCGAGGGAGGGGTGACCGCCGCCCTGTTCATCGCCATCGCGCTGTTCGGCGCGTTGGTGTCGGTCGTGGCCTTCTATGACAAGGACAGGAGGCTATTGACCAGCGGCGTACTCGTGGTCGTCGTGGCAGGGGTTCTGGCGCTGTCCGCGTGGTGACCAATGTGATGGAAGCGGGCAGCGTTCCCCATCCCTTGCACCGGTTGACCATCCGCGCCACCTTGCGGTCCCCCCGTGGCTTTGATCAAATCCGACAGTGATCCGGCTCCACATCGGAGAGCCCCGAAAAAGTTATCCAATGTCAAATGCTGCGATGAACTACTTTCGCACAGGGCAAGGCTCTGAATTTCAAGAGAAAACCCCGTTGCTAAAAGGATGTCCACAGGTCGCAATTCCGACGAGGCATCATTTTTCGGGGTATAATCGGTGCAAACAGCCGAATCGGCGTGTCGCGAAGATGCGCTCATGGGCTAGAACGTGAATCGGGCGATGCTCTGGTAAAGCACCGCCCGACGCCTGGAGGAGATCCCGAGGGCTCTCCGTCCTCACAACGTTAGTTCTCGCTCTCCCCAGGCACCTTTGTCAATCCGCTGCGCGATGTCGTTTCGCGCCACGCATGAGGTTTGCCTATGTCGGACAAGTTGTTCGTGAGTCTGTGGGTAGTGAATATCAGCGCGGAAGGCCTCTGGGCCATCGCCGCCGCAATCATCATCGTCGGTATTGTCGCCGTCGTTGTCGCTCGGCGAGCCACGTAGATGCTTCACCCAGCCGCCTTCTTCATCGCCTCAGCGAGAGCCTCGGCCATCTGCCGGGCATGAGACGGCCGAGAGAATTGCAGTAGCGGTTGCGGACGATCCAATGGGGCCAGTCCTGCTTGCCTTTGGCGCTCCCAGTCTCGGCGTAGAACGGCGGCGTCATCCCGATCCCGGTGTGGGATGCGAGAAGATGCCGAGCCAGTTCATTGATGTCCGTCACGGAAGGCGGCTCCCACGCTGCCAGTCGTCCGGCTTCTGTTCGATGAACTCAGCCCATAGTCCGGCGGCGAATTCGACGCGGCCCGAGCGGCTAGGCTTGACCGAGGAGTTGCGCCTTCGGCTCCATCGCGCTCAGCGGATTGCAGGTACCCAGCAAACGTCGCTGTAATCGCCCGCTATGAGCACCAAAAAGAGCCAGGTCATTTGGGACGCGGGTCACTCGTGGGCGCCGAAATACGCCAGACCGCCCGGGACCCAGACACTCAAGACCCGGGCGAGCCTGCCGCTTAACGCCATCCGCACCGCGGGATACGCCGATTGGGAAACTGGAGCCTCGCGGAATGGGTATTTTGTTACCGGTGTTCTTGCAATCAGACATTGAACTAATCGACCGGCGTATAGAATCCGGCTATGTGCAGCAGAAGGGCGATCTGATCTAGATTGCCGCTCCGGCGGCAAGATCCAGAGGCGTCTGAAAAACGAGTGAGGGCGCGGGCCAGTGCCGACCATAGCCGAATTCTTAAGACTCAAGAGCAACCCCTTCGAGCATTACACCGCTGAAACTGAACCTCACATCTCGGAATATGCGGTCCGTCCGCCCTATTTGCAGGCGATCGTTGCGAGAGCGATAGCACACACGACGTTTATATTATTCGGTGATCGGGGAGCAGGTAAAAGCGCCACCCGGCTAACACTTTTCAACGAAATCTGGGCGCGCAAGCCTTCGGACGATAGGCCTCTCGTCGTCAACTTTGTCGATTTCACCGCCGCTCTGCCGTCGCTCCGAAAGGGTGCCGTGAGTGAGGATGAACTGATCAAGGAAGTCGCTTATTTGGTTATCGAACAGGTGCTGACCTGGTTAGCGTCTCTGACTGAAGACGAGCGATCGACATACACCGGTGCACTGAATAACGATGAGAGCAACCTCATCATGGCTCTCCTGAAGGCGTTCTATCTGTCTCGCTCCGATATGGACCGGCAAAGGACGATGAGCGATGCCTTGCGTTTATTGAACCGAGCTTGGAAGACAAAGAGTGTGATGTGGGCGTCTCAACGATGGGACTCCCTTTCGGGTGTTGTCGCTTCGTTGGTTGACGCCTTCACCAAAAAGCAGGCCGGTGTCGAGGTCCAGGCACCCGTCGAGAAGTTGCTGAAGTCCCTTGCAGGAGGCGAGGGAGGAACTTCGCGGACCGTTCTTCAAAAGCTCGTCGATTTTGTGAGGATCTTCCCGTTTACCGGAATTGCGTTGCTTGTCGATAAGGTCGACGAAACGGATGTTACCCAGAATTCGTCGGACGCCAGTTCGCGCCTTATCCATCCCATACTTTCGCACGTTCAGCTTTTGGAAGTTGAAGGATTTGCTTGGCTATTTTTTCTCTGGACGCAAATTAAGCCTTACTTTGAGGCCGACAAATTTCCTGTCCGCCTGGATAAAATTGCGCATACCACGATCGAATGGGATGATCGATTCTTCGCAGAAATGCTGGACTCGCGCATAAAATATTTCTCGGAAGGGAAGTTGAAATTCGCTAATCTTTTTGACGCAGCGGTCGATGTTGATGCGGCAACGCGGTTGGTCATTTCGATATCTATGCGCTCCCCTCGCGAATTGGTACGCCTGATGGACACCATCATAGTGGAGCACGATATTAGAAATGCTGACTCGAATCCTCCGATGCTGCTGACACAGCAATCGATAGAGGATGGTCTGGACAAATACGTTAAAGAGCGGATTAGCGCCGTCTACCCCGACAAGACCTTGGGGCAAATATACAGGTTGCCTGATGTGCGCTTCATCAACAGAGACGTTCAGTCCGCTTTCCGTGTAAACGCTCAAAGCGCGCGAACAAAGATTAAGAATTGGGAAGATGCCGGTCTGGTCAAGCAGACAGGCACCCGCGCGCCGGAGGGAGAGCAGGGTGGCAAACCATCAAACGAATATTCGATCGTTGACGCTCGTGTTGAGCGAATCATCAAGAGGCGCCTCATCCATCTTGATGAGCTGGAAGATGCTGAAGCCGAGGAATCCTAGACGCGCGCGGATAACCCAAGTTCGGCGCTCACCGTGGCGAAAAAAGTTAGACAAATCCCGTTGATCCGTGCGACTCCTCCAAGAACGGCCAAGCCGACAGGCGACGTCGCGGTTAAGACGCACAATGCGAGCCTGAAATGCATTTTGGGGCAGGAACGATATGAACCCGGTCGAAATCGAAGAAGCGATTTCGGCTCTCGCTGAGCAGCCGTTCGATCCTCTCGAGTTCCCTTTCGCTTTCCTCCAAGCGTTCGGGAATAAGGATACTACGATCAAGCGGCTGCGCTCGGGTGCGTCTAACAAGTCCGATCTGGGCGGCGTCCTGCAAACGAACAATATCCACATCGCGGTCTGTCCGCCGGGCGAGGTCACAAAGACTCTTACCGCGCTGAAGGCCAGCCCGGCGACGGCCAGGGCGAAGGCACGATTCATCCTCGCGACCGACGGGGCGGACTTCGAGGCTGAGGACCTGGAATCGGACGATCCGCCGATTGCTTGCGCCTATCGGGACTTCCCTGATCACTTCGGTTTCTTTCTGCCGCTCGCCGGGATCTCCACCGTCAAGCAGGTGCGCGACAGCTCTTTCGACATCCGGGCCACCAGCCGTCTGAACCGCCTCTATGTCGAGCTTCTCAAGGACAACCCCGATTGGGGAACAGTCGAGCGCCGTCCCAACATGAACCATTTCATGGCGCGGCTGATCTTCTGCTTCTTCGCCGAGGACACCGACATCTTCAACGGGAAGCGTCTTTTCACGGGCACCATCGAACAGATGAGCGCGCGGGACTCGTCCAACACCCACGAGGTGATCGGCGAGCTATTTCTCGCTATGAACACGAAGATCGAAGATCGCGAGGCGGCAAAAATACGAAATTGGGCTGACGCATTTCCCTACGTCAACGGAGGTCTGTTCTCAGGCAACTCGAAAGTGCCGCGGTTTAGCAAGATCGCACGGTCCTATCTCCTTCATATCGGCAATCTGGACTGGACCAAGATCAACCCAGACATCTTCGGTTCGATGATCCAGGCCGTCGCCGACGACGACGAGCGCGGCGCGCTCGGCATGCACTACACTAGCGTGCCGAACATCCTGAAAGTGCTCAACCCGCTGTTTCTCGACGACCTGCGGGCGCGGCTTGAGGAGGCGGGGCACAACTCTCGCGTGTTGCTCAACCTGCGCAAGCGGATGTCGAAGATCAGAGTGTTCGATCCGGCCTGCGGATCGGGCAACTTCCTAGTCATTGCCTACAAGGAAATGCGGGCGATCGAGGCGGAGATCAACCAGCGGCGCGGCGAAGAGAACCGCCGTACCGAAATTCCGCTCACGAACTTTCGTGGCATCGAGTTGCGCGACTTTCCGGCCGAGGTCGCACGCCTTGCTCTCATCATCGCTGAGTTTCAATGTGATGTGCTCTATCGCGGACAGAAAGAAGCTCTGGCCGAGTTTCTGCCGCTCGACGCCCAGAATTGGATCACATGCGGCAATGCGCTGCGGTTGGATTGGCTGAGTATCTGCCCGCCTACGGGGACAGGCGTCAAGCATCACGCCGATGATCTGTTCCACTCACCACTCGATCAAGCGCAAATTGACTTCGAGAATGAGGGTGGAGAGACCTATATCTGCGGGAACCCTCCGTATCTCGGTTCGACGTGGCAATCCGAAGAGCAAAAGTCAGAGCTGCAGGCGATTTTCGACGGACGAACAAAAAGCTGGAAATCGCTCGACTATGTCGCCGGTTGGTTCATGAAGGCGGCCGACTACGGCACACAGACTAATGCGGCTGCGGCCTTTGTCGCGACCAATTCGATCTGCCAGGGCCAGCAGGTGCCGATCCTGTGGCCACTCGTTTTCGAAACCAGGCATGAAATTGCTTTCGCGCATACCTCATTTAAATGGGCGAACTTGGCGAGCTACAACGCAGGCGTCACGGTGGTGATTGTCGGGATTTCAGGTCATCTGGCCAAGACACGTCGGCTGTTTTCAGTTGCCGATGACGGAAGTGCCATTGTCAAGGAGACCGAGCACATCAACGCCTACTTGGTGACTGGCCCGGACGTAATTGTCGAGAAGGCGGCAAAGCCTCTCACTGCCGTTTCAGAAATGACTTTCGGTAGCAAGCCTGTGGACGGCGGCAATTTGCTACTTTCCCGCGATGAATTGTTGGCTCTTGGACTGGAGCGAAACGATCAGCAAAAGTACATACGACCAATATTTGGCTCTGATGAATTTATCGGAGGAAGACAACGGTTCTGCATCTGGATCGAAGACAAAGATGCACAGGTTGCGCATGTACACCCCATCATCGGGCCGCGCTTGCAAAGCGTCCGCGCAATGAGACTAGGAAGTCCAAAGATCCCAACGCAGCGAGGCGCAGAGTGGCCTCACCGATTTGATGAACGCCGCCAATCAGGTAGAGAAATTGTTATCGCAGTAGCGGCGATCAGTTCGGAGAATAGAGAGTATCTTCCGTGTGGATTGCTGCCGCTGGGAACAATTATATCTAACAAATGCTTTGCCCTCTTTGATGCACCGTTATGGAACATGGCGATCGTTGCTTCGCGACTTCATTGGGTCTGGATCGGCACGGTCTGCGTACGGATGCGAACTGATTTCTCTTATTCCAATACTCTCGGCTGGAACACATTTCCCGTCCCCACACTGACTGAGAAGAACAAGGCCGATCTCACTCGCTGCGCCGAAGATATCCTGCTCGCGCGCGAGGCGCATTTCCCAGCGACGATCGCTGATCTGTACGCCCCGGACAAAATGCCCGCCGAACTGCGCGAGGCTCACGTGCGCAACGACGAGGTGCTGGAGCGCATCTACATTGGCCGCCGGTTTCGCAATGACACCGAGAGGCTGGAAAAGTTGTTCGAGCTTTACACCAAGATGACTGCAGGACGGGGAACGACCAAGAAACGGAAGGCTGGGGCGAGTGCATGACCATTGATGCAAAATCAGTTCCCTCCGTTTCGGTTTCTTATGCCCGCAACGGTAGCTCGACCAAGGCCAATGCGCTTGGCATGCGGCCAATGCAGGAGCGCGCCTACGAAAGGCGCGGCGAGCAGTATCTTCTGATCAAGTCGCCGCCGGCCTCTGGCAAGAGCCGGGCGCTCATGTTCATCGCCCTCGACAAGCTCCACAATCAAGGGCTCAAGCAAGCGATCATCGTCGTTCCAGAGAAATCTATCGGCGCTAGCTTCCACGACGAGCCGCTGTCCAAGTTCGGCTTTTGGGCCGACTGGACCGTTGCGCCTAAATGGAATCTCTGCGACGCGCCCGGAAACGACAATGGCGGTAAGGTCAATTCTGTCGGCGCTTTCCTTGACGGCGACGACAAGGCGCTAGTCTGCACCCACGCTACTTTCCGCTTCGCGGTGGACAAGTTCGGCGTCGAGGCGTTCGACGACCGGCTGATCGCCGTCGACGAATTTCACCACGTTTCGGCGAATCCGGACAACAAGCTCGGTCTACATCTCGGCGAGTTCATCGCCCGCGACAAGGTTCACATCGTCGCGATGACCGGCTCCTATTTCAGGGGCGATGCCGAGGCCGTGCTGGCCCCGCGCGATGAAGCGAAGTTCGATACCGTCACTTACACGTATTATGAGCAGCTCAACGGCTACGAATACCTCAAGCGGCTCGACATTGGCTACTTCTTTTATTCGGGCTCCTATGCCGATGATATCCTGAACGTGCTCGATCCGGCCGAGAAAACAATCATCCATATCCCGAGCGTCAACTCCCGCGAAAGCACGAAGGACAAGATCAAGGAGGTCGAGCACATCATCGAAGAGTTGGGCGCATGGCAGGGGCCCGACCCCGTGACTGGCTTCCAGCTGGTCAAGACACCGGCCGGCCGCGTGCTCAAAATCGCAGATCTGGTCGACGACGATTCCGCGAAGCGTGACCGCGTTTCCGCCGCGCTGAAAGACCCGGCGCAGAAGAACAACCGCGAGCATGTGGATATCATCATTGCGCTAGGCATGGCGAAGGAAGGCTTCGACTGGATTTGGTGCGAGCACGCGCTGACTGTCGGATACCGGTCGAGCCTCACCGAAATCGTGCAGATCATCGGCCGCGCGACGCGCGACGCTCCGGGCAAGACTCGCGCGCGCTTCTCCAACCTGATTGCCCAACCGGATGCCGCCGACGAAGTCGTCAGCGAGGCGGTGAACGATACCTTGAAGGCGATAGCGGCGAGCCTACTCATGGAGCAGGTGCTTGCGCCCCGCTTCGAGTTCAAACCGAAGAACCCCACGAGCGGTCCGGTGGAAGGGTTCGACTATGGAGACGGGGGCTACGACCCCAACAAATGTAATGTCGGCTTCAACGGGGACACGGGGCAATTCCAGATCGAGATCAAAGGTCTGACCGAACCCAAGAGCAAGGAAGCGGCGCGCATCTGCCGCGAAGACCTGAACGAGGTCATTGCCGCCTTCGTTCAGGACAAGACCGTCATCGAACGCGGCTTGTTTGACGAGGAATTGGTGCCTGAGGAGCTGACGCAAGTCCGCTTGGGCAAGATCATCAAGGACAAATATCCAGAACTTGACGAGGAGGATCAGGAGGCGGTGCGCCAGCACGCCATCGCCGCCCTCAACCTGACGCAACAGGCCAAACAGATTGCGCTCGAGGGTGGGGCAGGCGGCGACCCCGAGCAAAGCGCCAACACGGCCCTGATTGACGGCGTGCGCAGGTTTGCGATGGACGTCCGCGAACTCGACATCGACCTTATCGACCGGATCAATCCGTTCGGCGAGGCTTACGCTATCCTCGCCAAGACGATGAGCGAGGACAGCTTGAAACAGGTGCAGGCGGCGATTTCCGCCAAGCGCACGAGCCTGACGCCGGACGAAGCGAAGGAACTCGCTCTGCGAGCCTTCAAATTCAAAAAGGAGCGGGGGCGGCTTCCCTCGATCAGTTCGACAGATGCCTGGGAAAAGCGGATGGCCGAAGGCGCTGCCGCCTTTGTTCGTTTCAAGGACGAGGGCCGCTATGACTGACCTCGACCTCGACGAACTGCGCGCCGAACTGGACGACTTCGCTCAGCCCGAAAAGAAGGGCGGACGCTCCGCGCGCGAAGAACGCATCATTGCCGGGTTCGAAGAAATCCAGCGCTTTTTCAAGGAGCACGGCCGCGCTCCGCAGCATGGCGAGGATAATGACATCTTCGAGCGACTTTATGCCGTGCGCCTCGACCGTCTGCGCGCACTTGAGGAATGTCGTTCGCTTCTTTCGCCGCTCGACAATCAGGGACTGTTGACAGGCGCGGAAAGCACCCCCGCCGCTCCCGAAGAGGCGGTGGATGAGGATGAGTTGCTGGCCGAACTGAGGGATGCGGCAGGCGCATCCGATATCACCGAACTCCGCCACGTCCGCACCGCTGCCGACAAACGCGCAGCGGAGGAAATCGCCAATCGCAAGAAATGCGAGGACTTCGACCGATTCAAGCCTCTGTTCATTCAGGTCAAGAAAGACATCGATTCCGGCATCCGCCAGACGCGGCCCTTCCAAACCATGGCTGAAATTAAGCAAGGCGAGTTCTTCATCGTCGGCGGCCAGATCGCCTATGTCGCGGAACTTGGCGAGGAATTCACGACGCAGTATGACCGTCGCGACAGCCGGCTGCGCGTCATCTATGACAACGCTACGGAAAGCGACGTGCTGCTACGCTCTCTCCAGCGCGCGCTTCACCGCGACGAGGCCGGGAGGCGGATCACCGATCCCGTCGCGGGACCGCTGTTTGCCGGCGAGAGCGCCGAAGGAGACCTAGCCAGTGGTACGATTTACGTTCTGCGCAGTAAGTCCGACCACCCGCTGGTCGCAGCCCATCGCGATGTTCTGCACAAGATCGGCGTGACCAGCGGGGATGTGGAACGACGTATCACAAACGCGAAACTCGACCCGACATTTCTGATGGCCGAGGTGGAAGTCGTCGCGACTTACGAGCTCTACAACGTCAATCGCACCAAGCTGGAAAACCTCATCCACCGCATCTTTGGCCTGGCTCAGCTCGATGTCGAGATCAAGGATCGCTTTGGGAATCCAGTGATCCCGCGCGAATGGTTTCTTGTACCGCTGTTCGTGGTCAACGAAGCAGTTGATCGGATCAAGGACGGAACGATTACAGACTACACATACGATCCGAAAGCAGCAGCATTGGTGCGTGTAGCCTGACTTCGATTGACGGCTTGCGTACAAATGGACCAAGACCGGAGTGAGGGAGCCATGACACCCGATACCGTCTTTTGGCGTCGACAGGAGCGTGACGACATTCTGAAAGAGGTGATCAAGGCTTCACAGGAGGTCGATCGGGTCGCGCTAATTTATGGCGAATTATATGAGTTCTTAGGTGATCGTCGGGACAAGCATTCAAGAGCAGCTATGGACTCAATCGGCGACCGACTGACAAAGGCGCAGGAGGAATTGGACATGCTTTTCTCGCGGCTATCGGATGCTCATCGGGCCGTAGTGCTCGCCAGAGCCGAGGCAGATGAGATCGCGGCCAATTAGGTTGACCCGCGCTTACACGACGTCTTCATTGAGAAACGGGCTACGGAGCCGAGGTGTCGAGCATAACCACGATTGCCTTCCATTCCTTCTTTTTGATGTAAGCCCGCGCCTGATCGTCGCTCTTGCCGACGAGGTATTTCAGGATCGGAGCTGCACGCCGCACGACGCCATCCGTCTCAAAGCCGGCGACGAAGTGCGGTGCTACAACGCGGACCAGATTCATCAGGTCGGAGAGACCCAGGCGCGGATGCGGCTGCGGGAATAGACCGCCTCGCGGACGCGGCCACCGTGGTTGCCGCTGATCACGATCGGATCGCCCTTGACCGTGAAGCCTGACACGACACCAACATGTCCGCCGCCGCGGCGGCCCATGGTCACGACGGCGCCGACCTGCGGAGCGATGTGCCGGTGCCGTTCCCAGGAGAGAGCGCGATCGTCGACGTCCCGCGCGCCCGTGACCTTGCGGAGGAATGCCGAGCACCACAGGGTGCTGCGCACGCCGACCCGGTGGGCGGTCTCTCCGATGAAGTGGCGAGCGCGTTCGACCACCCCTGCGCCTGCGCTGAAGCCGGGATGGAATCCGGACTGGAAGGAGTCAGCGAACGATGGCTCCTCCTGCACAACGCGCTCCACGACGCGGTGACGCGCATGGCGGTGATGATGGTGATGATGCTTTGGGCGGGCTTCGGCGGCCGAAAAAGACAAGGCGATGATCGCAGCGCCGACGAGCGCCGTGCTTAGGGTTCTCATTTTTGGGGTAGCTCCGTTGAAGGTGGATCAGATCGCGTTGCGTGCAGCGATCCGTTGGCGGTCAGCTTCGACCGCGGCGTAGGTCGGGTGCCGCGTCCACTCGTCGCCGCTCTGGATGGCGAAGGTCTGCTGCACCTGACTGATGAAGAAGCGCGCAGCCTCTTCACCCATGTCCGCGAGGATCTTGTCCCCGAAGACCATTCGGAATGTGAGCCGGGGCTGTTTGCCCTCGTCCTCGATCTTCGTCGCGGCGAAGCCGAGGGGGCCTGCGGTCACGACGACGAGGTTGGTGATTTTCTGAGTCATGCTGCGATCTCCTGCTGCGGGTTGAACTTCGAGGTCTCGTTCCCCCAGGAGTCCCAGCCGGGACGCTGCTCGCGGCTGAAGATGTCGGCCTTCGGATATGGCCCAGCCATCTTCGCGGCCTCGACGTAGCCTTGCTCAGGCTTGCGTGAGTGCTCGCGGCGGGGTTCGAGGATTGCAGAGCGGATGTCGCGTGCGTGGATCTTCGGCTTGCCGACCTTTCCGATTAGGAAGGGCTCATGGCAGTTGCGCAGCGCGTAGCCGGTGCCGAAGGTCGGCTTGCTGCCGTCCTTGACCATCTTCACCCAGACACCCTGCGTGACGTAGGTGACGCTCCAGCGTCTGAAACACTCGCGCGCCTGGTCGTACATCGGCGCGGTGGCGTAGAGCCAAACCCACATGCCATCGCGATGCGCGAGACGCTCGATATCCAGCTCGAAGATCTCTTCGAGAGTCATCGTGTCGTAGTGCTGCTCGGCGGACTTGCCTTTGCCCTTGGCCGAGTAGGTCTTGAAGGCCCACGGCGGATCGATCTTCGCGAGCCCGTAGTGGTGCTCCTTCAACGGCGCGAGGTTGAACGTCGGCGGCGGCAGGATGGGGAAGGGTTTGATCTGCATTTGGTTCTGTTTGCATTCAAGCAAACGACAGGACGCGCGTATCCCGTCGATGCTGATGGTGGTTACTTCATCAGGTCGGCGAAGGTCTTGTTGATGCGCTCGATGCGTTCGACGTTGCAGCCGTAGCACCAGGCGCCCCAGTGGGTTTTGCGGCAGGAGTTGCCGCAGCCCAGGCAGCTCGTGAGCTTGCCGGTCTTGTAGCGCTCCGGGTCACGCCACGGCTGTGGCTCGGGCGTGGACATCACTTGCTCTCCGCGGCTGCGAGCGCGGCGCGGCCGGCGTCGGTGATGCGGAACTGGTTGCCGTACGACGGATGCTGCTCCTTCACGAAGTAGCCCAGCTCGGCCAGCTTCGCGGTGGACTTCTGCTTGAACAGACCCCAACCACCGGGGCGACCGGCGGCATCCTGCAGGGCTTCGATCTCGCGCTTGTTCATGGTGTCCTCAGCGTGGTGTGACGATGACTTCGATCTCGCGGCCGATGTAGAAGGCTCGCTTGTTCCGGTCAGTCATCGGAACGTTGACGAGGATGCTCATGAAGGGCTGCCATTCAGCTGCGCCAACCGCCTTCCCCTGAGCGGTCACGCTCAGCTTGTCGCCCCTGTCGCTGGCTTCCAGTACGTGTGCATTGATCTTCACTTGTTCTCCTCTCGCCACTTCTTCGCTTCAGCGGTCAGCCGCTTATCGATGATCTCGTCGTCGCTCTTGGCAGTGATCGCCTGCACCAGTAGGCCATCGGGCAGCACCGACTGGCAGGGCTGCTTCTTGTCCGGGCGCTTGCAGGAAGGTTCGGTGAGCTTCTCGCGGACCACGAACATCTCGCGGTCGGGTCCGAAGCGCTCGATCAAGCCGTCCTTGCTGAGGCGGCCCTCGCGGTCACACTTCGAACATTTCACCCGGACATAGGGCAGGGGCCAGGCGCCGAGCTTCATTCGACCTCCGTCGTGTCGATCAGCGCCCAGGACACGCCGGCCTCATCGTAGAGCTGCCCGGCGTCGCGAACGGATGCGGCCCAGCGGTCCTTCAGGTGCTCGGGCAGCTCAGGAGCGACCACGCGCTTGATGCCAGCCTGGATGACGTGGAGGGAGCAGCGTTTGCAGGTGATGAAGGGCCAGGTGTAGAGCGTGTAGCCGTGCAGCGGCTCGCGGGCCGTGAGGATCGCGTTGATCTCGCCATGGACAACGAGGTCGTACTTTACCTCTCGGTTGTTCAGGCGCTCGTCGGTGTCGGCGATCCCACGAGGGAAGCCGTTGTAGCCGAAGGAAGCCATCGTCTTGTCGGGACGAACGATGACAGCCCCTACTTTAGTGCTGGGGTCTTTTGACGCGGTGGATACCGCCTGAGCGACCGTGAGGAAGTAGCGATCCCAGCGCGCCTGCTTGAGACGTTCCCGTGTCAATTCGGGATTGGCATCAACATCGTTGAACGCCTTCAACCATCGGACGAAACCGGAGTTCGCAACTCGGGTTGCCAGTGAGTCGGCGACGCCGCCTAATCCGCTGTCACGCAGAAACGCGGAAACGTGCGGAAATGTAAGGCTATCAGGCGATCTGGAACCCGGGAACAATCGACCCTCCGTTTGCTTTGTGATGTTTGCATTAACGCAAATGAGATGGCGTGGCAAGAGGGGACACCTATTTTCTGCCAAGGGCGCTCGGGCAAGAAATTTGTGGTAAATCCGCGCCAGTACGGGGTTTTGTGACGGGGGTTGGGTTAAGGTTACCGTAGTATAACGGGCATCCCGCACTCTTGCGTCCGGATGCAAATGCTAATAGCAGTCCCGCATAAGCCGGCCCGCCGTGGGTTCGGGAACGAGAAGCATTAAGAAAAAATGAAAACGTCGTTTGAATACCGCTCATACGTCGTCAGCTTCGACGGGGCGGCCTACCGAGCCGACTCCTCTGACGGAGAACCCTTTACAATCAGATCCAGGAACGTGCTGCGCGTCACCCGCGCGATCGACACGCTATGGAATGCGCTTGGGGGGAAGATCCCAGCGCCGGTCTGGCTGCACAGTCCGTCCGATCTCATCGACGTGGACGCTGCTTCAGAAGCGATGGTCGTGGTCGACCGTCCAGCGGTATCCGTCGTTCCTTCGTTCCCGATCGCGCCCGTTGCTGCGGCGCTGCAAGCCGTCGCCTGAGGTTCTCGATGACCACCATTTACCGCAACTACGACGTCTCCAAGGTCGGAGATACCTTCGTCGGCCAGTCACGAGACGACGAGAGTCTGATGATCTCCCGCAGCCAGCAGCGCCTGATGAGCGCTATCGACCAGATGTGGGACGGCCTCGATCGCGGCTCCGCTCCCTCATGGTTCTCCGGCAGCAGCGCGATCGACCTCGATGCTGTCGAGATCGTCGATCAGAAAGACGCCCCTGAGGCGATAGCATCGGAGACCGATCCACCGCCCGCCGGGGAATGGCGGGTGCCGTATTGGCTGTTCGGGCTTGCCGCATTGAGCGTTTCGGCTCCTGTGGCCTATGCGATGGATTTCCTTCGGATCGACGCGCGCATCGACGTTATGCTCACTCTCGGGATTTGCGCGGTCGCGCTCGCGTTCGGGCGGGGCTACGCATTGACGTGTGCAGGGATCTCCGGATTCATCGTCAACTTCTTTGCCGTTGAACCATTTTTCACGTTCGACCCTCCGACCTGGAGCGAGGTTGCCAACCTGGCGATCAACTTCGCTGCAGCATGGGCGATACCAATGCTTCTCAAGGAAGGATCGACGTTTCGACGCTCAAGGGGGTGAGTCCGTACGCCAGGCATCGCTTCGTCATGTCAGTAGTTCCAGCTCCGCCCGGAAAACCAACGGCGCAATTCGGGCGCCCCTCACGCAGCATCCGTTCATTGCGGAACGGGCCTGCCGCTGCGTCATACAGCTTTCCACGTTTGTTTCTTCTCACCACAGCTCCCGGCCGATCGACGTTGTCCCAATCGGCCGGGTAGGGGTCGACCGCAATGTTGCGGTCCTCAGCCCACTGGCGAGCCAGCAGATCGGCTCCAGACATTTCTCCCTCAATGATGCAGGTGATCTTCCTGCGCGCATGGACGGCGTCGAGAACGCGAAACAGCGTGCGTTCGTCGCGGTAATCCCGGCCTCCGAAAACGACCACGCGGTGGTTCGCCTTCAGCAGGATCAAGTCCCCGTGACACCGATGCGGCGCGCAGAAGCAGACGAGGTCACAGCCGGCGAGCGACGACACATCCATCTCGGGCAGCTGTTCGCACTCGAACTTGTTGCAGACCTGGTCACGGTCGCCATCCTTCCCGATGACGAAGCGGTTGCCCCAGGGCGAGCCGCGGCCGATGTAGACTGCACCAGGGGGAGCGTCCCCATGGTGCTTGTTGTAGACTCGAGGTGCGGGCATCATTGTTCCTTCCGCCAGGGGTTTTGCTTGCCCGTTCCACCGAACTGCTTATCCCAATTCCACGCATCGGATGCGCGGCTCTCCGCCGCAAAGAGCGCGTCCTTGACCTTGTTGTAGATCGCCAGCTCTTCGGCCGAGAAGGAACGGTAGGCTTCGTTCCTCGCCGTTGCTTTTACGTTATACAGCTCCTCCGCATCTCGTTCCTTTTGCCTCTCCTCAGGGGTCATCTTGGACAGGCGCTCGTTGTCGCGGAGTATCTCTCGACGTGCGCGGCCCGGATTGTTGTGTCCCATTGCCGTGTCCTCAGCGCTTCATGTCACATGTGACGGGGGAGCCCTTGAAGTCGAAGTCAGCGACGCCCTTAGTGGCAGTGCAAAAGTCGAAACCAACCCCATCCTTCTCGGCATGCCATCCGGCCCTGCCGCAGTCCGTCTCCTTGATCGCGTAGACCGTGCCCTTCCAGGTCAGGGTGTTAGCGGCATCGTCCACCTTCAACGTGCTCGTCTTGCCGTGATCCTTACAGACGTAGTTGTAGGTCGCGGCCTGGGCCTGGCTAAGACCCATGGCGAGTGCGATCAGCAGAATCTTCTTCATCGTATTACCCTCCAAGCTCATTCTTCATCCAGCTCAGCTGCTGGCCCATCATCAGTCCCTCCATCGGGACTCTGACCCGATCGAAGCGTTGCCCCAGCGTCTCAATCAGGAATCGCCGGTAGCTTTCGCCGGCCAGGACATATGCCCACTGGCCACGAAGATCCCATTCGACGATTTGCTCAATCACACGCTGCGACCAATTGTAGCGATCCTCAACGCTCGATCCGTTCAAGGTCCGCTCGTACGGGGCGATCAGCTTGCTTGGCTCGATGATCCCGTACTCCGCCGACAGGATGAACCAGCGCTCCGAGTTTCGCCGCGCCCACTCCCTCGCCATGCGAAACCACGGCGAGATGTAGAGGTATTCGGCTAACTCCGGCGTTGCGGACTTCGTCTTGACGCAGGACACAAAGGTCACCCGCGTCGCCATCTTCTCGCCCATCGCATCTCTCTTTCCCAACGCTTCGACCTCAGGTCGGGTCGGCCTGGGCCGATTCCGCGGATTCAGGCCCAACGCTTCCCGAGCAGTCACCAAAGGGGTTTGGCAGCTTCAGCATCGAGTTCTGGAAGCTCGCGAGAGCCTCCTTCGCCGCCCTGGGAGCCGCCGCTCCCAGTTGCGTTACGACCCGTTCCAGCGAGTGCCAGTCGCCGATCACGGGCTGCTCCATCAATGCGTTCGCCTTGGCGTGCAGGTCAGCATTGCCGCGCTTGGTCGCTTTGCTGGACATCAGCGGAACTCCTTGCAGGCGTCGCCGCTGCGGAACGTCCCGGACGGGCAGGCCATGCCGGGGATGTACGGGTAGGCGCGAGGCGTGTCCTTGTGGAGTGCTTCGCATTTATCGCCCTTGCCGACATATCCGGTGGGGCATGTGCCTTCCCGATGGATGCGCTGGCGGCCATCCCGTGTCGGCGTGGGGTAGGGGCTCTCAGCCAGCGCCGGGGAGGCAATAATGGCCAGAGCGATGATCAGTGCGGTCTTCATGTCATTTCCTATGTCGGGCCGTCGCCAATGATCTGACGCAGCTCCTGGGCGAGAATGGTCACGACCTGCCGCTTCTCCTTCAGCATGTCGTATTTGTCGTAGACCTCGGTCACGTCACCGTTGACGTGGTCCAGCATCGCCTTCACGTCCTCGCGCGGCGCACCGGCCCGGCGAGCAAGTGTCGCCGCGGTTCGTCGCAGGTCATGGGCTGTGAAGTGCTTGAGGCCGAGGAACTCGCGGAGTCCTATGCGGTCCTCCGTCTTGTCTCCGTTCTTCTTTCCATTTTTCTTTCCATTCAGGGCTTGCGATATCGACGAGCGAGCGATCGGCGTCTTGCCGGTCGCGTCGTACTTCGATGGGAACAGGACCACCTGATCCTCGATCGGCTCAGGCGGATTGTTGTGACCGATCCGGCCACGCTCGGGTGTGGTCGCCTCGATGACGATGCTGGATGCCAGGTCCGAGAGCGGAACGATGACAGCGCGGTCCTTCTTCACGCGCCCTGGAGGCATCTCGTAGACAGCGTTGGCCGTTCCAAGATTGCTGACCTCGGCGGTCTCGGCACCCGCTGACTGGTAGGGTCGAACCATGGTGGCCAGAATGAACCGGGTCGCCAACATCACGCTGCGCTCAACCGGCGCATCCGGCCGTTCGAGACCCCACCACAGCGTCCTGATCTCGTCGTCCGACAGCACCCGGTCGCGCTTCTTCTCCTTGCCGCCGCGGCGCTCGAGTCCGGCGAGCGGGTTGGACGGCACGTATTTCCGGCCCGGCTGCATCGCCCACTTGAACGTCTTGTGGAGAATCGACTGGGTCCGGTTGGCGCTGACCGGCGCCTCCTCGGCGATTTCGTCGAGCAGGTCGGCGATGTCGTCGTCGGTAATGGACGCCGCTGGCTGGCTGCTCCAGGCCGACCGCGGCCGGCGCAGGTAGCCGATGTCGTTCTTCCAGGACTTCTTGTTCGGAATCGACGTCAGGAGGATCGGCCACTTCCCGGTCTCCTGGAAGATCCGCACCGCGTCCTTTCCGCACTGGCCGCCGATCACGTATTCGGCGATGTACAGGTTGGCCAGGCCGTCGAAGGACAACGCCTCTTCCCGGGATATGCGCTTCCGCTCCTGGCGCACCTTGCGCCTGGGGTCCTCGTCATCGGCCATCGTCTTACGATGATCGGCGACCTTCGCGTGGGCCTTGGATAGAGAGACGTCGGGGTAGCGACCGAGCGAGAGGCGCACCGGCTTCGACAGCAGAGGGGACCAATAGAGAAAGAGCCACGACTTGGAACCGGACTTGGAGACGCGCAGCTGGAGGCCCTTGCAGCCGTCGTCGCTGACCGAGATCCGATCCTGATCTGGCGGGCATTTGAGGCCTGCGATATACTTGTCCGTGAGCTTTGGCAC